TAATTAAATCAAAATAAACAAATTTTAATTAAATCAAAATAAACAAATTTTAATTAAATATAATTTAAAAAATGATAGAATTTAATATTGTGTTTAAAAAATATAATAAATTTATTAATTTAATTAAATTTATTATGGTTCAACTTCCAAAATTAAAGGTTAAAGTATATTTTTATCATTTATTTATATTTGCCGTTGTAGTATTATTATGTTTTTATTTGATGTATAAAGATATGAAAAGAATTGAAAAGAATGTTTTAAATTTATATAATAAAGTGAATCTATTTGAAACACAATTATTACAAATATCAACACCTATGCCATCACCTATTTTGAATAAATCTAGTAATACACAATCTAATGATAATGAAAATAAAAATGAAGAACTTAATAATATAATTAGTGAAATAAATGATATTGATACGAATATAATTAATAATGAAGATGCATTAGATAAATTAGAAGATAATAAAAGTTTAGTAGATAATGTTAATATTGATACAATTAATAATGTTGCTACAGATAGCAATCTAGATACATTAGATAAATTAGAAGATAATAATGATATTGCCATTAAAGAAGATAAAGATTCAGATTCTGATTCTGATTCTGATTCTGATAAATCATTAACTATTGAAGATGATGGTTCAATTGATAAAGAAGTAGAAGTTTTGAATGATGAAGTAGATGATTTATTAGATGACCTAGAAGAACCACCAAAATTAGATTTATCATCATTAACAAAAGAAGAATTATTGGATAAAAAAAACGATGAACTAAGAAATTATCTTAAATCATTAGATTTATCAACAAATGGAAATAAGAATCAATTAGTAGAAAATATTTTAGAAAATAGAAAGGATAAATAAATTATAATTTAATTAAATTATAAATAAATAAAAAATATTTTTATTATATAAATATAATATGAGTTTTTGTGGAAAATGTGAGAGACAACCAAGTAGAATAGATGGACCATGCCCAGTATATAATATGTCTGATGGAAGACAATTTACTGATTATCGTCCTAGATGTGAATTAAATAGTGCTGAATTACCAAATAATAGTGGAGTAATGAATAGTTATGAATACAGAATGTATTTACAACATAATGCTGAAAAACTTATGAAACAAAATGAACAATTCTCAGAGAATGATAACAAATGTGTCCCATGTTTCGACTTTAATGAAGCAGGTACAATGCTTCCTGAACAGAATAAAACACAGTGTAATGCTAATACATGCAATACAACTTTAAATGATAGTGCTGGTTTAGGAACTGGTAGAAATTATAATGTTCCTACAAATAATCCTACATTATCTAATCAACCAGGTGTTTCTACTGAAACATTCTTAAATTTTTATTAAATTATTATTAAAAATTTAACTAAAAAAATTATTTTTTATATAAATTTATATATTTAAATTTATTCTTATAAATAAAGATGGAAGAAAGTGAATATTCATTTACAAATAAATATTGCAGTTGTAAAATATATAGTAATAGAAATAGTGTAAAAGTTATTGGACAATTAACAGATACTGTTAAAGATGGAGTTTTAAATTATTTAGCAGCAGCACCAGCAGATCATATGACTAGTTATACTGGATCTGGATTAGCATTTCCAAACGAAGAAGTAGCATTTGATAATACACCAAATAAAGGTAAAATGAAAATTAATGCTTCAAAATTTGAAATTGATTTACAAATGCCTAATTCATATTACACTAAATTATTTAATGAATTAACTAAACCAGAATTAATGTTAAAATATAATACTAATAAAGAAACTAGAATTTTAAGAATACCTATTGCTAACTCTATACCTTACAGAACACTAACATATCCTTATATTAGAACATCTCCTGAATTCTATAATGTTGCTTTACCAGTAAGAACACAAGAGCAAATACTAAGAGATTCTGGATATCCTAATAAAAATGTTGAACCTCAAAATGTATGGGGACTTAAACCACCAATGTAAAATTATTGTTCAAATATTGAATTAATAGAATCAACAATACTGTAAAACCAGCTTGTAATACCAGTTCTTTGATAATTATCATCACCAGTATTTCTTAAATAATTACTTACTAATCTTTTTTGTTTTTCATTTTCTGTTTCACCATAATTATCTTCATTATTATTATTAGTAGAATTATTAGTATTGTTATTACTATTAGTATTATTATTATTATTAGTATTGTTATTATTATTATTTGATTGTGAATCATCATTGTTATTATTTCCTTCAAAATAATTCAGAATTCCTTGAAAAAATCCTGGTTTATTATTAGTATTATTATTAGAATTATTATTGGAATTATTATTGGAATTATTGGAATTATTATTAGATTTATTAGAATTATTATCTGATTTATTATCAGATTTATTATTTTTATTAAATGATTCACCTTTATAATTAATATTATTAAATTTATTATTAGAAGTTGATGAATTATCTTTTGGTACTATATTTTCTACTAAATTAGTATTTAAAATTTTATTAGTATTATTATTTGAATTATTTTTAGTATTCCCTGTTATATTATCTGGAGCATTAGGTTTAGCTTGTTGATTTTGTGGTATAGAATTACCATCTTTATCATTAAAATCAATTTTAGTTATATTAAAATCATAATTTCTTTTAGATGCACTTTGTAATAGATCGTCATTTATATTATAATCAAATTTAAATAAATTATTAAACATTCTAGAAAAATCTGCAGATAATGCATATGTTTTATTAGGTTTTGGAGTAAATACATTTTGTGGCAATGAACCATCAATATTATATCTTAAATCTATATCATTAAAATCTACATTTATTTCGTGTAATTTAGAATCTTTTGTTGGTTTTTCATCTTGAATTATTTTTTTCATATGATCATTCTTTTTTATAGATTTATTATGTTCATCATTTAATGATTTTTCTTTATTATTTTTAATAGATTGTAAATAAGAAGGTGATATATCTAAATTTATTTTCATTAGTTTATCTTCTTTTGATTTTTTCTTTGATTCTTTCTTTGATTTTTCTTCATAGAATTTCTCTAATCTATTATCAATAAATTTATTATAAAATATTACTACTAATAATACAATTGCTAATAATAAAAAATGTTTATTCATTTTATTTGTAAATTTTTTATTATAATATAAAGAACCTAATATTAATAGAACAATTAATAGAATTATTATTGTTATTTGATTACACTTCATTTATATTTATTAATAATTATATTAAATTTATTTAAAAAAAATATTTATAAATATTTAAATATAGTTATGAGTAGAAAAGTTATATATCTAGATGAAAACTCAAATACTAGTAATAATCAAGAAGAAATTGCTAATGATACACAATTTGAAGTGAAAGAACAATTTGGTAGTGGCAATCATAATAGTCAACAAAATAATAATAATGTTAATAATATGAATAATGTTGATAATATGAATAATAATATGATTAGTAATGTGAATAATATGAATAATATGAATAAAAATAATCAAAGTAGTCAGAATGTTACTAATATGAGTAAAAATAATAGTGATACTGATAGTGATAATGATAGTGATACTGATGACACACCTATAAATAATCAAGATTCTGATAATAGTAGTGATAGTGATACTGGTAATGATAGTGGTAATGAAACAGACAGTATAGTTAGTGGTGGAGGAAGTATTAATTCTAGTATATCAAATACATCATCAGTTAATACAGCAGATATATTAGCAGTAGACCCACTTTATTTAAGATTAACTAAATTCTTAGAAACTCCTACTATGGAAGGTGGTTCTAAGAATAATAAAAATATTGCTGAAATACTGAATGATATATCTAGCACCTTAAGAAATATGAATACTACATTTGATAAATTTGAAAAATACCTTGAAAATATGGCAACTAAATAGGAGGTAGTAATAACTCTTTTTTCTCAAAAAAACTAATATTATTATCAACCATTTTATATATATAATTAAATGTATCTTCTATTTGTTGAATATTCTTAGATCCTGTTATAATAGTACAACCAGACTCAAATATTGCAACAGTTATTTTAACACATTTTGAATTTTTATTTTTATTCTCACAATACTTATCACAATTACATATTCCATTCTTATTTTTATTGTAATAAAACTGAATTTTTACACCTGGATATATACAAGGTTCATAACTACAAATTAAATCAGTATTATTAATTATAAATTTATAAAGATCTGTTCTCTTAATTTTATAATTAAATTTAAAATCACTATTTATTAAACATATTTTATAATTTAATAATTTAATTTCTTCTATTTTATCAACTATCTTATTATTAATGCTATTATAATATTTAATAACATCTACTATTATATTTATTGCCTTTTTACCATTATCTATAATCTTTAAACCTGTAATTTGAATTCTACCATTTTTAAACAATTTTAAATTTATAAAATCATCTATTTTTAATATAATTGTTAATTGATTATCAAATCTTTTTTTGTTTTCTTTCTTCTTCTTTTTTTTAGGATTTACTCCTTTTGAATTAGATATATTTTTATTCTTGCCATATTCTACAAATATTAATGATTCTTTATGTGGAAGACCTTCATCTTCTAAATTAAATATATTATATAATAAACCTAAATCAACTAATACATTTACACTGCCGACAGCAGTAATAGTTGATATTCTATACATTTTAAATATTAATTGTAATAAAAATATAAATCAAAATTTTTTTAATAAAAATATTCTTTAGATAATATTTTATTTTTGTTTTTAATAATTTCTATTTTTGTTTTTTGTTTTTTGTTTTTAATAATTTCTATTTTTTTTTTTTGTTTTTTTAATAGTTAATAATTTTGTTTTTTGTATTTTATATTTTTGTTTTTTTGTATTTTATATTTTATATTTTATATTTCATAATTTTGTTTTTGTATTTTATATTTCATAATTCATATTTCATAATTTTATTCTTTAGTTATCGTCATCGCTGTCATCAATTAAGTCTTCTCCATTAGTGACAGTTGCTTTTGATACACCATTACTAATATCATCAATATCTTCGCCATCTGGGATTCTATCTTCTTTGTTGTTCTTGATTGCAAATCCACTAATAGTTGCCTTTGGAATAACTTGCATCTGTTGTGATTTAAGCGTAGCACCAAACTTACCACCAGCAATCCAAAGTTGAATACCCTGTAGAATTACAGTAATTTTGGCACCTTTAAGGTTATTCACAACTGTTGAAAAGTCAATCAGTTCAGCATCTTTATTGTATGCTTCCATTTGAAATTTATCATTTCTGTATGGAATTGTAATCTTACAAGTTGGAGGATACTTTGGATTAATTTCACCAGTTGCCTTATCAATAGATTGTTTGATTGAACAAGGATAAAGTGCTCTTACTACTTCAAGACTAGTATATCTTTTCTTGAAGAACTCATATGAATGATCAAGAGCATATTGAACAATAAATTCGTCAAAATCCTCAAGAAACTTATAAAATTTCTGTAAAGATTCTCTTTTATCCATATCACGGAATGAAAGATTCACTGAGTATTTAAAAGTACCATTATCAGAATTTTCCCAAACATTAATACCAAAGGGAGCATACATCTCAGGCAATTGAAGATTAAATGGACCATCAAGAGTTACAAATGCAATCCTAGTTACACCATTTCCCATTGTCTTAAGTGGACTAACTTTAAGATTTCTAACATCAATATCACATGGTTGCTTGACTGATTCCATCTTTGAATTAAATTGAATTAGATTGAACTGAATTAATTTAAATTAGTAAAATAACTTTAAATAAATTTAAAATTTGAATATCTTGGTATATACTGAATGTATGAACAATTAATAAATTTAGTTCAATAATAAATTCAAAATTTTTTTTTTTGTTGAAATGTTTTAGATATAAAAATATATAAAAATATAGTAAATTAACTTATATACAATATAATAACTATTAAAACATAATATGAGTTATATATTATCAACTACTTCTCATATTAAATTAGCACAAGATTTATCAAAAGAATCTAATATTCCATTATTACAAACTAATATAGATTATTTTTCTAACTCTGAGATTAGAACATCAATTGAAAAATCTGTTAGAGGTAAAAAATTATTTATTGTAACATCTCCACATAATGATGATAAATCTGTAAATGATTATATTATGGAAACTTATTTATTAATAAGAACATGTAAAAGATCAGATGCAAGTAATATTACTCTTCTGTGTCCAAGTTTTCCATATGCAAGACAAGACAAAAAAGATAATGCAAGAACATGTATTTCAGCAAAAGATATAGCAGATTTGTTTACAACTGCTGGTATAGACAGAATTGTAAGTTTTGACTTACATTCTCATCAAATACAAGGATTTTTTAATATTCCTTGTGATAATTTTTATTGTATCAATATGATACATGATTATTTAGTTAAAAATCATAATATAAATAAAGAGTTTGATAAGAACTTAGATAGTGAATATGTTATTGTTGCACCTGATGAAGGAGCTTTAAGAAGAGTACAGGTATATGCTAACAAATTTAAAATGCCATTTATGGTTGTAAGTAAAGAGAGGGATTATTCACAAATAAATAAAGTTGATAGAGCTGTACTTATTGGTGAAAAAAAATATCTTGAAGGAAGAACTGCTATTATTATAGATGATATGGCAGATACATGTGGAACTGTATTAAAAGTAGGAGATTTATTAATTTCTAAAGGTGCAAAAGATATTATAGTTATTGTAACACATGGTATTCTATCAGGTCCTGCAATTGATAGAATTAATAATTGTAATAGTATAAAGGAATTAGTTGTTAGTGATTCATTACCACAAGATAGTAAATTAGAGAAATGTAGTAAATTAAAAGTATTCTCTGTTGTTCCTACATTATCTAAAATAATAAATAAATTAAATTCCGGTGGTTCTTTATCTGAATTATTTAATTTTTAATTTAATAAAATTCTTAATTTAATAAAAATTATATTAATAATTTTATAATTTTATAATTTATTTTTTATGGTTTAACTTTAGATTTTTTTTTACTTAGTTCTTGTGTATTATCTAATTCAGATAATCTTTCATTAATATATTTTTTATACTGTTCATCAAATGCATCTAAATCATTAATCCACATTTGTTGAATTGTAGTTTTTTCTATTGTCATTAGCATATCTTTTTTATTATTTAATTCATTAAGGAGTTCTTCTTTTTTCTCATAAGTTAAATTCCATATAGGCATTTTAATTAAATAATCATAATTCTCTTTTGTATTTAATAAATCAGATTTCATAGGGAAACCATTTTTTTCTAAATATTCTTCAATATCAGATTTTTTTCTATTATTAATCTTTAATCTATCTTCAATTATATCAAGTATGAATTTTATTCTAGCATCTAAATAAATAATTTCATTTTTTAATTTATCAATTATATAATCTTTTCTTTTTTGATACCAAATCAATCTAAATTTATAAAAGTTTATTATAATATCATTAATACTATTCATTTTTGTAATAACACTATTTTCATTAAACATATGCATATTTGTAGTTGACAACATTTTTGGACTAACTAATTTAAAATCTTTCTCAAATTTGGTATACGGTTCATTCTTATCTTGTTCTAATAAATCATTAACAGTTCCTGATTCAAACTTTAAAATAAATCTGATACTATTTTCTGTATAATAACTTTCATAATCTTTAAATTTAGGATTCTTCTCTAATGTTTTTTCTAGAAACTCTTTATAATCTTGTGTCCATGTTCCAATAGGCAATTCTGTAATCTCAATCTGATTTGAAGAGAATCTTTTAAATTTACCGAAACTATAATATTTATTATTATTATCTAATATTGAACCTTTGAATCCATTATAGAATGGTTTTATTTCTTTAATATTTTCTAATGACTTAGTAACATCATCAGATGTTAATAAATTTTTATAGATCTTAATAATATCTTCTGGATTATAACATGGAATATTACAACTAAATCCTGTTCCAATTCCAATTACACCATTTACTAAAATCATTGGTATTATTGGTACATAGAATTCTGGTTCTATTTTATATCCATCATCTTCAATATAATTTAATATGGGCAAATCATCTTTACTAAATATATAATATGTTAATGGATTTAATTCAGTATGAATATATCTAGGTGATGCTGAATCTTTACCACCTTGCAATCTAGTTCCAAATTGACCATTTGGTTTTAACAAGTTAATATTATTTGAACCAATAAAATTTTGAGCCATACCAATAATAGCATCTTGTAAACTTTTTTCTCCGTGATGATAACTAGCATTCTCACTAACATATCCTGCTAATTGTGCTACTCTAACTTCTTTAACCAGATTCCTTTTAAAACAACTATATAATATTTTTCTAGTTGAAATTTTTAATCCATCGCAAAAAGATGGAAGTGATCTACCATTATCGTATACTGAAAAATGAATTAAATCTTTATCTATGAAATCATTATATTCTACTTGTGCTTGATCATGTTTTAAAATTTTTTGTTTATCATATTGGTATAACCAATCTTTTCTATTATCTGCTCTTTTTTTATTAAATGCTAAATCTATTTTCTCTTTTGAATCTTTTTCATTCCATATGTATTCTACATTTTTTAAATTTCTAAAATATTCTTTTGCTTCTTTTTCAGTTGATGTACCCAATCCTTTATAATATTTAATATCCCATTTACCAATTACTTTTTTTTCTTCTTTTTGTTTTTTCCAATTTTCGTAATCTGTTAAATTATAAAACTCATGAACTATATTTCTTTTCTTTGCTTTAACAATAGGTGTAAGCATAGAATTCATAAAACCTGTTTGAATTATTAATGATGGCCACATTGTATTAAATAAATTAAATAGTAATCCTTTGATATGACTACCATCTACATCTTGGTCTGTCATTATCATTATCTTACCATATCTCAAAGGCTTTACATCTTTATATTTTTTTTTTGTTTCTAATCCTATAATTTTCTTTAAGTTTGTAATTTCTTCATTACTTGCTATTTTTGAATCTGATATTTCTAATACATTAAGTAATTTACCTTTCAAAGGAAATACTCCATATTTTTCTCTACCAACAACACTTAAACCAGCAATTGCCATAGATTTTGCTGAATCACCTTCTGTCAAAATAAGTGTACATTCAGATGATTTATTTGTTCCTGCAAAGATTGCATCATCTAACTTTGGAATACCTCGTAATTGATTACTTTTTTTTCCATCAGTTTTTTTTAGAGATTTATTAAGAAATAAATTACTTAATTCAATAATATTTTTAGTTAGTTCAGTATTATAAAGTTTGTTATAAAATTGTTTTGATATTTCACATTTACTACCAAATTTAGATGCAGGAGTTGTCAGTGTTTCTTTTGTTTGACTATCAAAACTAGGATTCACAATAGTACTTTTTATAAATACAAAGAGGTTATCACGAATATGTTGTGGTTTAACTGTAATATCTTTATTTTTCTTCACAATTAAATCAGTCATATTTTTAATAACTTGATTCACAACATTATCAACATGTTTTCCTCCTTTAAGTGTCCAAATACCATTAACAAATGAAACTTGTTCTAATGAAGAACTATTATTATATGTAACAATTATTTCCCATCTATCATTAACTTTTTCATATAATATATCTTTTGAACTATAATCACTTAGATATAACTCAGCATATTTTTGGAAGTTTTTAATATTTATCTTTTTATCATTAAATGATACTTTAATCGAATCATTAGTAAGACCACAAATATCATAAACTCTTTTTTCCATAAGTTTATACATACTATTACCTATTTTATTCATTTTGAATTTTTGTAAATCTGGATAGAATGTAATTTTTGTATAAGGATATTTTGTATAATTTTTAATTTTTGGTTTATTTTTTTTACTCATATTATCTTCAAATTCTTGTGTATATTTAAGACCTTTTGTTGCATCAACAGTTTCAATTATGAATTTTTTTGAAAATATATTACATGCCTTTGCACCAATACCATTCATTCCACCAATTATTTTTTCTTCTTCTTCATCATAATTAGTAGATGTTAGCATATTTCCAAATATTAATTCAGGAATATATACTTTATGTTCTGGATGAATTTCTACATCTATACCATCACCATCATTATATACTTCAATTTTATTTTCTTCTAAATTAATATTGACTTTAATATTTTTAACTATATTTTTATTTTTATTTTTGTCTAATTCAATTCTTTTCATATGATCTAAAATATTAACAATAAGTTCATCATAGATTTTATAAAAACCTGGAACATAACTAATATCTTTTTTAATCATATTTTTTGAATCTTCATCTAAAATCCATGTTGAGTATTTATCTTTCTCAATAGATCCAATATACATATTTGGTCTTAACAAAACATGTTGTATTGGGTCTAACTTCACATACTTGTTCTCAACAGATTTGGATTTAGATTTAGACATATTATATAATAATACTTAAATTATATTTAAATAATAACTAAAAATAATATTTCAAAATTTAAAATTTTAATCATAATGTTTTAATTACTTTTTGAAAGTGAACTTTTCCAACTAAATTATTCTTATTCTTAACATTATAAAATGTTGCATGTAAAATATTAGTTAAATGACTATTAATCTCTTTTGTTGCTGATTTATAATCTTTATTTGTAACTCTTATAAAATTGTTTTTATTTAATTCTTTAATATCTTTTTGTATAAATAATGGTAAATAGACTGGTATCATACCTCCAGACATTCCACCATTACTACCTCCTCTTTTACCACATTTACAACCGCCTTTTTTCTTTTTACATGCTGGACAACCTCCTTTCATAGCGCAACCACATCCACCTGATTGGCTACAAGTTGAGCAACCACCATCATATCCTCCTTTAAGTGGAAAAATGGTTGATAGTAATGCAGGTCTAGTAGTTGTAGTAGAAAAAGATGGCGAACCTTTACCGTCACCAATAAATTCACCACTATTTAAACCATAATATTCACTAGGATATAAATTTTGTGGTCCATCCCCACCAATACCGCCACTCATTGATTTATTCCTAGAATATATATTTTTATCAGATATAAATTTATTAGTTATATATTCTAATGTACTATCATTTATATTAAAATTATAACTATTTATATATCTTTTTAATTTATTACTTAATTTATCAAAATCCATTTTATTTTAAAATATATTTTTAATTCTAAATTTAATTAATTCTAAATTTAATTAATTCTAAATTTAATTAATTCTAAATTTAATTAATTTTTAATTTAATAAAATTCAAATTGGTTAACAAAAATTTTTACTTCATTTTTAATTTCATTTATTATTTTCATATTTTCTTCTTTTTTTAATAAATTATTGAAATCATTCATTTTAGTTCCTGATATTTTTTGTATTTTAATACCTAAATTAACAATAGTATCAATAAAACCCGCAATAACAATCATATCTTTTTCTTTCATACCTCTTGTAGTGATAGATGGAGTTCCTATTCTAATTCCATTTGGATTTAAAGCAGATTTATCATCTTTTACAGAATTCTTATTAACAGATATATTAATTAATTCGCATAATTTTTCTACTTTATTTCCTGAGATTCCTTTATTTTTTAAATTAATTAAAATTATATGATTATCTGTTCCACCAGTTAATACATTAAAACCAAATTTAATTAAATGCTCTGCTAATTTTCTTGAATTTAATAAAACTTGATTTATATATTTTTTATATTCTTCAGATTTAACATATTTCAATTGAGTGGCAAGAGCTCCAATTTGATGTTCATGTGGTCCTCCTTGTAATCCAGGAAATACTGAATCGTTTATTTTTTTTTCATATTCTTTCTTACAAAATATCATACCTGCTCTTGGTCCACCTAATGTTTTATGAGTAGTTGTTGTTACAAAATCACAATACTCAAATGGATTATTTAAGATACCTGTTGCAACAAAACCATTAAAATGTGCCATATCACAAGTCAAATAAGAATTATTAATATCTGCTATTTCTCTAAATCTCTTATAATCTAAATCTCTAGAATAAGCACTATATCCAGCAATAATTAACTTTGGACAAAATTTTCTTACAGATGCTTCCAATTCATCATAATCAATATATCCATCATCATTAATATCATATGGTAATGATTGGAAATATATAGATGTTGCTGATATTTTTTTATTTTTAGTATAAAAACCATGTGTTAAATGACCACCTGATGGTAATCCTAAACCCATTATTCTATCATTTGGTTCTAATATTGCAGTATATAAAGCAAAATTAGCAGGACTCCCGGAGTATGGTTGAACATTCACAGACCAAATATTTTTATCTAAATTAAATGCTTCTAATGCTCTATCAATACATAATAATTCTATTTTATCAATAACTTCATTACCTCCATAATATCTCTTATTTGGATATCCCTCTGAATATTTATTTGTTAATATTGAACCTAAACATTCTAACACTGGTTTAGATGTTGTATTTTCAGATGCAATCAATTCAATACCATCACGCTGTCTATTATATTCCTCAACAATTAAATCATATAATTCTATATCGAAATCATGTAAAGAAGTTTTTAAATTATTAAAACTCATTTTATAATTTCTATAATATAAAAAATTTAATTAAATTAACAATTTTAATAAAATGAAAATTTTTATTAAATGAGCAATTTTAATTAAATGAAAATTTTAATTAAATGAAAAAATATTATTAAAATATTTTATTAAAATATATTATTAAAATAAAATGAGTATGTTAGTTAATGAACCAGATACAAATTATCAACCAGTTGAATTAAATAGTTTTCAAGGAGATGCCGTTAAAGGTAATTTTAGTAAAAATTGTTTAAATGACTTATTCTTTAGTGATGATAATATTAATGCTTTACAATTAGGTATGAAAAATATGGTTGCTAATGAAACTGAAGGTGAGCATATTATCGGTAAACAAGATGAAACACAGTTAAGAATTATAATGAGGAGTATATATTATCAGTATGGTTTAAATCTTGATACTGGTATTGTGAAACAAGTTAGAGATTTAAATAAAAAGGTTCTAGATTATGCTGTAAACAGAATACTAAATGAAATAGAGCAATATAAAATCTATATAAGAGATGCATCACAAATGGCAGTTCCTCTTGCTAGATCACAATATGAATCTAGTAAAGGAACCAAAGTTTTACATAGAGCAGAATTATTTTAATTAATTATATAATAAAATGTTACATTAAATAAAATTAAAATGCAATATTATACATCAATGCAATTAAATGCAGGAATAGTATTATTAGGATTATATTTAGTTCTAATTTTTTTAATAGGTGTCTTATATAATCCTGATGGTATGAATATTGGTTTAATGTTATTACCAGTATCATTAGCTGTAATTACATGTCTTTTTATATATTCTATGAATCTCAATAATTTAATACAAAAGAAAAAAAATTTAGAAAATAGTAAGCATAATTTTACTTTAAAAACATGTCCAAAGGGATATAAAAAAATAGTAAATCATAAAGAAACACTATGCAAAAGTGACAATCCAAATAATTTACCATTTTATTTGAAAGGTGATGATACTGTGTGTGCTGGAGAAAAAAAACAAACAAATGGTTGTTTTAATGAAATAAAATTGAAGACTGATAAATGTGATAAAATTAAAAACTTCTTTTCAAATGAAGATATATTAAATTCGTGGCATGAATACCAGAGTGAATGTAATTCATAAATATAATTCATAAATGTAATTCATAAATATAATTCATAATAAAAAAATTTTAAATTTTGATTTTTTTGATAATATTTATAGTTTTATAAATAATGTATTATAATGAATAAGTATATCCAAAAATATACTCCTAAAAAATCATTTGATTATATTGAACATTTTAAATTTACAAATGATTTGAAAAATTACTTATTATCAAATACTATATTTGATAAATTTATAATTTGTATTGGTCCAAGTGGTTGCGGTAAATCATCACTAGTTAGACAAATATTAAAAGAATTGAATTATACTTATAATGAAATTGATTTAAATTCAAGTGTAAATGATATAAATAATTATTTATTTTACAAATCAATTAATGAATTTTTTGTAAAAGAAAAAAAATTATTACTAATAGATGATTTTGAAAGTTTTATAAATGATAAACATTATTTTAATAATTTAAATGAAATCAAATTAAAGAATAATACAATACCAATAATTTGTATTGTTAATAAATTATATGATAGAAATAAAAAATATATTGATTTTAAGAAAAAATCAGATATATTTTATCTAAATAAACCTGGTATATTATCAATCCATAAACATATTATTAAAATATTAGATAATGAAGATATTGAATTAAATAAAACTATTTTAGATAATATTAAATTATTTATAAAAAATTATAAAAATAATATCAAATTGATTTTATTAAATTTAGATGATTTAATTCTTAATAATTTGAAGAAACCTAATTTATGTTTAAATAGTCAAACAAATTTTAATAAATTTAATGATATAGGATTATATGATATTGTTAACAATTTATATAATATAGATTATACTATATTAGAATTAAATGATATAATCCATACTGATAGTAATTTAGTGTGCATGTTATTACATGAAAATTTAATAAATCATATTGAATTTAGAATTAATAAAAAAGAAGTACTAAATAATTATTTAGATATAATGGAAAATTTATCTTTTGCTGATATTGTTGAAAAAGATATATTTACAAATAATAATTGGGATTTATTGAAAATACTATATACTATCAAAATATATAAAATTAATAAAATTCTATCCAAAAAAAAAACAGATAAATATATTAAGAATTCTTTTACACAAATACTAACTAAATATAGTTTAAGATGTAATTATAATAAAAAAAGAATCCAATTATTAATATCTATAAATTTACCAAATAATTATTTTGATTTTATAATTCAAAATATTTTATATAAGATCCAATCTATTTATATTAGTGAAAATAATAATGATAGTGATAATAATAAAGATAGTGAAAATAATAATGATAGTGATAATAATAAGGATAATGATAAAGATGAAGAAAATAATGAAAATATAAATTATGAAAATTTAAATAAACAAATCATAAAATATTATAATATTTATGATAAAGATATATTAAATTTAATTGTTAAATTTAATAAGAAGTTTGAAATAATTGATAATAGTATATTAAATAAATTAAAAAATAATTAATAAATAAAAACTTTATATTTATAAATAATAAAATGGATAGATTACAATCATTAAATCCTTTTAGAGGAAACTCACAAAATGTAGGAACTAATAATGCATCCAATCGTTTTGGTAAATTATTTGGTACTAATGTTAATACAGTTAGAAATAAAGTTAGTGGTATGAATCCTATTCTTATGATAATATTATTTGGATTATTTGTTGCAGGTTTAGTATATGTTATGATGATTATTAAACAACCAAAAGATTCATCATTTACATTAGCAGAAATGCCAATTAAAGCAAATGCTTCTTCAATTAAATCAGTAAAAGATTCAAATAAATTACCTGCTTCAAAAAGTAGTACTCAATATGCTTTATCATTTTGGATATATGTAGAAGCAATTGAAAATCAAGAAGATTATAGATTAGTTCTAAAAAGAGGTGGTGCATCAGGTGCACTACAATCCTCAAATCCACTTATTTACTTTGATAAAATGTCTAATAAAATGATAGTAAAAGTAAAAACTTTACAAGCAGATAAAGAAGCAGTTACATTTAAAAATCTTGATTCAAAAGTTGGTACACAAGGAAGAACATTTACAGAAGATAATTGTTATTATGCAACATTCATTATTGACTATGTACCAATGCAAACATGGGTAAATGTATTATTAAATGTAGATAATAATATTGTAACTCTATTTATGAATGGTGAAAAGCATTCAACAAGAGTATTAAATGAGAATAATGATGAATGTCCTACTGGTTTATCAAATATTGTATCACCATCTAGCGGTGATATCCAAGTAGGTAATATACCAAATGGTATTCATTCATTTAATGGTTATTTATCTAGAATACAAGTATTTGATAATAGTCTTAAAACTATGAATGATGTTAAAGCAGTTTATAATAAAGGTCCCGTTAAATCAAAAAGCGTATTAAAATATTTAGGATTACCATTATATGGTTTCCGAAGTCCATTATATAAAATTAGTGGAGTTAAAAAACAAAATTAAAAACATTATATTTTTTAAAATATCATTTTTATTAATTTATTATATTTAATTAAATATAAAAATGGGACTAGGTGAATTACTAAATCCATTCTTATTTGTATTAGGGTGTATAATTGCTGTTATTATAATTTATTTTCATAATAATGTATATATGCCTTATTTTCTACCTGAATTAAAAGATTTTAGAGATGATACAAATCTTATTCTAACAAATACTAAAGATAATGAAGATTTATATTTAATAAAAGGTGTTATGTCATTAAGTAATTCTGAAATTTATTATAATACTAAAAGTAAATTATCTCATAATTTCTTAAAAATTCCAGTTTCTGCAAATAATAAAGGTGGTGCTGAATTTTCATACAGTTTTTGGATTAATAAAAAAGGATCACCATATTATAAAGATAGAGCAATTATACTAAAAGGTGTTAAACCTAAATTAGATGATGATGTAATTATTAAAGAACCACTTATAAAGTTTGGTAATAATTCAAATGAACTAGTTATAGAATTTAATACTTTAAAAAAAAATAATAATAAAGTAGTAATCAAAGAAATATTTGATTTAATTAGTAGTAATAATCTTTGGTATTTAGTTACAATTGTTTTTGAAGATAATAAAAATTATAAAAATAATGACTATCCAAATGGTGTAAATGTATCAGTATATATTAATGATGTCCTAGTCAATTCTGGCAATGTATTTGAAGATGATGCTTTAAAATTAAATAATTCGCCATTATATGTTTTACCAAAAATAAATACTAATAATTATACTAATCTTAATGGTTTAGTAGCAGATATTAGATATCATAATTATGCATTAACACAAGAAAATATTAGAACTCTATTTAATAAAAAATATAATAAAGATCAATTTAAAACTGCACTTCAAATCAAAAATAAATCATTATTTGGAACATCTGATATTGGACAAATAAATTCATTAAAAAGCGTTTTATATAAATGATTTAAGAATATTATAAGTATATTATGTATTAGAGATGTATTCAATTAGTAATGCAAAGAGAGTAATTGGTGGTATTAATACATTTATTCATGATACAAATGAAATTGTAATTGATAGATTATTAGAATTAGCATTAGAAAATATTCAAGATTTTACAGAAGAGCAAAAAGAGAAATTAAATGAAGTTGTATTTAAATTGAAAGATGAATTATTTAAAGAAAGTTTATTAACAACAATACAACAAAAAAAGAAAAAAACAGGTCCAAAAAGACCACCAACAGAATATAATATTTTCATTAAAAATAAGATTGATGAACTAAAAATAACTAATCCTGAATTAAAGAATACACAACTTATGTCTAAAGCAGCAGAATTATGGAGTTTAAATAAAAAAGAAAGACAAGAACAAGAAGAACAAGATGAACAAGAACAAAAGACTAATTTAGAAACATAATTATATCAATATTAGAGACTAAATAAAAATTTGATTTATTTTTAGAATAATTAAATTAATTAAATTTATTTACTTTGAATTTATTAAAAATGGATAAGACTATTGTTAGTCACAATATAATCCATTGTAAGATTAAAGTAACTAAACCGCCATCAATAAAAAGACAACATAGAATTGTCAAAAGGATTAAACAACTTAAAAGATCAATAGAGTTAGAAAATAGACTAACTCAAAATAATATTAAAAATGAAAATAATTAATTTAATTAATTTTAATTATATTTAAATTTTAATAAAATCTGAAATTTTTAAAAAATTTTTTATTGATTTATAAATAATTTATATTTATAAATTATATTTATAAATTATATTTATAAATTATAAAATGTCACTTTATAATTATGTTAATTTTATAGTTGCTTGTGATAATAAAGGTGGTATTGGAAAGAATAATAAATTGCCATGGCATATATCAGAAGACCTTAAATATTTCAAAAAATTAACTAATAAAAATACAGTAATTATGGGTAGTAAAACATATTTTTCAATACCAAAAAATCATCGTCCATTAAGTAATAGATTAAATTTAGTTTTAACAAATAATAAAGATTTATTAAAAAATAATCATAATAATTCTAATCTAAAATTTTTTAATTTTAATAATAATTATAATATATATGATATTGAAAATTATGACCAAATTTATAAATTAAATAAAATATCATTATTAGTTCGAAATACGAAAGAATTTATGAATAGTCAAATTTTTATAATTGGTGGAGAACAAATTTATAATATATTTTTTAATTTATTAAAAAATGATTTTCATAAAGAATTACAATTTAATAATATATATTTAACATATATTGAAAAAAATTATAATTGTGATACATTCTTTCCCAAACTTATACAAAATTTTAAATTAAATGATTATTCTCCTAAAAAATATGATGATAAAGAGAAAGTTTATTATAGATTTTTATCATATAATAAAGAGTTTTTTAATAATGATATTGATAGTGAAAAAATATACCATGATATAGCACAAAATATTCTTGATAATGGTAATTATAGAATAGATAGAACTAATACTGGTATTTACAGTATATTTGGTACACAAATGAGATTTAATATAACAAATAGTATACCAATATTAACTACCAAAAGAGTTCCATTTAAAACATGTATTCATGAATTATTATGGTTTTTAAATGGGAATACAAATAATAAAGATTTACAAAAAAATAATGTACATATATGGGATGGTAATAGTTCAAGAGAATTTTTAGATAAAGTGGGTTTAGATAATTTAGATGAAGGAGATTGTGGAGCATGTTATGGATTTCAATGGAGACACTTTGGAGCAACATATATTGATTGTAATACAGATTATACAGGTATAGGATTTGACCAAGTTAATTATGTATTAAATTTATTAAAAAACGATCCATTTTCAAGAAGAATATTTTTAAGTGCATGGAATAGTGCAGATTTAAAGAATACATGCTTACCACCATGTCATGTCAGCATACAATTCTATGTTACTGAAAAAAATAATAAAAAATATTTATCTGGACATATGTATCAACGTTCTGCTGATTGGTTTTTAGGTGAACCTTTTAATATATTATCATATACAGCATTAGTTTATTTATTTGCAGAAATATGTGATATGATTCCATATGAGTTAGTTATCTCAACTGGTGATACTCATATTTACTCAAATCATATCGAACAAATGAAAGAACAATTATCAAGATCATATTTAGCAAAACCAAGATTATGGATTAATCCTGATGTTAAAAATAAAGAATTACATGAAATTAGTATTGATGATTTTGATTTAATAGGTTATTTTAGTCACCCAACTATAAAAGGAAAAATGGCAGTATAATAATACTAATATATTTTAAATATTTTAAATTTTGAAATCTTGAGAATGTTATTTTTTATTTAATAAATAATTATTAATATACCATAGATAATATATGTCAAATAATAATTTAAGAAAAAATCAATCTAATGCAGTTAAAATATCAGTTGAAAATGATTTTACTAGTGGTGTTCATTTCCATGCGACTGGTACAGGTAAATCATGGATTGGTTTTGAATTATTACTAGAATATAATAATAAATATCCAAAGAATAATGTACTTTGGTTATGTGAACAAAAATCAATTTTAATTGAACAATTTAGTAAGAAATCTTTAGAAGAAAAAGGATATGTCGATATTTATAAAAAATTTATTGTAATAAATTACTCAGAAATAAAACCTAAAAATTGGATGGAAAGAGTTAACAATGCTATATTTTGGAATAAATCAATTTTATTCATTATAAATCGTTCATTTTTAGTATCACAATGTAAATATAAAAAATTAAAAATGAATATTAATATGATTATACATGATGAATGTCATTCAATTCAAAATAAAACTACACAGGAATTTTATGAATATATAGATTTTAAAAATTGTAAATGTTTAGGTTTCTCAGCAACCCCTAATTTAAATATAAAACCTTATGATAATATTATATCAACATATACTATATATGACGCATTCTGTGATAATGTAATCTTACCACCTAAAATAGTTTGGATTGAATCTATATCTATTTTAAATGATATAGATTATATAATGCTATGCAAGAAATATATTAATCAATTATATTATAAGAAGATTATAATATGGTGTGGAATTATAGATAAATGTTATGATCTATATAAACTATGGAAGATTCATTTTAGTAATTTTTCTATACATTTAGATACTAGTCTAGATAATAATGATGACTTTAATAAGTTCTCTAATCTTGAATCTAATTGTATTTTATTTTGTGCATGTAAACATAGAGAAGGTTCTGATATTAAAAATTTAGATTGTTGTATATTTCTTGATAAAGTTAAAAATAGGAACTCTAAAACATTTATACAATGTATTGGTAGAGTTTTAAGAAAAGATAAAAATAATAATAAAGTGTATGGTCTAATATTAGATCTAAAAGCAGAAAGTTGTATCAAGGTTTGTGATAGAATGAATGAATATCTTAATTGTTCTGATAAATTTCCATGGGATTATAAGTATATATATACTGAATTAAATAATAAAAAAGTTTGTATCCATGAATTACTATTAACTAAATCTATATGTAAAAAACAAAATATTAAACAATATGATATAAATGACATAAGAAATAAATTTATAAGAAAAATACCAGATAAAAATGAATATAAGATTAGACTAGAATTTGAATTGGATATTATTCAAAGGAAAAATCTAGAAAATTATTTACTTAGAGCAATTGAAATATTAGAATTAACTAATTTCATACCTCATGTTACAAGAGGTTCTTGTGGTTCATCATTAGTATGTTATTTACTTGGTATAAGTAATGTAGATCCAATAAAAGAAAATATATCATTTGCGAGATTTCTTAATGAGTATAGAGAAAATCTACCAGATATTGACTTTGATTTTCCACATTATTTAAGGGATGAAGTATTTCTAAAATTACAATTAAATTGGCCTAATCAAGTGGCAAGGATTAGTAATCATGTTCATTGGCACGAAAAGTCTGCATTAAGAGAATCAATTAGAAAGATTGGTTATAATAAAAGGATTCCAAAAGAAGATTTGACTAAATTTATTAATAATTTATCAGAGGAAAATAGAAAAAAAATTAATAAATATAAGAATGAATTAGAAAATACATTCAGACACTACTCATTACATTGTGGTGGTATTATATTCTTTAATGATGGAGTACCAGAAGAATTAAAATTAAATTCTAAAACTTTAAGTCAAATTATGTATGATAAGAGGGATGTATCTAAAAATAAAAATTTTAAAATAGATATATTATCAAGTAGAGGTATTAGTCAATTAATGTATATAATGGGAAATAATATAGATTTTACTGATTGTAAATATGATAAAAAAACATACGAATTATTACAATCTGGTAATAATATTGGTATAACTTTAGCAGAATCGCCACTAATGAGAAAAGCACTAATAAAAATTAAGCCTAAAACAATTAAAGATATTGCTATATGTTTATCAATTATAAGACCTGCTGCGAAAGATACAAATAATGAAATTAACACAATAAATACAAAGAATGCTTTCATATTTGATGATGACGCTATTAATTTATTATCAAATGAATTAAAAATAGATGAAGACTTAGCTGATAAATTTAGAAGGATTATTACAAAAAATAAATGGAATAATAATGATAAAGAATTATATGATAATTTATGTGATAAATTAGAAGAAAGTGAAAGAATAAATCTTGAAAAAACATTATCAAATTTACAATTATATAGTTTTTGTAAATCACATGCATATTCATATGCTCAGTTGGTATATAAATTAGCATATCAAAAAGCAAATAATCCTAAGAAATTTTGGGAATCAACATTAAAAAATTCGTGTAGTGCTTATAGAAAATGGGTACATTTATATGAAGCAAGTAGAAATGGTGTTAATATAATTAAATTTATTAAAAATAGTAAGGACTGTTCTATCTATGCAGAAAAAAAAAGGATCGATTTTACAAAATTATCAATAGAAGAACAAATGATAAAATATGGTTATTGGGATATGACTAAATATAATTTTTTACCAAATTGCTATTTTTACAAAGAAGATAATGAATATTTATTTAATGGTATTATTGCAAATATAAAAGTTCTTAATTTTAATAAAAAATTAACAATATTATTTGTTTGCGTACCACCTGGAAAATATATAGAAATTTTATCAAATAAGAATACTTATATTAAAAAGAAAAGTTATGGAGTTAAAGGTAGATTATTATTAAAGAATGCTAATGAACAAATTTATAATTCAATTTTTCTAAAATTTTATTAAATTATTAAATTAATTAAATATTAATATATTTTTAATTTCTAAATTTTAATAAATTGGAATGATTGATGATATAATAATTAAATCACATTTAGATAGTAAATCTAAAATGTTTATGGATTGTGATAAATTTATTATTTTTGATAAAGAAAATTCTTTAAATTGTATAAATAAATACTGGTGGCAACTTAGACAATTAAGAAATATAATAAAAGTTGAGAATAAATTTAAAAAAAGAGGAATTACTGTTTATTATTATTCATATGAACAGATATGTAAAATGAATTTTGGTAATTTTAAATTTGATGGTAAAAATAAACCTGAATTTAATAAAATTTATTTTAAATTTGATAAATGTGAATCAAATTTTAAAAACTTTTATACATATAATAATTTTCTTAGAATATCAGAAAATTATAAATATGATTTCTTTGTATTCTTATTTTCTAAATTTGGTCTTAAGGAAATGAATTGGGATACATCATTTAATAATGAAGAAACAATTAATCGTGATTTAAATGTAAATATTGGTTTATATGATGAAAATACATCATTTCAATATACTAATAATAATCAAAATACTAATAATTTAAATATGCAAGGTAAAAAGAAAATAGGTAATACTGGTTCAATTGATTTTTTTAATTGTTGTTATGCCCGTTCATATTGGTATTCATATTGTGCGCATAATATAGATGAAGCAGTTAAAAAAATATTAGACTCAACAGATAAATATTGTTATCATTATTATCAAAAAAATGACTCATTAAAAAATAAATTAGAAAATAGATTAGGTGATATTTTAGTTGATGATTATATTGTTACTAGTAATTCTGAAAATATAAATTTAATAAAACATGTTATGAGAATATCAAATAAATATGCAAAGATTGGTTTTGAATTTAATAGTAATAATATTAGCACAGAAAGTTTTACTAAAAAATATAGGATTCAATATTTTGAAAGAGATGAATTAGAATTAACTACAATTGAACAAATTAAATCAAATAAAAATTTACAAACTGAAATTGATATGGAGATCTTAGATCAAAGATATAGTGATTTGAATAAAAGAAATGAATATAATATGGAAAAAGAATTAGAAAATTTACAAAATCAATTAAATAAATTAAGAACTAGTAATTAATAATATTTTTTCTTATTTAAATAATAAATAATAGCATTAATAATATAAATTGTAATAATCTGAATAAATAATTATTTTTGTCCGATAATATATTAAAAATATATTAAAAATATATTAAAAATATATTAAAAATATATTAAAGATATATTATACATATATTACAGCATAAATTGAATCTATAAAATGATATTTAAAGAAATATTATTATGTAAACCAAAATATTTTGATGTTATTCATTATAAATTAAATGCCCATATGTTAATGAAAAATAAAGTTAATTATAACTTAGCATTTCAACAATGGCGTTGTTTAGAAGAAAATTTATTAAATAATAATGTGAAAATAAATTATATTAAACCACGAAAAAATTTAGTTGATATGGTATTCTCTGCAAATGGAGGTATTGTATTTGAAAATAAAGCAATCGTAAGCAATTTCAGAGCAATCCCTAGAAAAAATGAAGCAAAATATTATGTTAATTATTTTGAAAATAATGGATATGAAACATTTCCTATGATTACTGAATTTGAAGGTGCTGGCGATGGTCTATTTAGTCATAATAAATCACAACTTTGGATAGGACACGGTTTTAGAACTGATATTGATTGTAAAAATGAAATAGAAGATATAATTAGTAATAATTATTTAGATATTAATACACTTAAACTTGTAAATCCAAATTGGTATCATCTAGATACTTGCTTTTGTCCTTTTGGAGATAATAATTTACTAATTTATGAAGGAGCATTTGATAAACAAAGTCTTAAAAAGATTTATAATGTTTATAATGAAAAAGATTGTATCAAGGTTTCAAATGAAGATGCTATGAATTTTGCATGTAATTCAATTAGTGTTCCAAATAATATAATAATTGGTCATTGTTTTAGCGATAATCTTAAAAGCAAACTAAAAGATATTAATTATAATACTATTGAAAATAGCATGTCACAATTTTTATTAAGTGGTGGTAGTACTAAATGCTGTGTTCTTGATATTGAAAAAAAAGGAATTAATATTGGAGGAGAATTGCAATATAATAATAACGATAATAACAATAATAACAATAATATATACTATCATAAAATGCTATCAAGTCAAGGAGATAAATATATGCCAGATTTTATTTAAAACATAATTTATTTAAAACACATTTTTTTAGAATAACCTATAACTGCACATGTTAACCTTTTACCAGCATTACCAGTTTTTAAACTATCTTCATTTCCACCTAAACCTAAATCATCTTCTTTTGAATGTATTACAATTGAACGACCAATTACATTAGCTTTTGTTCCTCTAAGTTTTACTAATTTGTCTTCTAATATCATATTACATACTCCTTTATTATCAAATTTAATATTACCTAAATCACCTACATGTCTCTCAGATGATTCTGGACCACCATGATTTTTATTGTATGGATTAAAATGACCGCATGCTCCCATACAATTATCTGTTAAATCACCTGCTTCATGAATATGAAAACCATGAATACTATTCTTATATTTATTACTTTTTAAATTAATATTAATAACAACTTTATTATTATTTTCTTGTAATTCTACAACTCCTTTTATATCTTTATCTTTAAATACAGCAATTCCTATTATTTTATTCATTTATTATTATTTATTATTAATAATTATAAAATATAATTTTTATTATATTTTTATTATATTTTCATTTTTTAATTAATAATATTTTTATTAATATTATTAATAATATTATTAAAAATAATTATTAAAAAATTAATATAAATAAATGGTTCACTTATATACAACTAGAAATATTGTTCATACTTTATTCTATGCATGCCTAACTTTTTTTATAACACCATATATATTAGTTGAGTTAACAGGTATTATAAATACTAAAAATTTTTATGATCCATGTTTAGGAGGATTTATTATTGGATTTATATTATCTTTAATACTATGGACACTCTTCACAAAAAAAGGTGTGTATTAACTCTCTGCAATTGCACTTACTATAAATAAAAATGTGAATAATATAGATAATAGTAAATCTAATTTAAGATTACGGATTAGATAAGCAATTATAGTCCAAACTAGGATATATAAACTATCACCGACAACTGCATATAATCCAGAAGTTTTACCATAATTTTTAAAAAATTTTACCCATTTATTATCATATTGTTTTGGAACATTTGATATAATTGAATAAAATGTTAAATCACCTACAATTTGAACTACAAGGAATACTATAAAAAACTTGTATATATTTTCTTCGTTTTTAAAAAAATAATTATAAATGCGATAAGAAATAATAATACCAACAAGGACATAGAATAAATCACCTGCAATAACATTGTAAATATTAAAATCCTTAAAATTATACCACTTCTCTACATTTTTACCTCCAATTATATTTAAATAAAAATATCTCATTGGAAATTCCATTATACAAAATGCTACTACCCATATTAATATATTATTTAAATTGAATTTAGTTAAATCATTCATTTATTAAAAATTATATTTTATTTTTTTACTTTAAGAATTTCTTTTTCATAAAATTCTTTTGTTTTTTGTAAGTCTCCGCAAACTTTATCTCCACAATGATCAATATTCGTCCAATATTCGCTAATTTCTGTTTGTTTATTATTTTTATTTGTCCATCTTCCTAATTTATTTAAACTTGTTATTTTATTAAAATTATTAGAATTCTTATAATTTTTAATTAAATCAGAATTTTTAATTAAATCAGAATTTTTTATTAAATCAGATTTTTTAATTAAATCAAATTTATTAAAATAACTAATTAAATTATTTTTATAAAAATAATTTGTAACATTAATTTTGTTAAAACTTAGTTTATTACCCATTTATATTACTTTATTGAAAAATTTTTATATATTTTTAAATTAAATTACATTTAATGAAAAAAGTAAAATCTTGTTGTACTCATACATCAAAAAATAAAAAATGTATAAGAAAAAGTGATGGTAAAGAATTCAATTTACCTCGTAAAGTTAAAAGAGAGATATGTTTATCTAGAGATATTAAAGGTTATTCTATGAAAAGCTCATGTGCACCATATAAAGATTGTTCAAAAAAACAATTTCTTTATAATAAAGACGAACCAGATAAATCATTCAATGTATATATTGATAAGAATCCAAATGATACAATCCCAATTAAATATAAGACAGTGGATGATGTTAAAAAAACTATTCGTAAATTAGAAAGACTATATAAGAATGATAAGTACTCTCATAAAAGAATTTGGCAAGTAGGAATGATTATGTATGTAAGATTAGGTGTTCTTAAAAAACAAAAACCAGAAGAATATAAATTATCAAAAAAATATTATAATTTTTTAAAACAAAGAACTAAAATTAAAAGTAAAAAAGATAGAAAAAAATTAGTTTTTAAATTCTAAATTTTATTTAAATTCAATTTAAATTTTATTCAAATTCTATTTAAATTTAAATTGATAATATAATTTAGTACTAATATTAAAATGGAAAGAAATTTAGATTATTATTTTAATTTAAATAATCAAAATTATAAAAATGATAAAAATGATAAACAAGATAGTAATAATAAAATTAATAATGATAAAATTAAAAATCATAAAAATGATAAATATTTATTGAGATTTGATGGAGCATGTAGAGGTAATCCAGGAAAATCATCTGCAGGTGCTGTTCTATATAAAAATAATGAAGAGATATGGACAAAATCTATGTATTTAGGTGATAACTTTACAAATAATATAGCTGAATATTTCTCATTACTATTAGGATTAGAAGAAGTAGTCAATAGACATATATTACATCTTGATGTACAAGGGGATAGTTTATTAGTTATAAATCAAATAAATGGTAAATGGAAAGTAAAAAATGAGAATTTAAAAAAACTATATCAAAAAGCTAAATATTTTGAGAAAAAATTTAATTATATTACTTTTACACATATTTATCGCGAAGGAAATAAAAGAGCAGATGAATTAGCAAATCAAGCATTAGATAATTTATAATTTATATTTTTAATATTAAATATAATTATTTTTATATTTATGAATTTGGATTTGGATTAAAACAATTTCCAATATAATTGTTAATATTAATTCTTAATAATTCATCACGGCATAAATCACTAACATCCAAATCATCAATAAATTTATTAATATCATTCATATTAATTTTTCTATTTGTTCTACAGAAATTCTTTAATTTATTATAAGCATTATTATCTCCATATTTCCTTAAAATTGTTTGTAATCCTTCTGTAATTACAATACAATTATCTTCTAAATCCTTTTTAATTTTAACATCATTTGGTATTATAATATCTAGACCCTTTATTAAATTATCATAAGAAATTTGACAATATCCAAATATACTACCTAGATTGCGTAGCACAGTTGAATCAGTTAAGTCTCTTTGTAATCTAGATATAGGTAGCTTCCTTGAAAAAAATTCTAATAATGATATTGATAATAATAAATTACCTTCAGCATTTTCAAAATTAATTGGATTAATTTTATGAGGCATAGTGGAACTACCTACTTCATTATTATTATAATTTTGTAGAAAATATTCCATGGATATATATTGCCATATATCTCTACATAAATCTACAAGAATTGTATTAATTCTTTTAATATTATCAAATATAATTGATAAATTCTCATAATTATCTATTTGTGTAGTGAATTCAGATCTATTAAGTTGTAATTTTGATAATAAATTATTCGCAAATTCATCCCAATTTATATATGGATATGCACAATAATGTGCATTAAGATTGCCAACAGCTCCTCCAAATTTAGTATAAAACTTTGTATTTTTAAGATTATTTAATTCTTTTTGTAATCTATAACTAAATACATATAATTCCTTTCCTAAGGTAGTTGGGACAGCAGATTGACCATGTGTTTTACTTAACATAACTATTGTATTCCAGTCATTATATTTAGAATTTAAAGTTTTAATAATATCATCTATATAATAAATATATATATCACTTATATAACTGTGTAATGATAAACTAATTGATGTATTATTTATATCTTGTGATGTTAAACCAAAATGAATTAGATTTTTATTTGGTATATTATATTCTTGGAATTTATTACCAATATATACTTCAATTGATTTAACATCATGTTTAATTTTATATTCTATTTTTTTTATTTTTTCACATTCTTCTATATTAAAAGTTAAAAATATATTATTTATCTTTTCATATGGTATATCTAACTTTAATATATTACATAAATTAATAAAATAATGGAGTTCAATATATATTCTCATTCTTATGTATGCATATTCTGAAAAATAATTTTGTAAATTATTTGTATTATCATAATATCTTCCATCTAATGGTGTTATTGCTAATAAACGATTCATTAATACTTTGTAATATATATTTTTAAATGAATTAAAATTTAATTATATCAAAATTTATACTGTATTTTTTATTATTATTATAAATATTTAAGTAATAATTTTTAAGTTCATTATTTTCACTAGAAATATTTGGAAAATCAAATTCTTTCAAAAAACTCCTATTTTCTTTTAGTTCAGTTATATCAATATTAAAATCAATACAAGCAGTTGTTAGTATATTTTTTATTCTATCAATATTTTCAATAGATAAATCATTTATATTAGAAGTATTATATAATATTTTAATTAATTCAAGTGTTAATTCAATACAAAAAAAAAATAAATCTTTTGTATCTGTAAATTCAGGTGATTCAATTGCTATTTTATTATATTCATTTTCTATTATAAAATTTGCTAATTTATTTAAATCATCTATTTCTACTTCTTTATACATTTTTTATTTTAACAATAAAAAAATTTGAATATTATTTACTTAAAAATATTTTATTAAAACTATATATTGTAATAAATGAATATTGTTGATTTACCAGATGATGTACAATATTCATTTATTACCCATTTAAAAGAATGTTCTGATTTAATAAATCTTAAAAAAACTTGTAAAACATTTAGAGATTTGGTAAATAAAGAATCCAAATACTATCAAGTTGATTTATTTAAATTTCAAATTAAACTTTTTTTCACAAATTGTGATTTAAAAAAACATGAAATGATATGTAAAAAATTTACTAAATTTAAAGAATACTTTAATTTACATAAAACTCACATTAATAGAAAGCATGATAGTAGATTAAATATTTTTCATACTACTACATATATTTATATTGAAATTTATTACGATGATGTTAAAAAATTTAATAATATATTTAATAAATTCTTAATAGATGTAAATTTATATAATATATTAAAAAAGAGTGAAAACTTAATTGATTATAAATTATACTTATTTTACAAAGATGATATATATAATTTTGTAAATACAAATATTATTGATAAAAAAGACGATTTTTTAATTAATAATAAATCTAAAATAAATTTAGAAGAAATAAATACATTATTAAGATTGCAAAATAATAATTGTAATGATGAATGTGAAAATATAAAAAATAATTTTAATAATTTACCATATAAATTAGGATTAGATATATTACAAAATGTTTCAATATTAACATTATTTGATAAAGTTAGAAATAATAATTTAATTTTATCAATTTCACAATTATTATATAATATTGATAAACAAAGTAGAGTTCTTAAGAGTGATATACATTTATTAAAATGTGAAATACGATTTGAAAGAACATCATTTAATCCTGATATTACTATTTTAGATACAATGCAAAGGAATTTAATAAAAAAAAGAATATTACTTAAAAAAGTAATAAAACATAGATTATTACTATCAATTAAAGGTAGTAATATTAAAAGAAAATTAATTTATGATTAAAAAAATTAATATCATTCATTAATCTTAATATTCATAGTATGTTCCAACGTATTTTTATTATTTAACAATGGTTTTGATCTCATTAATTTAATTTTTTGTTCTAACTTTTGTATTCTTGTTTCATCTATTGGAATATAATTATTTTTATTATAATCATTATTATAATTTATTTCTTCTATTTGCTGTGTAACTGCAATCATTGGATATTCCAATACATTAATAATTTTATTTGATTCTGTAAATGTTCTAAATTCGTCTATACTCATATTTCCTCCAAAAATTTTTAAACAATTTCTTTTTGGTGCTAATTTAACAATCTTATTATATTCAATTTTATGAGATAATAAATTAATTAAATTATAACATTCCCAAATGTCTTGAATATTTTTTTCTTCTGCAAAATTATAAGCAGCCGCACATTCTAATGAGCAGAAACATCCTGATACACTAAATTTGTCTTCCTTGTATTTTATTGGTAGTCCAAATGGAGTATTATTAAAACCATGACAACACCAAAAACAATAATTGTTTGTTTGTTTTACCCAATTATCATTTTTTATAAAATCTTGTAAATTATTATATATATTATTTTTTTTATTACTAATTCCACAAGAAGTTTTTATATTATTATTATCTATATTACTAATATTATCATTAATATTATCACTAATACTATGTAAATTATTAATATTATTATTGATACTATTTAAATTATTTAAATTATCATTATTATTAATATTATTAATATTATTAATATTATTATTAATAATAACTTTACTAAAATTATTGTTATTACAATCAAATGCAACTGGTTCATTTAATTCTTTTGAATGTAATAAAGTTTGATTCAAATTATTATCATTATCATTAAATAATGGTTTATTAATTTTCAAATTTAAGATAACAGTATCTTCTTTATTTTCCTTTTTCATCATTGCATCTATTTCACTTTTTGTTGTAATATGATTCATTAGAGATTTTGGTTTTCTACCTCTTCTTTGCTTTGGTTTATTTTTTTCTCTTTCTATCTCTTCAGGCGTTTTAATTTTCTTTTTTCTACCTCTTTTCTTTTTGATTTTAACAGGTGGGTCATTTTGTAATTCATCTTTTATTTCTATAACAGATGATGTATTACTATCTGTTATCCTACTATTATCCATATAAGTTAAATATATAGATATGTTTTTAAATCTTATTAATTTTATGGGTATGTATGAAATAAATTATCAAAGCCTATTTCGCGAAATTTTAAAATAACTATTCCTGAACCACCATTACCACCATCACCACCACCGCCACCACCACCGCCACCACCACCACCACCACCGGTCCCCTTTCCACCATCTTCACCATGACCACCACCACCACTACCACCCTTACCACCCCCACCACCTCCTCCACCACCAGTGCCACCAACACCACCGCCACCACCACCACCACCACCAAATATCTTACTAAATAATAATAATATACTTGATGATGAAATACCAACGCCACCACTTCCACCATCACCATTATCTCCAAAACCATCATCTCCATCACCTCCAGCACCACCACCACCACCACCACCATCACCACCCTCACCACCACTACCACTATTACCACCAAAACCACTATTAGTACCAATTTCACCTCCAGATGCAATAATATTTTTATCAACATCATCAGTTTTAGTAATACTACTTGATTCACCATCAGTATTATTACTTGATATTCCACCATTTCCTACTTCAATTGAATATGTTCCTATTGGAAAATTATATACTTTATTTATTACTTCACCTCCACCACCACCACCACCACCAACAGAAGCTCCTTGTATTGCGGAACCACCAGCACCACCTCCGCCAACTACTAATACTTCTACTAATCCGGCATGTGTAATATTAAATGTATAACTATTATTAACATTATTATATTTAAATTGGAATATTTTATGACCATTAATTCTACTTATATCATAACTAAAACTTTCACCATCTGTAACTTCTCCACTAGCATCAATTACTCTATGATTAACAAATGATAATCCAGAACCATTATATTTTAAATATTCACCAGAAGTACCACCAGATATAAATAAATTACTACCTTTTATATTAAAATTTCCATTTATATTACTATTTGATTCATTTGTTAATAATAATCTTTTATCATCTTTAATATTAATATCACTAGTAAATATTGTTACTCCACTCACATCTAAATCTCCATTAATATTTACTCCACTCACATCTAAATTTCCACTAATATCAACTTTACCATTTAATATTGTATTTCCACTCACATCTGAATCTTGAAAAATTAATAAGTTATTTGCACTCATATCTTGTTTAATAGTTAAATTATCAAGTACTATATCGGTATTTTCAACACTAAATGATTCATTAATTGTCATTCCGCTAGTATCTAATTTTTGAGTTATATTTGTTTTTTGTAAATTTACTCTTTCAATAACATCTAATTTACTTGAAATTGTTACTCCACTTGCATCTAGATGACCACTAATATCTGTTTCTTGTAATACTGCTTTACCCGATACATCTAAATTATTATTAATAGTCATTTTAGCTATGTTTGTATCATTATTAAAATTTACAATACCATTATCATTTATTACTAATATTCCGCTGACATCTAATAAACCATTTATATTTTCTTGATTAGAAATATTAATACCTATTTTTCCATTATTTACTTTCATACTACCACTTAAATCTATTATACCTGATATATCAAGTTTCCCATCATTATCTTTTCTTGTTATTGATAAATCGCCAAGAAGCAATTCTGCATATTCAAGACTATTAGAATTATTTACATCAATTTGATTATTTGGAGGATTTGGACTAATATTAAAATCTGTTGAGTTTATTTCACTTCCTGATAAATCTTTAAATAAAACAAATTTATCTGTTTCTTCGTTATTACCTGAATTATCAAATATTAAACCATAAAATTGTCTATTACTATTATTTATAATTTGACCTAAAAATCCTATATTTCCATGAAAAGTAGTACTATTATTTATACCTAAATATATTATACCACCACTTATATCAATATTTGATGGAGAATTATTTAATATTTTATTTTTTACTCTTAAGTTACCATTAATAAAAATTACACCTTTATTAATATCAAATTGTTCATGTTCTGTATAATATTTATAACCAATATATGCATTACTTACATCTCCTATAGATGCACCTGGATATAAAAAATGTATAGCATTTTTATTTGGTTCATCATCAGTTGTTTGTCTTATTAATATATTACCAGTATCACCAATCATACTTAATGTGTTTGTAATTTCGAATCCACTTAAATCAATTAAACACCCACTTATATCAACCTTTCCGTTAAATGTACTATTTCCATCAATATTTAAATTATTCTTAAATTCAACTGTTCCATTACTAATATTAGTATGTCCAGATATATTAATACTGCCATTACTAAAAGAATTCCTAAATTTTGATTCTAAATTCCCATGAATAATTACTTGATCTAACTTACAATCTTTATCTATATTTAATGTTTTAATAAAAAGATTTTCTAAATATAATTGATCTACTATTTCTAAATTATTAACAGTTATACTACTTATACAACCATCTTCTGCCATTTTTTAATTAATTATAATATTTATATTTAAATATAAATTTTAATGAAAATTTTCTATTTCCTTAAATTTAATAATTACGATTCCAGAACCACCTTTACCACCGGCACCATCAGCACGACGACCACCATTGCCACCACCACCACCACCACCTCTACCATCTAAACCATTTGACCCATCAATACTTCCACTACTCCCACCACTACCACCATCAGGCGTTGACGCATCACCACCACCCTCACCACCACTACCACCACTAAAACCACCACCACCACCACCTGCCCCATAAAAAACAAATGAACCACTTATATTTGATTGAATGCCAAAATCACCATCACCACCATTATTAACCCCACCACCACTACCATCACCTCCAGCACCACCACCACCACCACCACCACCAACACCATCAACACCACCACCACCACCACTCTCACCACCCTCACCACCACTACCACCACCATCACCACCAATACCACCACCCCAACTAGAAGTTTTACCTGCTGCTGCAGATATAATAGATGTATCTTGCGAAATTATACTATTATTATTTCTTGTTCCTACAGTTACAGTATATGTCCCAGACTTAAAATAACCAAATTTATGTATTACTTCACCACCACCACCACCACCACCACCGTGACCTGAGTCACCATCAGCACCATCACCACCACCGCCAACTACTAAATATTCAATTAATCCTGGCGATTCTACTGTAAAACTACCATCATTATTATTAAATGTAATTATATTATATCCGGGTGTAGTTGTTGTATCTGGTGTCCCATTATTAATATGTGATACACCTACAATTAAATCATCAATATCTTTTTGGTCTATTGGGTCCATTACACCAAAACCAATAAATCCATCTTCAAATTGTTTTAAAAATTCTCCAGAATTTCCACCAAATATAAATGTTTTTTGATTTTTTGTTGTAAATGACCCACTTATATCAAGTCGTGAATTATCACCTAGATTAATATTACTTTTTGCATCAACATCATCAAATATTGTTATTTTATCAGTATTATTTAAATTTAAATTATTTGAAATAGTAACTCCACTAATATCTAATTCACCATTTATTTCTACTTGTTGTTGTAAATTTGTAGTTCTAGTACTAGTAACATCACCCACATTAAAGTTTATATATCCATTAGTATTTCCATCTATAGTAAGATCTCCTTCTATAGTAAGAATATTACTAGAGTTTTGTAGTGTATCAAATCCTAATACACTATTAGTAAATGTTGTATTTCCTTTAACAGTAAGGTCATTTGATATACTCAAACCACTAATATCTATATAAATTCCACTAATATCTAGGTGACCACTAATATCAACTTTGTTTCTAAATAAATTATCTGTAGATAGTAAATTTAAATCTTTATTAATTGAAACACCACTTGCATCTAAATGACCACTTATATCTACATTTTGTAAATTTGATATTCCAAATACTTCTAAATTAGGATTTTCATTACTGTCCCCACTAATAGTAACATTTTTTGTTTTAAGATGACCACTTATATCTAAATTTCCATCTTCTTTAAATATAAAATATCCACTAACATCTAATAATCCTCTTGGAGATTCACTACCAAGATTTATACCTATTCCTTTATTATTACCCGCATTATAATTTAACTTATTACTTACTACTATACCAGATATATCTAAGGTACTTATATTATTTTTTTTCAAAATTGACATATCACCTAAATGTAATTTAGCAAATTCTAATTTATTTGTATCATCATTAAAATTTATAGTTTTTGCAGTTGGATGAATATTACTTAATGTAGAACCTATAAAATTACCAGATAAATCAGAAAATAATTTAAATTTTTCATCATCTTTATCAAATATAAATCCGCAAAATGTCCTATTATTAAAAGTTTGACCTTTATGTGTTTGACCAATAAAACCTATATCTGTTTCATAATCAGGATTGCTATTAATATTTAAAAATAATATTCCTCCACTACTATCTATTTCATTAATATTATGGGTAATTAAATTACCTGATATTTCTAAATTACCATTAATTTTTATTAATCCAGATGAATCGTGTTTATAACTTATAAATGCATTTTTTTCATTATCTAATTGAGTATTTTTTATAAAATAAATTGAATTATCATCAGTATCCTTAGTAAAAATATCTATATCATCTGTTTTACTATTAATTTCTAAATTACCATTTGATAATACAATATTATTTGTATTAGTATCTAGACCACTAATATCTAATTTATCATTAATTATAACTTCTTTTTTAAAAGTTGTTAATATATTATTATTGTTATTATTGTCATTAGTCATTATTAAATCACTTTCAATTGTTACCTCACTCATATCTAATGAAATATCATCAAGACCTAGATTATATAAAGATGATTTCTCAGATACATCTAAACTTCCACTAATATCTAATTTTCCATTAAATATAATTTTATCAGGTATATTATTAATATTAATTGCATTTAAATTATCCATTTCTAAATTACCTAATATATCAACATCTTGAAAGATTCCATTTTTAAAACAACCATCTTCTGCCATTTTTTTAATTAATTATTATATTTATATTTAAATATTAATAATTATCTAAATATTATTAACTTGTAGAAACTTAATAATGACTATTCCTGAACCACCATTACCACCTTTGTAACCAACCCCACTCAACTCATCCCCACCAGTACTACCACCACCACCGCCACCACCGCCACCAATACCACCACCAACACCAACACCACCACCACCACTACCACCACCGCCACCACTACCACCACCATTACCACCTTGACCACTACTAAAATTACCACCACCGTCACTAAAATGACCACCACCGCCACCACCACCACCACCATAGTGAACGTCTAAACCAGTTATATTTGATAAAATTCCTTTACCACCATTACCACCTTTACCACCAACAGAACTATCATCACCATCATCACCATTACCACGAGCACCACCACCACCACCACCACCACCAGCACCACCTCTAACAACAGTAATAACACCACCACCACCATTGCCACCATCATAAGATTGAATATCAGTTCCATCACCACTTTTCTTACCCGCCGCCCCCTTTCCTAGTGGAATAGTAGATAATACTGATAAACCTCCACGTGCAATAACTTTTGTATCAGTACCATTATATTTAGTAATACTACTTGGCCCGCCACTAGTATCAGTATTTTCTATTATTGCACCTTTTCCTACTTTAATTGAATATGTTCCATTTTCAAAATAATAAAATTTATTTATTACTCCACCGCTACCACCACCACCACCACCACCTTCATGATCATCAGAATCACCACCATGACCACCAGCACCACCTCCACCAACTAGTAATACTTCCATAATACCAGGATTTTCAATTTCAAATTGATAATTTGTTTCATTAGGATCTGTAAATTCATAAAATGTATATCCAGGAGAAATTTCACCAGAAATATCTGCTGATATGTTTGTTATAACTAAACCAGATGATTGTATATGTTCAGAAATTATTGAATTATCTGATGATAATTTTAAATAATTCCCTGCTTGTAAACCAGATATATCAAAATTTTCTGCTGATATAAACATATTTCCACTAACATCAAATTTTTTATTATTATCAAGAAGTTTCAAATTACCACTAATTTTAGTTACATTTGTATTTATATCAGTACTTCCTAATATTGTTAACCCATTATTAATATTAACTGTACCATTTGTAGTTAAAAGACCACTTATATCAATTTTACTTCCTGAATTAAATGTCGTTTTAGCATTATTTACAGTTAAATTTTTTTTTATATTTATTCTATTTATATAGTTTTCTTGGCGAGATCCTTCTATATTAAGATTTTGAAATGTCGTTTCTCCTAATACATCTAGTCTATTTTTTAGTGTAACACCACTAGTATCCAGATGACCACTTATATCTAAACCCCTCAAAATTGTATTACCTGATACTTCTAGATTTTTATTAATTGTTACACCACTTGCATCTAAATGACCACTTATATTTACTTTTGAATTTATTTTAAAATTTGCTTTATTTTCAGGCATTACTATTAAATCATTATTAACAGTTACGCCACTTGTGTCAGTATTACCTGATATATCTATATTATTATTCTCTTTTTTTATTATTAAATCCTTATTATTACCACTTAAATAAAAAATATTATTATCATCTGGTTTATCTTGTGTATTTTGTGAATTATGTGATTTAATAAGAACATTTTCTTTAATTAAAAGATTACCACTAATATCTAAAAGTCCTGATATATCTAATTTAGAATTACCATTATTTTTATCTAATACTAACTGACCAACTTGTAAATGTGCATATTCTAAAGATTCATTTCCAAAGTCAATATTGCCTATATTTGGTACTGTGCTAACATTATTACTTATTGTATTTCCTGATAAATCCTTGAATAATTTAAATTTATCATCATCTTTATCAAATACCAAACCATTAAATACTCTCTTAGAATCTGTTTCTACCTGACCAGCTATTCCTATGTCATAAATAGGGTTTACATTTAATCCAGTATATATTAGAGACCCACTACTATCAACTATAAATTCATTATTTTGTTCTTTTTCACCTACTACTTGTAAATTACCATTTAATACTATACCGGTACCATTAACATCATCAAATTCATAACTAATTGAACAGTTACTTGCATCAGTTTTATTATTACTATCTTGATGTATAAAATGTATTGCTTTTATATTGGTAGTATCATTATGGGTATTTATAATTATATTACCATCATCATTATTACCTGATATATCTAAATTATCATTTATATTAACTTTATCATTAACAATTAATTTATCTTCAAAATTTAAAGTTTGCAATGTAATATTAGTTATAGAATTTACTATTAAATTATTATTGATATTAGTGGTTTTTTCACTATTACCTATATTAAAAGAACCACTAATATCAACATTTCCATATAATCTTATTTCATTATATGCATTTAAAGTACCTTTAACTTCAACATTATTTACAATTAATGGGTCATTATCTAATGTAAATTTTTTAACATTTAAATTAGAATAACTTAATTTATTTAATATATCTACATTTTGAAATATTAGATTTTTTAAAATACCATTTTCCATTTTAATATTTTTATAATATTTAATTTTAAATAAATAAAAATTTCAAAATGATAATTATTTTAAAATAAATTATATTGTATTAAATATAATAAATGGGTGGAGGAGTTCTACAACTAGCATTATATGGAGGACAAGATAAAGAAACTATTGGTAATCCTCAAATATCATTTTTTAGATGTGTATATAAAAGACATTCTAATTTTGCAATAGAAACTATTGAACAACCATTTACTTCAGGTAATATATCAAAAAATGAATGTACTGTTAATGCAATCATAGGAAGGAATGGGGACTTAATTCATAAAATGTATTTAGATGTTAAATTTCCAAAATTTCCAAAAAATGCTGAAAGTGATGATAGCGTCAATGCATATAATAATTGGACAAATCAAACTGGTCATGCTTATATAAAAGAAGCTAATATTTATATTGGTGAATTACTTATAGATAAACATATAGGTGAATGGTATGATGTTTGGAATGAATTAAGCGATTATTATGAAAACGAACATTTATTAGTAAATAAACAATTAGCAAAAAAAGCATATTTACTTTCAAATGGTAATAGTGATTGTTCTGGTTTACAATGTTATATTCCATTAAAATTTTGGTTTAATAGATATATCAACTCGGCATTACCAATAATTGCTTTACAATACCATGATGTTAAATTACAATTTAAATTCAGAGCATTAGATTTCTTAGTAAATACAAATAATAATAATGGTGTTGGGGATAATAATAATAATCCTACAACAAAATTATTAATTGACTATGTATTTTTAGATCCTGATGAAAGAAGAATGTTTGCAAATAATTCTCATAAATATCTTATTGAACAATTACAAGTTATAAATAAAAATTTAGAAAAAAATAATGAAATTAAATTTAATCATCCAGTTAAAGAATTGATATGGTGTTGTAGAAATTCTAATGCTAGTAAAGAAAGTAAAACAAATGTAGATGCTGTATCAAATTTCCCTTCATCCGGTACAGATAGTATTGAAAATGGAAATGACTATTTTAATTATGCTTGTGCTAATCCAGCAGCTGTTGAAAATGTTGGAGGAAATAATAGTAATGAACCTTTTGATAATGCCAAATTAGTATTTAATGGAGTCGATAGATTCTCTGCAAAAAAAGCATCATATTTTAGAACAATACAACCATTAAATCATCATTCAAGAATTCCTACAAAACATATTTATTGTTATTCATTTTCAATAAAACCAGAAAACTTCCAACCATCAGGTTCATGCAATTTTTCAAGAATTCATAATGCTTTTTTACAATTTGATAATATTACAAGTGACAAAACTGATTTACTTGTATTTGCTACAAATTATAATATATTATATATTGAAAGTGGAATGGGAGGACTAGCATATTCTAACTAAAAAAAAATTTGATTTAAATATTTTATTTTTTATATTGTACAAAATGAATGATTCTATTATAATACAAACAGTTGATAGTAATCTAAAATCATCAAAACTTTGGAATATATCTAAAAATGATTTAATTAAATTTGATTACTTTAATAAATTAATTAAATTTAATAAAAATAATGATATATTAAATTTGAATTCAATAACTGATAAAGAATTTGAATATTTATATAATTATCTATATAATAATTACTTTAATAATTATGTAGAAGATTTAGAAGATAATGAATTATTTGAATTTATTAAATTATCAAACTATTTACAAATTAATGAATTATTTAAAATACTTAAGAAAGAATTTTTAGTAAGATTATCTAATACAATCAATTAATAATTTATTAAAATAATATAAATCTATAATTTTAATACATTAAATATTATATTAAATCTATAATTCTATTAATAATTTTTTTATTTTTCAAATTAATTTTTGTAAAATTTACAATTTTAAATTTAATTAAAATAAATATCATTAAGATTATTAGTAAAAATATAATAAATAAATATGAATTATTAAAACATTTTGTAGAATCTCTTAAATTAAATAATGGATAAGTATAATGTCTATATGCCTTTTTAACACTCCATTCTTTTCTATTAAGTAATTTATTAACTGTATTGTGTAGTAATACAGTCCATTCAAATAATTTTTCTCTTGAATCTAAAAATTTACTAACTGGTAAATCACTAAGATTACTTTCTAGATGTTTAGAACATTCATTACAAGGTATTATTTTATGTAAATTCTCATAAAATGTTTTATAATTTTTCTTATCAATTTCAGATGGATTATTTGGATAACCTAATGCTACAAAATGTATAGTATTCCACATACTACTTCCCCAAGCACTCTTATCAATCATTCTTAATTATATAATATTTAATAATTAAATTAATAAATTTAAAATATTAATTTATAATATTTAAATTATTTAAGTATAATTAATTAATTTACTTTTGACTAATGATTAATACTATTGAAAATAATAATAATATTAAAAAGAAAAATAAACATTCTATACAATGTTTAAATTGTGGTTATAAAGGACACACTATATCAACTTGTAATTATCCTATAACATCATATGGTATTATTTGTTATTATATTAAAAATAGAGAAATTAAATATCTTATGATTCAGAGAAAAGATACTTTATGTTATTGTGAGTTTATAAGAGGTAGATATAAAATTGATGATATAAATTATATTATTAATTTATTCAAATATTTAACACCAATTGAAAAAAATAATATATTAGAAAATGATTTTGATACATTATGGAATAAACTATGGAAACACTATGATATTAATAAATTTAAAAAAGAATATAATTTATCTAAAATCAAATTTAATAAATTAAAAAATGGATTTATATCTAATAATCAATTTATTGATTTTAATTATATAATAAAAAATTCAATCAATAATAAGGTTAATTATAATGATACCGAGTGGGAATTTCCAAAAGGTAGAAGAAATAGAAATGAAAATAATATTAATTGTGCTATAAGAGAATTTGAGGAAGAAAGTGGATTTGCAAGAAATAATATTGAACTTATTAATAACAAATCATATGAAGAAATATATATTGCAGTTAATAATATTAGATATAGACATATATATTATATTGCCAAATGTAAGAATCTTAAAAATATTCAGAACTTATTCAATCCTAATAATAAAATACAAATAAAGGAAGTTAAAGATGTTGAATGGTTTAATTATTTTGAGATAATTAATAAAATTAGAGATATTTATATAGAGAGGATTGAATTATTCAAAAGAATTAATAAAATAATTAATAAATACGAGCATAATATTAGTTAGAATTAATAATAATAATAAGAATATTTATTTTTTTAATTTATAATAAATTATATTAAGTCATCTTAAATTTCCTAAATAAAATGCTTTTGAATTAACATTAATTAAATCATTTGCCGATTTAGATTGAATGTTATAACAAATAAAATGATCTTGACCTTCAATTCTATATGTATTATCATTATATATAAAATAAGTCATATCAGGCATATCTGAAATTTTAATTTTATTACATTGTAAATGCATTATATCACTTGAATTAAAGTAGTAAGTACCTATCTTTCTATAATATATTTTTATTTTATCATTATCTTTTATTATATCATTATTATCTGTAAATATTTTTTCATAAAACATGAACAAAGTATATAACCTTGTTATTTATTTAAGTATGATGATACCTAATTATATTTCAAAATTTTTTTATAAGATAATAACAAAATAAGAAAAAGTTTAGTTATTATTAACTTTTTCTATTTTATTCTTGAAGTGTATTTGATTTAGAAACTTCCTAATCTCATAAGATCCACTTCCATATCTTATTAATTTTTTTGCTTTTCATCTACTTCTTTTTGTTCTTGATCTTCAATATTGGTGATTACATTCACTGAAAAATCGTCAAAACTAACTGGACCATCAATAAGATGATCAAAGTAGTTGTTTCTCTCAGAATCATGTTGGCACCATAAATCAAGTGTATGACATAAGTCTTCAGGCAACATTTCTTCACCTTCCTTTTCCAACATGTAGTCTTTGAATTTCTTCAGACCCTTTGTCATAATGATAGTGAGTTCATCAAGTGAAATCACCTTGTCATCCAATGAACCGTAGAAGAAAGTGTCGCAGGGAAATTCTTCCTCATCTGAATCTGATTCAGGTTCAGAGTAGTTCCCATATTTCTTATTCCTCATTTCAACCTTTTGTGCCATTGTAAGGGGTCTCTCAAATAAGAAAGAGTTTAGTTATTAATTAACTCATTTCTATTTGTATTTGTAATCTATTCATCATCTGAATCAGAGTCATCATCTGGTTCAGAACCATCATCTGGTTCAGAACCATCATCAGAACCATCATCAGAATCATCATTCTGTGCAAATACAGGTTGAACTTTTGCCAATTCGTTGTCATCATCATTGTCTGAATCATCATCCGAGTCAGTATCAATCGTTTCTGGTTGCTTCTTGGATTGCTTCTTGGGTTGCTTCTTGGGCTGCTTCTTGGGCTGCTTGGGTTGCTTCTTGAGTTGAATCTCATCATCGTTGTCATCGTTGTCATCAGATGAAAGATCAGTAAGAGATTGCTTGTACGCCTTCTCCTTCTCTTTGAAGTCATCTTGTTGCTTGAACATGGCCCACCTCTTGGCAATCTCGGACATCTCCCAACGCCCTTCCTTCTCAATCCAGCCTTCATCACCTTCTTTGAGGTCTTTTTGCTCATCCCTGACTACTGGCATATTCTCCTTGAGAAAGTTGTTCCAGAAAGAAGGCGGTTTCTTCTTCTTGCCATCCTTGCTGACTGTCTTCTTCTTGCCAATCTTGTTGACTGTCTTCTTTGTGCTCAAAAGTCCCTTGAACTCAGTAATGAGCTCAAGAACATCTTGGTCAACATCTTTCTCTTTCAAGAAAGACGACAAGTCATCACAAGTCTTGACTTTCTCTTTGAGAACAGCCTTTTCAAGTTGAAGAGATACCATCGCGAAGTGTTCAGGATTGATTTGTTACTATTGACTTTTAGACTAAGCAAACTTCAAATTTTTTTTTTAGTAGTCAAAAAAAAATTTTGAAGTTTTAATAAGTATATTAACTAGTATAAACAACTATGTCTACCACCGGATTCTTTGATGAAGTATTGGTAAACATGACTCGTTTACATCTTGGAAGAAAATGTATAGGTGTATCATGGGGGTCAATTCTAGACAAGAATGAGGAACTTAGTACGATGTATCCTGGTAAACCAGACGTTGTCGATTGTTTCCTTTGCAAACTTATCATTGAGCACCAAAATTCTCAATTTGATAAGGTAGTTCCCATTATTGAAGAAGCAACTAGTGAGAGCAAGGAAGTCTTGACAGACACAAAGGTTCTCAAGATTGAGAATGAGAGTGAGAATGAAAAGAAGTACATCGATCCTATGTACACAGATTCATACTGGTTTAGAGATTATAAGACACAGATGAGAATGGATATAGAGGATGTAGCTGTAGTAGAAGAAGTCAACATGCCAAATTGGCAAAAATGTCAAAAGTTCCCTGAGCGTTTCAAAGAATATGAGATTGACATCTCTGGACTTCTCGAAAATCTTCACCCAAAGGTGGCAAAGAAAGTTATGGCTATGTGTGCTGGATTCAAGGGTGACATCTTCAAGAAGTACACTAACTGGTATTCACTTGGTCATTTCTATCACGAGAAAGAGAAAAACATCATTACCGTGAAGATATTGGTTGGTGATGATGTTGAAGAGAAGATCAATCAAGTGTATCATGCACTCAGAAAGAACATCAGACACAACATCAAGAAGTATTTTGACAAAAGAAATAACTAGATAGTCCAAATCAAAATAGAAATGAGTTAATTAATAACTAAACTCTTTCTTATTTATAAAAATTAATTTTAATAATTTTATAGTTAATACATTAGACATAAAAAAAATTTGATTTTAAAATATTATTAATATCTAATTGCAAAATGTCAGATGTATCTGATGTTTCTGAAAAAAGAAACATACAAAAAAATTATCCACAGAAAAAGAAAAGGAGAACAAGTGATTTATCTGGAAATGAACAAGAACTACAAGATATTCAATTAATACCTACTATTAACAACATGCCTAAATCTATGAGATGTCCATGTGGTGGAGGACAGTCATGCATTGTTAATAGAAGATGGTTAGGTGATTGGGTTCATGAAGACGATGTATTTAGAATATTAAATATTCCATTGCGAGTTAATTGTGCACAAGCTTATACAGAAGAACAAATTAATTCACTTACTAATTTTAGATAATGTATTTAACCAAAATCTAATCAAAAACAATATTTTTATTTGAAAGAGAACCAATTATGGGTCTTTGCCTATGGGAACTTATTTTATTAGTAATAATATTAAAAATTATGCTTTCAACACAAACATCATACTGTGATGAATATAATATTAATAGAAATGATTGTGATTATAACTCAGTTGGTTTGAAACATTTTTGTTTTACTATTGGTTATTTATTTGGTAAGAGATATCTTAACATCTAGATAATTTTCATAAATTTTATAAATTCTCAAATAAATAAATAATACTTTTTAAAGAATTTATTCTTATTTGCATTTCTCCTTCAATTATATCAATTTTAGTATAATTATAATTTATAACATTATTATCATTTTTATTAACTATAATTAAGAATTCCTTTTTTTCACTTAAAAAATAATCTACATTATCAAATTTAGGAGGATTTTCTTTTTTATTTAATATTATATTAGGATAATCTGATTTACTTTTTTCATATGTTTTTAACCAATATCCATTTTCAAGTAAAAACAATTCTTTTTTAATATTTTCTATGTGCTTTTTTTTATTATCAGTATTTAGCTTATTCCAATTACCATTTAACATAATTTTAATTAAATCAATAATTTTATATATTTTATTAGATTTTAATAAATTTAGATTTTAATAAATTTAGATTTTAATAAATTTAGATTTTAATAAATTTAGATTTTATGAAAATTTTTTAGAACCAATTTTAATTAATTTCATAATTGTTTCATCATCAGCTTCATCTATATTAATTGAATGAGTATATGGTCCATTACCTTGTACTAATACTTCATTTTTTTTATCATTAAAACATAGTTTTCTTAGTAATTCTTTTTTTTTAACAATATCATTTTTATTATATTTTTTATTATCCTTATTATTATTCATTTAATTTAATTAAATATAGTAAATTATTTTTTAATAATATTTTTTTGATTTAATTAAATTTAATTAAATATGAATTATATTTGTAATTATTAAAATGAAATATAAATTTATTGTGTTTTTAATTTTATTAATTTTTATTATTTCAATAACAAATAGAAATATTGAGCATTTTAATAATATTGAATTTGTTTCACCAGTAAATTCCTATAATACAATTATAAATTCAAAATATTTTAATACATTTAATAAAAATGATTTCAAAGTTAGAAATTGTAAAAATATTGAAGAATGTAAAAAATTATACAAATCTAATTTAATTAAATTTAATGATTATGAAAAAGAATCATTAATATATTTAATAAATAAAGCAAATCTTTTAATTAAAGAACATTCTAGTTTTAATAATATTAAATGGAAATTATGTAAAACTACTGATAATATAGAAGAAGGTATGCCACATACACATGGAGATATTATATTTTTATCACATAAATTTTTTGATAATCCGGAGAAATATAAAATAAGAACTTTGATTCATGAAAAGATTCATATATATCAAAGAAAATATCCACATAAAACACAAGAATTATATAAATTTTATAAATTTAAAAAAAATAAAATAGTAGACAAAGAAATGAGAAGAGCAAATCCTGATTTAGATGGTAATGATTATGATTATAACGGAACTATATTTTATATGAAATACTTAAAAAATCCAAATAAATTAAGTGATTCGAATGTAAATTATGTAGCATTACGAGATTATGTACATCTAGATAATAAAGAGATTATTAAAAATTTTAGGAATCAAGGATATCAAAATGAACATCCGAATGAAATATTTGGTTGTATGATAGCAGATAAAATAGTTGGTAATAATCTCACAGATTTAGAATTGATTAAATATTTAAATTAAAAAATTTAATTTAATAAAATTTTGAAACTTTTAGATATTTTTATTAATTAATTAATATGGGTAAATTTAAAAAACCTACAAAAATTAAAAAGAATAATAATAAATTGAAATGTAAAGTAATTACATCTAAATATAAAGTAGATAAAATTAAAAATAATTTAATAGTATTGAATGAATATTATAATGAGTTAAATCATTATATTTTAAAATTAAAGCAAGAAATTTTAGAATTAAAAATATATATTGATAAAGTATTGGAATATTTATTATATTTAATATATGAATTATCTAAATTATTAAAAATATCTAGATCATTTGAAGTTTCTAAATGTCAAGGATATAATTGTTTATTCTATAATTATGAGTTAAGGTCTCATGGTAAATTTAGTGAATCACAACAGAAATATCTATGTGATTTATGTTTTATTTAATTACATAATCTTGTAAAAATACATTTATAATGTGAATAATTATCATTATTATTAAATACAATATCTGTATCTATAAATTTTTTATTGCAATAGCAACATGTTTCATCTGCTTTATTACAGTTTGTAAATTTAATTAAATTTAAATATACACTATAATTTAACCAATAATTAATTGTCCAACTTTTATTTTTACATATATATTCATCCATTATCCATCCTAAATTAATTAATTTTTTTGCATATATTAATTTATTTAATTTATTAAATTTAGAATTAATTAAATCTGTATTTGTAATATTATTAAAATCTTCATATATATAACAAAATCTTTTATAAAATTTTCTGTAAGAAATATCTTCATATTTTAATAAATAAATTGTTTGTTCTGTTCTATCTCTCATAATAATATTTCCATTAAATTTTTGTAATAGTAAATTACAATCAAATGAACATTCTGTAAATTTTAACATATAATTATTAATAGTTGTTCTGAATAAATATATTGTTTGATAAACTTTATGATTATAGCAAATTGTTATTATTGTTAAAGTATTATATGGATTATATACTTTGACTCTATATTCTAATGATAATATTGATAATAATATATTCATAAATTTATTTAAATTGTAACGAAATAAACACTTAATTGTATTATTATCATTATTTATATTATCATATATTATGTAATTATCAAGTGATAATAATATATTCCTAATATATGAATGACAATTATTTATATAGTATTTATCATCTACTAAATTATTATTTGAATCAGTTAAATTATTATTTGAATTTATAATCTTATTATTTATAATATCATTCGTTTCAATAATTTCCGTCATTTTAAATATATATAAAAATTTGAATATATAATTTATTAATTAAATACTTAAATTAATTTTTAGATTTGTCATATTTTAATATGAAAAAATCAAAAGAAGTTATTTTAAAAAATAATTTAGAAAAAGATAGATATTTAATAAATGATATTAAATTAAAAATGATTTCTAAAAAAGAATTAGAAAATTTAAAGAGTAATCCTAAGGAATATTTATCTAAATTATCAGAATCATTACTTGTTAAACTTATACAAGACCTAAATTATTCATATTATATTGATGGTAAATCTCTATTAACTGATGAAATGTATGATTATGTTAAAGAAGAATTACAAAATAGAAATCCAAATCATCCTATATTAAAAGAAATTGGTATTTCAAATATTAGAAAAGTTAAATTACCATACTTTATGGGTTCTATGGATAAAATTAAAAATGATGATAAAGTTCTTAATAATTGGTTAAAAAAATATCCAAGTGATAAAGGATATGTTATATCTGATAAATTAGATGGTATATCAGGATTACTACATAAATCAGTAGATGATAATGAAGTTAGACTATATACACGAGGGAATGGAGAAGAAGGTCAAGAAGTTACACATCTAAAATCATTTATAAATGGAATACCTGAAATTAATATTAAAGATGAAATAGCAGTTCGTGGAGAATTTATTATAACAAAGGAAAAATTTGATAAATTGAAAGAGGAAGATGATATTAAAAATACTCGTAATATTGTTGCAGGAGTTTTTAATTCTAAAAAGCCAAATCTAAAAATTGCTAAAATAATTGATTTTGTAACATATGAATATATTTTACCACCTATGGAACCAATAAAACAATTTAAAAAACTAAAGGAGCTTGGTTTTATTGTGTCTTATCACAAGAAACTTAAAGAGATAAATAATACAATTCTATCTAAAATATTAGAAGATAGAAGAAAAGATTCTGATTACGATATAGATGGTATTATAGTTACACAAAATAAAGTTCATAAAAGAAATACAAGTGGAAATCCAAAATATTCATTTGCTTTTAAGAATATATTAACTTTAAAAAGTGCAGAAATTATGGTATTAAAAGTTCAATGGAATATTACAAAGGATAAATATATTCAACCAGTAGTTATTTTTGACCCAGTTGAAATAAATGGAGTTAGTATTGAGAAAGCAACAGGTATAAATGCGAAGTTTATAAAAGAAAATAAGATAGGTCCAGGTAGTAAATTAGTAATTGTAAGGAGAGGTGATGTAATTCCTCATATAGAAAAAGTATTAACTGAAAGTGAATCTGGAGAACCAAGTATGCCAGATTATAAATATAAATGGAATAAAACTGATGTAGAAATAATTTTAGATAATTCTGAAGTTAGAAAAGATATATTAAAAGAAAAAGATATAAAAGAACTAGAAAATTTTGTAACTAAAATTAAATTTGATAGAATTAGTGGAGGTCTAGTAAAAAAATTATTTAATGGAGGTATTGATACAGTTTATAAATTTCTCAATGTATCAAAAGAAGAATTATTAGAAATAGAAGGTATAAAAGATAAGACTGCTGATAATATTTTAGAATCAATTAAAAAATCAATGAAAGATATTGATTGTATTAAATTAATGGTTGCTTCAAATAGTTTTGGGAGAGGTTTTGGTGAAAAAACATTTAAATTAATATATAAAGAATTAGATAGAGATATTGTTGAAAACAAACCAACTACTGATGAATTAATTAATATTAAAGGAATTGAAATAAAAACTGCTGAAAAATTCGTTGATAATTTCGATGATTTTATTAAATTCTTAAAAACTAATAAATTAGATTGTAATTTTAAGAAAAAAATAGTGAAAAGTAATTCTGGAAATAAATTAGATAATTTAAATATTGTTTTTTCTGGGGTTAGAGATAAAGAATTAGAGGATTTTGTTGAAAATAATGGTGGAAATATAAAAAATACTGTTAATAAAGAAACCTCAATATTAATTGTTAAAAACTTAGATACTACTAGTTCAAAAGTTAAATTAGCAAGAAAATTAAATAAAGAAATTAATGATAAAGAAGAATCAGTAAGTAGTATTAATAGATCAAGAATAATTCAAAATGATAAAATTAAAATTTTAACAATTGAAATGTTTAAAAATAAATATATAAATTAATTAAATTTGATTTAATTAAAATTTGATTTAATTAAAATTAATAAATTTGAAAAATAATATTATATTTAATAAAATGGAAAACGCTAAAAAAATGTTTTTATTTAATCTATTACTTACTGCAGTAATTGCATTTACATCATTATATCTAATTAAGAAAGTTAATAAAATTGTAACTATTGAGAAATTTGCTTATGGTAGTGGTAGTTCTGCTTCATATGCTCCTTTAATGAAACTTGATAAGGAAGATTTTGAAGATAAAAAGAAAACTACAAAGAAAGTGGATACTGATAGTACAGATAATACTGATAGTACAGATAATACTGTTAAAAAAGATTCATGTAAGCCATGCCCTATAAATAATACAAATAGAAATGAGCAAATATTAAAAGGTTTTGGTAATCAGGATGTAGACACACTATTTGGAACTCCAACTCATTATAGCGAAGCATCAGCATCTTATAGTAATACACAAGAAAATGCACCAAATGTTAAAGGAGACAAAAAGAGTCTATTTTTATTTAAATATAATGATTGCAAACCAGAGTGCTGTGAACCAAGTTCTGGTAAAGGTACTGGATATTCATGTGATACTGGTTGTGTATGTAATGATGTAGAACAGAATAATTTAGTTGCTTCAAGAGGAGATGGAGTATATCCATCAAATCCTGATGAAAGTTTAAAATTCCAACCATACCAAAAAATAATTTAAAAATTATTTTATATATTTATTTATATTTAAAATTTGATATTTTTTTTTATTTATATTATAATATTTATAATGTATTGTATAAGGGGTTGTGATAATATAATTAAAAGATTATTTAATAAAATTCCTAAAAATTTAAATTTTAAAGAATTAAATTTCTTTTATCCTCCAATTAAAAAAGGTAGAGTAATTAGAGTATATGATGGAGATACTATAACAATTGCTGCTAGAGTGCCATTACTAAAAAATAGAGATATTTATAAATTTTCAATTAGATTAAATAGAATAGATTGTCCAGAAATAAAAACTAAAAATAATGAAGAGAAATTATATGCCTTAAGAGTACGGGATTTATTATCAGAAAAAATAATGAATAAAATGGTAAAAGTAGAAATATTAAAAACTGATAAATATGGAAGATATTTAGCAGAAATATATTATAAAAGAGAAAATATAAGTGATTGGTTATTAAATAATAGATATGCTATACCTTATGATGGTGGTAAAAAGGAAGATTTTAGTGTAGGTAAATTTAACCATCTATTAATAGAAGATTCATATGTAAATGCTGAATTAGTAACTGTTCCTTTACATAATTCAAATGGAGAGTATCTTATTTAAATAACAAAGTATATAAATTAATTAAGTATAAATATGTGCTATTGAATCTGACATTGTATTTTTATTTTTAATTAAATAATCAACTACTTTATTATTTATTATAAATGGTATCTCAAAATCAATATTTAGATTTGATATAGATAAACTTTTATCTTCTATCTTATTATCCATTAATCTAAATAAATTTAAATTACTAATTATACATTCAATTGATCTTCTTAAATTTCTTACACCATTCTCACTTTCTGTTTTACTAATTATATATTTAATAATCTCTTCAGTAAATATTAAATCAGTACTTTTAAAATTAAAATCTTTTAATATTTCGGGTATTAAGAATTTATTTGCAATATTAATTTTGTCATTATTTTTATATGGATCTGTATTAATTCTAATCATTCTATCTCTTAAAATAGGATTAATCATATAATCATTATTGTAAGTGAAAATAATAAGTGCTTTTGAAAGGTTTAAAGGAATATCATAAAAATACTTATCAAAAAAAGCATCATTTTGCGTACTATCTGTTAAATGTATTAAAGTATTAATTATTTCTTCTCCTCTTGATGAATCGCTTACTTTATCTAATTCATCAAAATATATTATAGGATTCATGCATCCTGCCTTCATTAATGCATCTACAATTTTTCCATGTATTGCTCCTTCATATGTAAATGAATGACCAGTTAAATAAGCACTATCATTTATACCTCCTAATGGAATAAATACAAATGGGAGATCAAGTGCTTTACATAATCCTTCTTTAATAAGTCTTGTTTTACCACAACCTGGACTTCCATGAATTCCAATACAGTTCCCTTTAAGAGATGGATTTGATATCCATTGTCCAATAATCCGCGTAATCTGTTCTTTTGATTTGTCATGTCCATAAACATTTTGATCAAGAATTTTATGAGATTTAAGTAAAAAATTGCTAATTAAAGATTTATCCTTAGGAATTTTAAGTTTTTTATAGATTCCGCAAGGAATTTTACATAAATTTTCAACATAATTAAGAATTTTAAAATACTCACCACTTCTTTCATTCATAGAACTAAGATGATTTAATTTTTTTAGTGCTACTGCTTTAATAGAATCATTAATATCTGAATTAATTATTTTGAAACGAAGTGGTACTTGTTCTTTATTTAACTCATTAGTTTTCTTTTCAAACTTAATAATTTTATTTTTATTTCTAACACTTTGCTTTAAAAAATATTCCATTTCTTCATCTTTATAATTAGAAAAATTAGGATTTTTATCAATATACTTTCTGTTTTTTTTAATTTTTTCATGGGTTTCTTCATAATCATCATCATAATCTTCATATTCTTCATATTCTTCATCATTATTTTTATCTAGTAATGATAATGACTTAAATTTCTTATTATTATTATTTAGTATAATTATAGTATTATTATCTAACATTTCTGTAAATTTTCTTTTTAGATTATCTTCATTATCTTCATTATCTTTATTACTTTCATCATTAACAATATTATTATCTTCATTATCCTCATTATATTCATTATTTTCTTTATTTTCTTTTTTTTGTTTCTTATTTTCTATAATAATACTATTATTATCACTAGCTATACTTTCTATATCGTCATCATCATTATTACCTTTATTAATTTTACAAATATTAACATTAGTTTTACTTCTAGTATTATGTTTTTTTTTATCCTTTTTCATATTTATTTAAATTTAAAAAAAAATTTATAAATTAAATTATAAGATTTATTTATAAATATATTTAAAAAAAAATCTTATTATATAGTATAAAAATAAAATATGTCAACCGTCAAACAACAAAGCATAGTAAATACAATTGAACAATTACATAAAGATTCATCTGTTAATACAGGGACCATTCCTCTTGTGGAAGGAGGTTTATATAACTTAATAAATAATATGATAAGTAATTTATCATATATTAAAGCATCAATTAAAACAGAAGAAAAAAAAATGATACATGACTTAGGTACTGTGACTACAAATAGTGGTACAATAAATGGTGATAATTTCATTATTATCCCAACCGTGGTTGCTGCAAGTCTCGCTTCTGACTCGAATGCAATCAGAGGTGATGTTCACACTGGCACCGCCACTATCGACAACAACGTAGCAGTTTATTCAGGTTCAGTCACCACTGCTACTGCATATAGTGAATCGGCAGCATGGGAAATCTTAAGAGATGCAGCTCAAACTATCGTAGATTTTAAAGAAGGTTCAACAACCGGTTCTGGTTCTTCTGTAAATCTGACGAATTCGAATACGAGTCTTATATTACAAGAAGATACTGCATAGATATATATTTCCCCAAATCTCACACTTTTATTTTTTCAAAATTATATAAAAATATTTTATATAATATTATTAATTTAAAAAAAATTGAAAAATATATTTATAAATTAATTAAAATAAATTATTAGTTAAATAAAATGTCAATCTATAAAGAATTATCATATGAACAAGATGTAGATACAATAAATGGTATACAATTTTCAATTATGAGTGCAGATGATATTAGGAACAGATCAGTTGCTGAAATATTAACAACAGATACATATGCTGGTGTTGAACCAGTACATGGTGGTTTATTTGATCCTAGAATGGGAGTTGTAGATCATAATAAAATATGTCCAACATGCGAGCAAAAAAATAAATTCTGTCCAGGACATTTTGGACATATAGAATTGGCAAAACCTTTATTTTATATTCAATTTTTTGATATTGTAAAAAAATTAATGAAATGTGTATGTTTTAAATGTTCTAAGTTATTGCTTGATAAAGAACAACCAGAGTTACAAAAAATTATGAATAAAAAAATATCTAGACAGAAAAAGTTTGATGCAATCTATAAAATATGTTCTAAAAATAAAATTAAATGGTGTGGTTCAAATAGTGATATAGGTTGTGGAGCAAGACAACCTGATAAAATATCCAAAGATAATATAGGTAAAATTATATTAGAATGGAAAGATGTTGAAGAAGATAATAAAAAAATATATCTTGCAGAGGATGTACTAAAAATTTTAACCAGAATTACTGATGAAGATTCTGCTATATTAGGATTTCCTAAAAAAATAAATAGGCCTGAGAATTTAATTTGTACTGTATTTCCATTTCCTCCTCCTACTGTTCGTCCATCTGTTAGAAATGATACTGGACAAAGATGCCATGATGATTTAACACATAAACTATGTGATATGGTAAAAACTAATAATACTCTTAAGGCAAAAATTGATAAAGGAACTGCAACAATAGAACAAATTGAATACTGGACTATACTATTACAATATCATTTATCAACATTTATTGACAATAAAATTCCAGGTATAGCACAAGCTAAACAGAGAACAGGTCGTCCATTAAGATCTCTTACTGAAAGACTTAAATCAAAAGAAGGTAGAATTAGAGGAAATCTAATGGGTAAGAGAGTTGATTTTTCAGCAAGAAGTGTAATCACCCCTGACCCATGTATTTCAATTAATGAATTAGGTGTTCCAATTAAAATAGCAATGAATTTAACATATCCTGAAAAACTTAATAAATATAATAGAGAAAAACTAATTGAACTAGTTAAAAATGGTCCTGATAAATATCCAGGTGCTAAATATCTTCGTAAAGCAAATGAAAATATGAGAACTATTAGATTAAAAGATATGGATTTTGATAAATTGACATTTGAAGATGGTGATATAGTTGACAGACATGTTATGAATGGTGATTTTGTATTATTTAATAGACAACCATCATTACATAAAATGTCTATGATGTCTCACAAAGTTAGAGTTATGCCATATGATACATTTCGTTTAAATCCTGCTGTAACACCTAGTTATAATGCGGATTATGATGGGGATGAAATGAATTTACACTTACCACAATCTGTACAGACAGAAAATGAACTTAAAATGTTATCAAATGTAACAAGTCAAATAGTAAGTCCTCGTGAAAGTAAACCAATTATATCAGTTGTTCAAGATGTAACATTAGGATTATATAGACTAACAAAAGATAATGTTGAAATTACTGAAAAACAATTATTTAATCTATTAATGACAAATAGTAAATTTATTGGTGATGTCCCTGAACCAAATAATGATAATAAATGGTCAGGGAAAGATATATTATCTGAAATAATTCCTAGTAATGTTAATTTAAAAAATGGAAATAATCAATATGATAGTGATAAAAATAAAAATGATAAACAAAACTTTATAGTTATAGAAAATGGTAAAATAAAACAAGGTGTTTTTGATAAAAAAATATATCAAGATAGAACTAATGGATTAGTTCATATTTTATTTAATGATAATGGACAAGATGAAGCAAGATATTTATTTGATAATACCCAAAAATTGATTTGCAATTGGTTAGTGTATAATGGATTTAGTGTTGGAGTATCAGATTTAATTGTTACTCAAAAAATTAATGATGAAATGGAAAAAGAAATTGATGATATGAAAACTAAAGTTTATAAAATAATGAAAGATATCCATCAAAATAAATTTGAGAATAAATCATTTGAAAGTAATAAGCAAAACTTTGAGAATGAAGTTAATAATTTACTTAATAATTCTATTGGTAAAGTTGGTAAAATCGCTCTAAAAAATATTACTGATGAAAATAGAATGGTAAATATGATTAAATCTAAATCAAAAGGTAATCCAGTTAATATGGCACAAATGATTTCAAGTCTAGGACAGCAAAATGTAGATGGTAGAAGAATTACAGATAGTTATAATGATAGAACTTTACCTCATTATACTAAATATGATGATGGACCAGAAAGTAGAGGTTTTGTTGAGAATTCATTTATTAATGGATTAACCCCCCAAGAATTTTACTTTCACGCGATGGGTGGTCGTGAAGGTTTAATTGATACCGCTGTAAAAAGTATAACAGGTGATACACCAATTATAATTATAGAAAATGATATTCCTAAGAAAGTTAATATTGGTGATTGGATAGATAATCATTTGGAAATTAATAAAAAAGATATAAAATATTATGATGAAAAAGAAGCAAATATGGAATTATTAGATATAGAAAATAATGATAATTTAAAAGTAGTAATTCCAACTACTGATAATATAGGTAATATGAGTTGGGAAAAGATTACAAAAATAACAAGACATGACCCAAGTGAATTAATATATATAATTAAAACAAAAGCAGGTAGAAGCGTAAAAGTAGTTGAATCTAAATCATTATTAATATGGAATTCAGATATAGAAGAATATGAACCAACATTAACAACTGATGTAAATATTGGAGATTATGTTCCTATATCTTATAATTTATCGAATAAAAATGTGAAACAAATTAATTACATTAATATGGAAGATTATTTACCAAAAGATGAATATATTTATGGAACAGATTTTAATATTGCTATGAAACTAATAATTGATAAAGATAGAAGATTACCAACATTTTGGTGGAGTAATAATAATGGAAAAGAATTTATGTTACCATATAATCATGCTCATTCATTATTAAGAGTTGAAAAAAGGTCAAATATAGATATAATAAAGGATAATTATATCTATCCATATAGAGGAGTAAGGAGTGAAGCAAAGATTGAAGATAAATTAGAATTAAATAGAGAAAATGGAGTATTTTTAGGTATGTATTTAGCAGAAGGTAATTCTCATATTACTAGTGGTAAAGTAATGATATGTAATAATAATCCAGAAATATTAGGAATTATAAAAAAATGGTTTGATAAACGTTCAATTGTAAATAAAATTTATACAAAAAATATTAAAAATACTACATCTACTACAATTCAAGGTTATTCTGTTGTATTAGCAAAATTTTTGAGTAAATTTGTTGGTAAAACATCAAGAAATAAATTTATTCCATCTGAATTTTATTTAGCACCTGATGAATTTATAATTGGATTATTAGATGGTTATTTTTCAGGTGATGGACATATAACTAAAAATTCAATTGAGTTATCATCTGCTTCATATGAATTAATAGAAGGTATTAGTATGTTATTAACAAGATTTGGTATTTTTTGTAAAATTACATTTTCAAAATTAAAAAGTAATAATTTTGGAACAACTGATATTGCTCCAATAAATAGATTAGCAATACGATCTAAGTTTGCTTTAAAATTTGCTAAAATTATAAAATTATCACATCCAGATAAATTTGAAAAACTTAATAATTTATTAAATTCAGAAACTATATTAAAATATGAAAAAATATATGAAGTTAAAAAAGATACTATTTTAGATGAAATTATATCAATTGAAAAAATTAGTTCTAAGGAATATCCAAAAGTATATGATTTAACTATTCCTGCTACTAAGAATTTCGGTTTATCAAATGGATTACAAGTATATGACACCTCGGAAACAGGGTATATTCAAAGACAATTAATAAAAGGAATGGAAGATTGTAAAATAAATTATGACTTAACAGTTAGAAATGCAACTGGTGCAATTGTTCAGTTTCTATATGGTGAAGATGGTATGAATGCAACAAAATTAGAAAATCAAAGTTTAAAATTTCTGGAAATGGATATTAATGAATTGGAAAAAGCATATTTATTTAGAGCAGATGATTGTGTAAAAAATCTGTTTAAGAAATCAATTTTTAATAACTTAATGGATGATTTAAGTTGGGAAAATAAGTGCTATGATTTATATAAAGAAATATTAGATGATAGAGATTATTTAATTACTAAGTTATTTAAAAATCAATATGAAACATCTATATTATACCCAGTTTCAATAAGAAGAATAATTAATAATGCAGTAAATTTATATCATAAAAAAAAGACACAAACAGATTTGACACCAATATATATTATTAATAAAATTAATGAATTATCTGAAACATTAATATTGAATGAAAATAATAAAGGTAATAAATTATTAAATATTTTATTAAAAATACAATTATCTCCAAAACAAATTATAGTATTTCATAGATTAAATAAATTATCGTTTGAATATGTTATTAATCAAATAAGAATTAAATTTATGGAAGCAATTGCACATCCTAGTGAAATGGTTGGAGTAGTAGCTGCTCAATCAATAGGAGAACCATGTACACAACTCACACTGAATAGTGTAGAATATAATACTCCTATATTATTAGATATTAATGGTAAATTTAAAAAAGTTAAAATTGGCGAATATATTGATAAAAGAATTAAGAATGCAAATAAAGATAATATAGAGAATCATCGAAATGATACTACTCTAGAATATATTATAGATGATAAAGTAAAAATACTTGCTCCAACAGAAGATGGTAAAATTATTTGGGATAATGTTAAAGCAGTAACAAAACATCCTGTAATAAATAAAGATGGTTCATCAACATTATTAAAAGTAACTACTCATTCTAATAGAGTCTTGATTGCTACAAAAGCGAAAGGTTTTATGAAAAGAGTTAATAATAAAATAGTAGGTGTAACTGGTGATGAATTAAAAATAGGTGATTATATACCAATATCAAATATTCTAAAAGTTAATGAAGATAATTTAATAAATAAATGGGATATAACAGAATATTTACCTAAAAATGAATATTTATATACAAGTGAAGTTAAGAAAGCATTAGAATTATATGATGCCAAAAAAAATATTAAATCTTCATGGTGGAAACCAAATAAAGGAAATATATTTGAATTACCATATTCACGAGGGGATGGTTTTATAGAAGCATATAGAGGTTCAAATAGAACAGATGGAAAACCTAAAAGAAAGTTTGAAGAAAAAGAGAATTGTATATATCCTTGTAAAGTAACTAAACAACCTGCACATATACCAGAAGAATTTGAATTAGATGAATTATTTGGATTTTTTATAGGTGCATATATGGCAGAAGGTTGTTGTACTAAACATCATATATTAATTGCAAATTTAGATAATGATTTTAATGAGAAAATACATAAATTTTGTAATAAATATTCAATAAATTATCATATTGATGATAATAATGGAAAAATGAAAAATAATGGATATACAAAAACTCTCAGATTACATAGTCTATTATTGGCACAGATTTTATTGAAATCAATTGGAACTGGTTCTTCAAATAAAATCTTCCCATCAATATTCTTACAAGCACCTGATGAATTTTTAAAAGGGTTAATTGATGGTTATTTTTCAGGAGATGGTACAATTGGTAAATCTGAAATTATGGCAACATCAGTAAGTAAAGAATTAATAGAAGGTATTCAAGCAGTTTTAATAAGATTTAATATACAGTCATCAGTGAAACCATATAAGAAATCACAAGAAATATCCATTAAAAATGGTTATAATGCTAAATTACCTTATAATTTATATATTAATTGTGAAGGAAAACAAATATTTAGAGATACATTTAATTTAACAATAAAATACAAAAATGGAAAATTAAAATCATATAATTCAAATGAAAAATATGGAAGATTAAATATGATACCAAATGTCGTATTATCAAGTAGTACTAAAAATATAAAAAGAAATGATTTACAAACAATTAAAAATAGTTTAAATAATGAACAAGATATTAAAGTTATTGAGGATATAGAAAATGAAGAAATTTGGTATGATAGAATTATAAAAATAGAAGAATTTGAAAGTGAATATCCTTATGTATATGATTTTACCACTGATATAACTAAGAATTTCACAGATTATTATGGCAGTGCTTTAAGAGATACGTTCCACTCTGCAGGCATCAGTGCAGCATCGCAAACCGTACGCGGTGTTCCAAGGATTAAAGAATTATTAAGATTAAGTAAGAATATTAAAGGTCCCTCAACAAAAGTTTATATAAATGAAAATGTTAATAAAGATAAGAAAAAATGTAAAGATATTAAAAATTCATTAGAAACTACTTATATAAAAGATATAATAAAATCATCATCTATATATTATGACCCAAGTGATGTTGAAACTACACTAGATAATGATAAAGAATTTATAAAAATATATAAGCAATATGAAGAAGATAATTGTACAAATAGTTCGCCTTGGTTATTAAGATTTGTATTTGATAATGTTAAGATGTATGATTTGGGAATTACAATGAATATTATACATCATACAATTAGTAAGAAATATGAAGAACATATTGAATGTTACTTTAGTGATGATAATGCTGATAAATTAATATTTAGAATTAGATTAATTGAGAATGATAATAGTAAATTAGATATTAATGATATGATTACAGAACTAAAAGCATTAGAACAGAATATATTAGAAAATATTATAATTAAAGGTATTAATAATGTTAAAAAAGTTATTTTACTAGAGGATAAATCTATGTCATATGATACAAATGAAAGAAAATTCAAGAAGACTAGTGATAAATATTATATTGTTACTAATGGTAATAATTTATTAGATATATTAACACATCCAGATGTAGATTCTACATTAACAATATCAAATGATATAAATGAAGTTTATGAAATATTTGGTATTGAAGTTACTAGACAAGTATTATTAGATGAAATTAATGAGATTCTTAAAGAAGAAGGTGTTAATTATAGACATATATCATTATTAGTTGATACTATGACAAATAAAGGGACACTATTATCTATTGATAGACATGGAATAAATAGAAGTGACATAGGTCCATTTGCTAAATGCTCATTTGAAGAAACTTCTGATATGTTGATTAAAGCAGGTGTATTTGGCGAATATGATAGAATAAATGGGGTAAGTGCTAATATAATGCTAGGACAAATACCGCCATGTGGAACAGGTGATACAGATATTTTAATAGATCAAGAAAAATTAATGAATGTTAATGATATTAAAGAACAAGAAGATATAAATATAGATAGTGGATTATGTACTGAAGAAGCACTATCATTTAATTTTGATGTACCTATAAATATTGAAACTAAAGATACAAAAGAAATATCATTAAAAATAGTATAATCTATTAGATAGTATAAAATTGTATAATCTATAATATAATTTATAAAATAGTATAATTTATAAAATAGTATAATTTATAAAATAGTATAAAATATTAAATATATTTAATTAAATATGAAAAAAGAAATATTAGAAAGTTTAATATTTTTTATTGTAGCATTATTAACTTTTTTATATGTTAAAAAACATAATCCTGATAAAATAATAGATAGATATTATATAGCAAACTCAGCAGTATTATATAATATATATAAATTAAGTTCAATAATAATATATATTACATTAGTTTTTAATTTAAAATATTTAGTAATACTATTTATAAATAAATATATCTATTCATTAATATAAATTATTCTGATAATTTAAAAAAAAAATGATTTTTAAATTAATTATTAATTTATAAAAATTATAATAAATGGAAAAACAAACTAAAAAATATAATAAAACTTTAGTTAATAAAAAAAGAGAAAGTTTACGAAGATTATGTTATAATGAAGATAATAATGAAATATTAGTTCAAGGAGCAGATAAATCTAATTATTCTATAAATATTGATGAAACTACCGATGAAGTAATAATGAATATTGAATTAATAGGCAAATTTTGAATAATAAAAATTAAATAATATTAGAAAAAATCATAAATATTTTTAACTTTATTTTTTTTATTATCTATTTTTATTAAATATTTACTAAATAGTAATTCTTCCACTTCCTTCTCTCGTAGTTGTTTTATTTTTTCATCTACTTTCTTTTTATCTTTCTTTTCTTCCATTAAAGTTTTGTATTTTTTATCCCAATATTTATTGTCATTTTTATGTTTATATCCATCAATATTTTCTAAAATCATAGAATATAATTGTAAACAAGGTTTCATAATCTGATTAGTAATATAATGACCATAATCCGGAGTTAGATTTTTTTCACGAATGAATTTTGGATCTTCAATTTTATCACCTTGTAATAGTTTTTTTCCTTTTTCTTCTTTTATTTGTATATAAACATAAGGAACCCTATCATTTGCTTGCGGTGCACTTCCAGGATCTCTTTTCTTCATTCTATCTGCTAATACCTTATGTGCTATTTGTTGTGGATTTTTATAGAATCCTCGTAATGTTTTAGTAACTACTAATTCTTCTAATGGATATTCTCCATTTGCTAATTTTTCTAATGATTTATTCAAGAATTCTAATGATTTTTTAATATTATCATCTTTTTCATTTAAAATAATATCTATGATTCCCCCATAAATTATTTTCACAATATTAGCATTATCGCGCCTTTTCAGAACAATTCCCATTGATTTCTGTTTGAATTTATTTACATTATGTTCATATAGATTACCCACATATCTTTTCTTACTAAATATAATGAAAGGATAAAACATTTTTTCCCATTCTAGACAATGTGGTGGTTTAAGCAACTTTTGAAAATCTGCAGATAATTGCTCACCTACTGTAACATTATATTGTAGAATATTTTGTTTTTCAGTTGGATGACCATACTTACTATAATCAGACAGTGGTGGTAATGTAATAAATACTGAATCCGTTTGTAATGCTACAATTGAACCAACGCCTACTGCAAACCTTCCAGTTGTAGTCTCAATATCATAGACATATCCATCATCCATTTCATGATCAATTGCTTCTTCTACATATTTAACTATATTTCTATCTTTAGAATATGTAGACTTTTTATTATAAGAATTCAAACTATATATTCTATCTTTTTTATTCCATCTTCTTACTGATAAATTAAATCCTAATGATGTTGCTAATATATATAAACCTTGTGCTGTTATTTTACCTTTTGTTGTAAAATCAATTTTATTATATTTTAAATTCCAATTTCCTCTTTCTTTTTCTTCTTTTTCGTTTTCTATAAATTTACCTTCATTTCCTTTTGTTCCATCTGCTTCATAGTATCCATCAAAGAATGCTTTTCTTATTGAAAATGAAGCATTTAAAATTATCATAGGAACTTTTTTATTTTTGATTTCATCATACATAAATTTACGATATTTATGAACCATATATCTTAGGGATCCTTTAGGAACTAATTTATATACATGACTTGATTTCATTGTATCTAATATTTTAAACTCCATATCTTCAATTCTATTCAAAATATCTTTTGCTCTGTTTAATCTATCTAATGATTGATTATTCAAAGCCCAACTATATTTTAATCCAGAAGGACATCTATATTCACCACAACTACCATCACCTAAAAAGAACCCCCAAACCCACGCTTCATTTTCATTTAATTCATATTCATCCATTTTAATATCTTGAACTTTTCTATTTAATTTTCCATTAAATTCAATATTTTTTAATTCACAATGTTTTTTTTTAACACATAATTTACATCTATAACTATGTACGAATTCATTTGTTTTTTTACTTTTATTCCAATAAAACATATCACCATTATATGATTCAAAACAAACTTGACAATCATATTTTTTTATATTATCATATTTAGTATGTTTTTGTTTAATATTACCACCATAAAATAGCGAAGGATATTTTGGAACTATTGCTGGTTCGCATAATTCTTCATAATCATTAAATTGATAATGTAATAATTTTGTAGAATTAATTTGAAGTTCATTTGGTTTAATAGGTATTTTATCACTATTACATAAACTATGGTCTTCAGTAACATCAACAATACCTAAACCAGATGACACCCTATATATTTTTTTATTAGTTTTATGTCTAATAACTCTTAATATTTTTTGCCAACCATTATCAGTCCATATATCATAATTACATTTAACTTGTTGTTTATTGGATCTATTAATAGTATCTTTTTTGAATAAATCACATATATCATTTATTAATTTTAATTTATTTTCTTTTGTATCATCTTCATTATACCATATCCATTTATGATTAACTTTTGCTAATTTACGATTTTTTGTTATTAATGAACGATAATATTTTTGTATATTCAAAGTATTATTGACAAATTCTTCTTCAGTATCATATCCATCAATTAATACTTTAATCATTGTGTTTCTTAATTTAAAGAAGAAGTCAGGGTCTTTAAAAGATTCATATTGATTTGGTTCGTTTTCATTAAATATTTGACTAAGTGTTTTAATATCTATAAATCCTTTATCATTTTTAATAATAACTGGTTCATCAAATGGAACGCTATCTCCGTATACCACTTTGCAGTTATATTTATCTTCTGCAAATTTTTTAGCAGACATAATTAGATTTCTTCCAACAGCAGTTGTGCTTGCTGCTAATTCTCGCATAAATATTTGACTTGTTGGAGCACCTACTTGACCATAAAGAGAATTTGCAGTAATCTTATATGCTAATTGTAAACCATCTAATACTGCTTTTTGAAATTCATTATGTGTATCATTATTACTGATAATTTCTAGTTTGTCTATTTCAATTATATCTTTATCTTCTACTTTTAATTTAATAATATTTTCATTTTCATCAATAATATTACCCATTTTTTCAATTTCATTATTATTAATATCAAGGTATTTTATTGTTTTCCATGTAATCTTTTTACGGGTTGCTTTTCTCTGTTTAAGCAATTTTTGTAAGATACGAGGTAGTAATCCTTTTTTATTATTTTTAAATTGAACATACCGACATGTCTGCTCACCAATTTTCTTTTTATTATCAGCTTTTCCTTTGAATAAATCATATGTTATATCAACATATTCATATCCAGGTAAATTATCATACTTCTCATCTAATATTATTGTATCATGTGATATATTTTCACTAATCATAGATGATGGATATAGAGATGCATAATCTAAAACCGATATAGGTGTATCAACATAAATACCAGGTTTTGGATGTAATACAATTGCTCCTTCATAACCTTCATTTTCAGGTTTAGGTGATAAACAACATAATTTTGATTTATTATTTTCTTTTCTTTGACATACATCACTAAATGAATCATTATTAAAATTGCATACTTCACATTTCCATTTTTTATCTTGATAAGGTATTAAGAAATTATCTTCTTTACATTGTTTTGCTACAAGACTAAAGATTTTAACACCTTGACCTCTTAGAAAAATATATGAAAATGGTACAGAACAAACATTACTCATACCAATATTATTTGCAATTATTTCTAGTTTAATTATTAGATAATTACAAAGTGCACAATCCTGAATACAATATTTAGCAACTTTTGCTCTATCTTTTGAAGTACCTTTTTGACATTCAAAAATTTCCTGTGGTGAAACATCATCTTTTGCTAAACCCCATTTATTACCTTCAATCTTATCACAATTACCATCTATTGTAATAATATTAGTATTATAATCAATATTTTCAATTAAATACTTTTTATCATTGATTCTAATTGTAATACCATTTTGAATACCAGTAGGATTATCAACAGATAGTTTATATTTATTATTATCTTCTTCATAATTTATATTTTTTATTTTACCATTTATAAAATGCTGTGCTACAAAATCTAATTTATATGTATCTAAATTATGGTCTTTTTGAACTTGTTTCATTAAATCGATTATAACGCGTCCTTCCATATTTATATATTTTAGGAAGTTGTCACCAAGAGCAGAAGATGATAAAGTTTTTTTAACCCAATGACACTTACAATATCTTTCATCATAATTACATTCTCTAATAGGTTCTTTAATTTTTCCAAGATTACATAAATGTTCAACACAATTTATTTCTAATGCGCGATGATATATGTAATCAAAATCAAAACCAAGAATATTATATCCTGTTATTATATCAGGGTCTAATTTATTTATAATTTCAACCCATTTTAATATCAATTCTTTTTCTGTTTTACATTGTATTACTTGGACACCATCTATTTTATCACATGAATCAAGCGTAACAATTACTTTTTCATCACAATCTTTATTTCCATATAAATGGGTTGTAACACCAATTTGTATTATAGGGTCTCCATTTAATTTTGGAAATAATTCATTAAATTTATCTGTTAATTTATTTACAATTTCGCTTATTGGTATATTATTCTCTACTTCAGTATTATCATCAATATTGAAATAACCAAGTAATGTTTTATTCTTTCGTACGATATCTTCTTCTTCATATCCTAATTTACCATTTATTATTGATATAATATCCTCAATATTTCTATCTATAATTAATTTTATATTTTTGATATCAAAATCATCTTTGAAATCTAATCTCTTTTCTTTAAATATGTTCAATATGTAATAATATATTATATCAAATTTTTCATCTTTAGTTAGAATTTTAGATTTTAATTCATTATTATATTCCATTAATTTATATGCAACTTTATTGTAAGTTTTTGATGCAGTCGGGAATGAACCATCAAATGAAGTACATTCAATATCAAAACTAGCAATTTTAAAAGGTGCAATATTATTATTTGCATATGGTTTTACATTTCTCCATGATACATCATAATTATCACCACATTTAATATCATTTTTGTATGATTTTGCAAAATTATTTATTTCTATCCAACCACTTACTTCAAGATTTTGTTTATGAATAAATCTTAAATAAGGCTCAATATTATTTTCATAAAGTTGAAATTTTATTTTTCTTAGATTTGCTAAATCAATTGGTCTAGATAATAATCTTATAGCATTTTTCATAGATTGATGATTCTTAAAAATCAATTGAATAAATTTGAATGATTTATTATTTGTGAAACCCCATATATCTTTTTTCCTAATTATAGAACAACTTAATAAACTACCTTTTAGATAAAATGGTAATTTATCATTTATATATTCTTTTAATCTGAGAAGTATATTATTATGGAGTCTATCTGGAATATTATCAAGACCTTTTATATAAAAGTATGGGGTATAATCTGAAATATTAACAGATATAGATTTACCAGTATCAGTTCTACCAAATATTTTAATTAGATATTTAGTTTCTGTATTTTCATCTTCATCTTCATATTTATTATCAGAAACAATCCAATCAATTGCTTGAAATATGATACTCATTATATGTAATAGTATAATATTTTTTTAAACAAATTTTATTTCAAAATTTAAAATTTTAAATATATTTTTATATAAATATGGATGTGTTTGATTTTACAGTAGTAGTAATAGTATTATTCTTAACATCATTTTATGTGAAAGAACAATTTGTAGAGGTAGAATATGTTAGAAGTAATATTGATAATAGAGAATATTTAGTACAAAATGCTAAGAAAAATCAACAAGTTGCTGATATGCTTGCAACTATTAATCAAAAATTAACAAAATTAGTAGATATATTAAATGCTAATCCTAAATATAAAGATGATCCTAAATCAATAAGATTAAAAAAAAAATATAAACCAGGTATAATAAGTGAAAGTTCTGAAAATGATAAATATACATCATATTCAGTTGATAAAAAAAAAATAATATTCTGTTTGAGAGCACGTGATAAATCAGGCAATTTAACAGATATTAATACTTTAACTTATGTAGCAATACATGAGCTTGCTCATTTAGCAACAGTTGAAGTTGGTCACACAGAGAAATTCTGGAAAAACTTCAAATGGTTATTACAGATTGCAGAAAAGAATGGAATATATAATTATGTAGATTATAGTTCAAATCCACAACCATATTGTGGTATTGTGATATCTTCAAATATTTTAGATAGAAAACATTAGTTACATAATATTATTATTATTATTTTTTATTTAATTAAAACATATTTTAATTAAACATTTTTAAATATAAATATTAATTAAATATGCAGTTTAAAACATCTGTATTTAAAATAGTAGAATGGATAGATAAAAATGAAAAACAAGAATATCTATTTGTAGGAACAAAGTATAAAAAAGAAATTGAAGAATTAAAAAACAATAAAATTAGTAATGAAAATATTCAAATACTAAAGAGTCATATTAGTAATTTTAAATTATTAAAAAAAACTCTTGAAAAAAATAAAGATATTACAATAATAAATGAAACAATTAATACAGATGATACTATTTTTACATTAAAAAATAAAATTGCAATATATATTGATGAAATTAATTATGAACATATATATACATGGATTACAAAAGATATTAATAATTATGAATTCTTAGATATATTAAATAATATTTTTAATAAAGTTGATAAATTACCATATGATGATATTAATAATATATTAAAAAAAATATTATTACTTGAGTTTGATGGTAATAAAAATAAAAATTATACATTAAATGATATATATAATATATTTGAGAATAGTACTAAAACTATAAATATTCCATTAGAAATTAGATATTTTGATAATAATAATAATCAAGAATTTATATTATCAAATCCTTATAAAAATAAAAATTTAGACAAAAATTTTATAACAGATGATGGCAAATATAAGCCAAAAGAATTTAAATTAGATAATTTATCAATATTAAAATCAAAAATAGATAATAATATTATAAATTTTACAAATAGTAATAATATTTTAGAATATATTAAAGATAAAGTAAAAAAGCAGAACAAAACAGATGAGGAAATTTTTAATGGATTAATTAAAGTCTATTTCCCAAAGTTTAAAGATATAGAAGAGTTAGATAAGATTGATGATTTTAATGAATCTATTAAAGAAATAATTAAAAATGATGATAAAATTATTAATAATATTTACAATAATTCAACTATATTAGATATTAATAGTAAAGAAGAATTTATTAATAAATTACATATTAGAATTTATCCAGTTCTTGTTAATAATAAATATACTAATTTAAAATTTAATTTAGAGAGTATTTTTAATAAATTTAAAACTGATGAAGATTATCCAATAATTACATATAATAAAAAAAATAATAATTTATATAAGATTAATAAGGGTAGTCTTGGTAAAAAAACAAAAGAAAATTTTAAAAAAATAGATAATAATGTATTGAATAATATAACAAAAGATAAAAATACAATTAGACCTATTGAATTCCTTGTATTTACAATTTATTTTTACGAAATTAAGGAGAGTTCAAAGTATTTTACATTTTTATTTTTTGAAAATGGGCAAATAGATATTATTTTTAATTTTAAAATAACTGATAATGTTAGATTTGAACAAATTATTAAGTCTTTTACTAAGATTAATAAATTAATTGAATTAATAAACAATGAATTTAATATTAAGTTAATTGAAATTAATGATACTATATTGAATAATAAATCTGATTTATCATTTATAGAATATAGAGAATTCTCAGTATCAAATAATATAAATTTTAATAGACAATTAAATAGCAATTCAGATATAAAAAAATCATTAGAATATTCTTATCCATTTTTTGAAATAATTAAAAAGAAAAATCAAGATAATAATTTATTTTCATTAAAATATAAAAGAACCAATAATTTTTATAATAATAATAAAATTATTAATCTGATTATTAAAAATATAGATTTAGAAAGAAATGAAATAATTGATAAAATCTCCAATCAATTTGAAGTTTCAAATAATGAAGCAATTAAAATGTATGATGATAATATTGAATATACTAATTTAAATATTGTTAATAATAATAGATTTGTTATATCTAAAGCAAATAATATTTTAATTGATTTAAATTTAAATATAAATGAAATAAAAATATTGACAGATGGATTAAATAATATTAATATTAATGATATAATAAATCATTTATTAATTAATATTATTTCAAATAAATATGTAATTAAAGATAAGTCATCTAAAAAAAATAATAATGAATTATTTAATAAATTATTAAAATCAAAAGTAAAAGAAAATAAAAAAAATCAAGATGATTTGGATAGTATAAAAACAAATAGTAATTCATTTAATGAATTTGCAGATTCAAATAATAATAATAATGATGATAATAGTAATCCCAATCTTAAAAATAATAATTTGGATTCCTCTAAGTCATTTAATGAATTTGCGAATTCAAATAATAATAATAATAATTCTAATGATAAACCAAATAATGATAAAGATAAACCAAATAATGATAAAGATAAACCAAATAATGATAAAGATAAACCAAATAATGATAAAGATGATGATAATAATGTAAATAATTTAATTACTAATATTAATAAAGACATTGACAATACCATATTAACTAAAGATGATGATGATAATGTTGATAAGGATAAAGATGATGATAATTTATTGGAAGACTTAACAAAAATTGATATATTGAATCCAACTGATAAAAAAAAATATCATACAAGAATACTTAAAAGATTAAAAGATTTTGATAATGAATTATTTGGATTTGGGATTAAAAGTGGTCATGGTACATATTCTAGAAAATGTCAATCATATAAACAACCAATTGTTATTACAAAAGAAGAAAAACAAATAATAGATAAAAATTATCCAAAATCATATGCTAAAGCAGTAAAAGGAATAGGAAGTACTGCTGAAAAAAGAGAAAATTATTACTATATATGTCCCAAAATTTGGTGTCCAACTAGTAAAGTAAGTATGACACAAGAGCAATATGATGATAAAAAATGTCCTAATAAAGAACTACCTATAATAATTACACATAATAGTTGGAAAAAAAAAAATCCAGAAACAGGTGAAATAGAAGATATTATTTTGAGATATCCAAACTTATTATCCAAAGATTTACATCCAAAAAAGTTATCAATGCCTTGTTGTGGAACAAAAGATGAAAAGAAGAAAATTAAAATTGATAAAATAACAAAAAAATATATTGTTAAAGATATTTCTTTACCAGCTCCTGTTGATAGATACGCTATGTTACCTATTAAGTTATCAAATATAATAGGTAATATAAATTGTAATGATTTGGCAAATAAATCTACGAATTGTTTTGTTAGAAAAGGAATTGAAAGTAATGAACAATATTTTATATCAACATTAATTTATCTTATGAATAATGATAAAGTTAAAGACTTAGAAGATTTTAATAAAGTAATTGAAGATAATATGAGTCCATTAGATTATATTGAATTAAATAATGGCAATACATTAAAATTATATTTAAATGATTCTATTTCAATTTATGATAATAAAACTTTTAAAAATTTTAAGAAATGGTTTATTACTCAAGAAAAATATATTGAAAAAATGAATTTAAATAATTTAAAAAACAAAATTAAGAATTTAGATGAATTTAAATATGAAGATAATAATAATTATAATAACGCTATTTTGAGAGAATTTATGATATATAATTCATTTACTAATTTTAAAATATATTTAAGAACAAATTTGACAAAAAGTCATGAAGATGTATTACAAATATTTGCAAATAATTATGAATGGTTAAATCCAAATAATTATAATATTATATTATTAAATTCAACTAAATCAGATAAAATAAAATTACTATGTTCTAAGTTTATAAATTATAAAGATAAAACAAATTTTGTCAATAAATTTGTTTTTGTATTAAAAAGTAACGGGATTTATGAACCTATTGTAAAAATTATAGGTAATGATATGGTAGAAAGTAATAATTTTGATTATTTTGAAGATAATGAATTTAAAAATATTATAGATTTACAAAAGGAAAAATCAAATATATCAAATTTAAAAGAATATATTGATCCAATTTTATTATTTAAAGAATTAAAAGAATTGGGACAGAAAATTAAATTTGTTGTAATTAATATGAGTTTTAAATTATCTGGTTATTTATTAAAAAATAATCTATTTATACCATTAGATAGTAATATATTTTCAAGTAATATATTAAGAGATACAGATATAGATTTAAATAAATTGAAATATATATATATTGAAGATTTAATAAATTACAAATGTAAATTAGAATTAAATAAAATTAATGATTTATTTCAAATATTAAATACAGAATTAAATACAAATTATTATCCCACTTCTGAAAATAATGAATTAATTAAAAATAAACAGAAAATAGTAGCAATTAAATTAAATAATAATATAATTCCATTAGATATTAATAATGAGGATAAAAAAATAATTAAAGATTTACTAATTAATGAAATTGATGAAACAATATTCTTAGGTTCAGAAAGTAAAAATGATGTAAATTCTTATAATAATGATATTGTAAAAAGAGAAAAAGATTACAATAATAAATTAAAAGATATAGTAAAAAAAATAATGACAGATACAACTAAATATGAAAATATTGAGTATTTAAAACATAAATTTAATCCACTTCCTGATAATATTAAATTTGATAAAATTAAACAAATATTGAATTCATTAAATATAGAAATTGATAATGATAAAATAGATGAAATAGTATATGATATTTACATAAAAGATTTAAATTATATATTAAAGAAAAATAATAGTAAATTAGAAATTCAAACTAATGAAATAGTTTTAAATCAAGAAGATATACAGAATAATAAATTAATTAAATTAAGTCAAAAATTAATTAATCCATATAAAACTATTGAAAATAGTATTGAAGATTATATTAATTATATTCCTATTTCCATTTCAAAAACTAATAATAAAACATTTAAATTTTTAACAGATACATTTAATATAATTCCAAAAAAATGGGCAGATAGTTTATCTTTCTTTGAAATAAATACGAGAGATAATAATAAAAATACTACAGAATATTTATTAAACATTTTTGTAAAAACTTCAATTTTATTAAAAAATAAAGGATTAAATGAAAAAAAATTAAAAGATAAAATTAATAAATTAAGAATTGAAAGTTTTAATGAAGATAAAGATGAATTTATTAGAGAATTTCAAATGAATAAATATTTTGAAACTAATTTATTAAAGTTAGGTTTAGATTCTGAAGTAGATGAATATAGTCAGATAGAACAAATATTTGATGATAATTATAAATATTCATTCTATGAAATAAAAAAATTATCTGAATTAGTAAAAATTAATACAATAATATTAACAAAGGAGAATACTGGAATATTACCTAATTCAATTAAATGTATATATACTGGTTCTGATAAATATTTATTATTATATCTTAATGTTAATACTGAGGAATATGATGATTTTAATTTAATTGTTAAGAATATAAATAAATTTATATTTGAAGAAGAAGACTTTAAGAATAAATTTAAAGAAATAATAAAAAAATATTGTTCAAAATCATTTATTAAAAAAGATTAATTTGTTATTATTACTATATTTAATATATTAAATTATGCTTTTAAAGTTACATTTTTACAATTATCTCCTCTTTTATCACAAATTTTAAAATCATCTGGATTATCAAGATGTAATTTTACATTAGATGAAGATAAAATTATATTATTATCAGATGTTAAATTAATTGTAGATGCATTATCTAAATAAGTATTTTTAGTTTTTTGTGCAGGTCTTAAATATGTATTACCATTAGAATGTGGTAAATAACTAGTTTGTGAACCTCTTTGTCTACTATTTTTAAATTCATTTTGCCTACTATCAAATATATTTTTTGTCCATGCTGTTAATGTATTTATACCGGAATGTAGCACATTATTATTTGATTGTAATCTAGCAATATTAGTTTTACTTTTACCTTTAAAATCACCAATATTAATGTCTTTATTTGTATTACCAGGTCTTAAATATGTATGACCATTAGAATTAGGCAAATAACTATAAGGTCCATTCTTTTTTCCTAACCTAAATTCATTAACTTTAGGTTGTATAGTTTGTTTAAAATTATTGAATTCTTTGTTTAATTTTTCATAATTAGATTCTAATTTTTTATTTTTATCTTGTAAATCTTTATTTTTTTCTAGTAATACTGATTCATTAAAATTAATATCATCTTTCATTTTTGTTAGATTATTTTCTACTATATTTTTAAGATGCACTCTATCAGTATCCATCTCAGATACTTTTATTCTAGCATTTGATATAACAAAATACATTACTAATCCTAAAATAAATACAGATACAAAAGATAAAACTCCTCCTATCATTTTATATTTAAAAATAAATTTATTTTAATTTTAATTAATTCTAAATTTTAATTAATTTTAATTTAATTAAATCTTAATATGAATCATTATGATCAATATAACTTTCTCCAATTTTTTCATTATTATTTTTTATAAAAATCTTATTTTCAATTTCTTCAAACTTAATATTTTCATTATTTTCAATAAAATATTGCTTAATTTTTTTTATTTTTTCTAATTCTGAATCATATAATGATAAAAATCTTGCATCATCAATATATGTTGATCGTAATTCAAGTAATCCATTTAAACCTAATAATATATTTTGTTTAAAACTTTCTACATTTTCTTTTATATTATTTTTTTCTTTAAAATGATACTCAGTCATATCAATTAAATTATTTATAAAATTAAATACATCTGTTCTTTTATCTCCATAATATTTTCTTTTTAACCATAGCATAGTAGTATCTTTATCAATTGTAATTAAATTCCCACGAATACTTAGTTTATCGCCGTTTGTTATTGATGATAGTAGTTTCCACAAGGAATTTAGATTCCAAATATTTAATAAATTTGAATTCATATGAATTAATTAAATTTAATAAATAAATTAAATTTAAATATTATTATCTAAATATTATTATCTAAATATTATTATCTAAATATTTGCTATTTCATTTTCATTTAATAAATAATGAATATTTAATGCTGAAGTTCTACCACATCTTTGAGCTCTACCAATAACTTGCTTTTCAATCTCTGCATCAAATTTGTGAAACATTATTATATCAGTTGTATTTTCTAGATTTAGTCCACAACCATAAAAATTAATATTAATTAATAAAATATTTAAATCATTATTTTTATAATTATTTAATTTATTTTCAATTGAATACTTATTACCTTTTAAAAAGCTATATTTTATATTATTTGTATCTAATACATTTACAATACTTTCAAATGAAATATCATATTCAGTAAAAATTAAAATTTTAGAATTTTTATCTAAATTTTTTAATAAAATTTCTAAGTTTTTTAATTTATCAAATTCTTTATTTGGTAAATCTTCATCCATCACTTTATTCTCAATTTCATCCAATTTTTCTTTATCTTGTATCAAAAATATATCTTCTTTCTTCATATGACTTTTACATAGTGGGCATTCTGGTTTTTCGCATAACCAGAGATTGATACATTTAAAACAAAATATATTAGAACAGCATTTGACAACAGTTTTTTTATTAGCATCTGGTGGACAATAACAAATTGAACATAGATCATTATTAGCAATTCTCTTTTTAATACCATCTACTTTAATTTGAATATCATTTTTCTTATTATGTAATCTACTTATTCTTTGGTTTCTTTCAGTATTATTTAGTTCAATATTTGTATTAAATGTCATTTCATTAATTCCGGATATTTGTATATCTATATTTTTAATTTCAATTAGATATTTACCAATAATATTATCAATTAAATTATTTTCAGTTATTTTTTGTTTGGAATTAAATAATTCTATAGCAGCAGAATCATTATTTGCATTTAAATAATTTATTATATTTTTATCAACAATTCCATTCAATAGTTTTATCATTATTGGATCTTTACATTCTATAACAAATTGATTTGGTTCTGGTATAGAAAATGATTGTTGTATATATTTGTTATCATTTTTTAGAACTAATACATGTGCAAATTCCTTTTTCATACAATAATAAATATTTGAGAATAATTCTTTAACATAACCATTATTACTTAAACCATTCGTTTTTTTAATACATGTATTAAGTTTATCATCGTAGTAATAAAACCCCTTAGGATATAATAAATTTGAAAATGATGCAGATATAAACCAATAAAATTTACAGGATATATTTTTATTATTTGGTATTTTTAAACTATCTATTTCATCAAATATAACTCTATTTATTTTAATATTATTTATAATGATTATATTTGATATTTGCCGGAAATGTGTGTCTGATATTAATATTAATTCATAATTATTTAATTTATTAGCATCTTCTATAAATTCTTGTAAATCTTTTTTTCTTAAAATTAATTTATAATTGAAATCATTAATATCTATTATATCTTCAATATATTTAGTCCATTGATAAAATAAATTATGAGGAACTATTAATAAATTTGTTTTATATGTATTAATTTGTCTAGATATATTTATGAAAATTTTATTTAATCCAAAAGATTCTATCTGTGAACAATTTATTTCTTTATTACATAAAAGTAATGACAATATAATATATGATTTACCTGAACCAACTTTATCACCAATAATTCCAATATTAGTAGTCATATAGTCATTATCCTGTATATTTGGATATCTATTATTTATATTAGGATAATTATTAAGTTTAATCCTATTATTTTCAAAATTGATACAGGCATTTAATAATGTTAATTGGTGTGGTTTTAATTTAATTTTAATATTTTCAGGTTGTTCCATAGTTTCAGATTTTTCATTTAATTCATAAACGTTTATATTATACATATCTCTAAACATTTATAATTTAATTTGTTAAAATGTAAAAAAATTAAATAAATTATTTAAAATACAATTATAATATAAAAAAAATTACAATTATTAAAATATCAATAAAATATATGTTATAATATTATTTAAATAAATTTATATTATATATATTCTATAATTAAATGAGTATTGAAGATATAGATTATCTTTATAAAAACTCTATTAAAGAAAGTGTAGTAACCTTAGTTGATAGTTCCACTAGAAATAAATTTTTATATCCTAAATCAAATAGTTATACAATTGATTTTGAAGAACCTTTTAGATATGTATATGGTGTAGATATTTTAGAGGCATCTATACCTGTTTCAATGTATCAAATTGATAAAACAAATAATACTTTATTTGTTTGTTATCCTGAAAATTATAATGATATTTATGATTCAAGTGGTCATACTAGATTACACTCAAAACATTCACCTTATTATGATATAAGTGGTAATTTTAATAGTATTGATATAAGTGGTAGTAGTTTTGAATTTTATAAAATTGAATTAGAACCAGGAAATTATGATTTAGATCAATTAATATCACAAATTAATCTATTATTAAATTTAATAATAGGACCAAAAACAATATTATGTACTTCAGTATTTGCTGAAAGTGATGATAATACACTTAATAGAACAAATGATATACAAATGAAAATAACATTTATTAGTATTAGTGGTAAAGATTTTTATATAATCGGTCATAAATCAAGCATATTAACAACATTAGGATTTGGAGATTATAGTCATTCTAATTCAGAAGCAAAAATTCCCTGGTTATTACCAGAAGATAAAAGAAATTATAGAAATATTGATACTAAAGAAACATTAAAATTACTATTAAGAACAAGTAATGATATATCTGGAGGAAGTATAAGTGAAGTTATAGATTCATATAGTACTACTAATACTGATTATATATTAGATAATTTAGATATTAAAATTGAACCTAATATATCAGGTCAAGATAATTATATAATATATTTAGATGATAAAAAAAAAGGTAAAGATAATCCTTATAATGTATTATATAGTTATAAATTATCTACTGATAATGATAAAAGATTTAATGAAAATAATCATGTAACTAGACAACTTTATACAAATAGTCATATTAATACATCATTGATTCCCAATTCATTAACAAGCAAAAAAACTGTAATACAAGGAGAACAGTATGGTAATGGTACATATTTAGTTGGATATAATGGTTTATCTAGTGATAATAGACCCTTTAATATATTTGATGGTAAAATAATAGATAGTGATGGTTCATATTCTGTATTAGAATTTGTAAGTGTTGATGGCGCATTAAATCAACAAGTTCAAAATTTAAGATTAGGAATTGAAAGAAAAGAAATTAATAAAACAACTACAAATGATGATATTACTGAACTTAATCCAATTATAAATGCTTTTAATATAACAATTGATAAAAGAGAATTAATTAAAAATTTAAGTGAAGAAGTTAAAAAAAAAATGAATAACACAGCAAATAAAAATAGTGATATATCAGGTATATATATTAATCCAATTGTAAATGTTTATGATGAAAGTAGTGAAGATATTTCTGGATTTGTTGATCAAAATTCAAGTATAAATCCTACCCCGATTATAAAAGCTTCTAATACTGAAAAATTTTTTATTTCATTTAATGAATTAAATAATAAAAATCATACAATTACTAAGGATATATATCTTCCTAATAGTACCAAAAGTAACCGTTATGAATTTATTCTAGGCGATGCTAGTGGAAATACTATATTAGGAGATGGTAACAATAAAATATTTAATTATGGGGATGCTGATACATCTGGTACTAATTTAGTAGTTGTTGATTGGAGATTACTATTAAAAGAAATACGTTCACCAGGAATTGTTAATTTAGCAGGTGGAAAAAATAGATTTTGTGTTTTAAGAAGTAATATAATTGAAAAAAACTTAAATTCTACAGTTAAATATCGTAAGAATTCGCCAGGTATTGCATTATTCAAATTAAATGTTGAAGGATATACTGAAGATAGATTTGACTACACCACTGTAAAATATAAAGCATTTCATCCAATAGGAAAATTATCTTCTATTGATTTTAGATTTGAAACAATAGATGGTAATTTGTATGATTTTAAAGACACAGACCATCATTTTCTTTTAAATGTTAAATTCTTTGTACCTTACCAAAAAGTTTCTAAAAGAGATTATTTATTAAATTCTAATTATAATCCAAATTTAATTAAATATAGAAAAAATCAAATGGATAAATTTAATGAAGATGAATTAGAAAATAAAGTTATTAATAACTTTAATAAAGAATTTCTAGAAAAAGAAAAACAGTATGAATATTCTAGTGATGAAGATTTAGAATATATTAATAAATCTGAATCTTCTGATTCTTCTGATTCTTCTGATTCTAATAGTATAGATAGTGATACGAGCGAAGAAACTTTAAATACCAATTCTAATCAATATTTTAATATGAATAGAACTATTTATAATTCTAATTATAAGGATAGTATATTTTAATAATTAAGTTTTATTATATTTTTAACTTGATTTTTTGTAATTATATACTTTCTATTAAGTTCTAATATAGGTAACTTTTCTACTTCACCTATTTTTTCTAATAATTGAAGATTTTGTTTTCTAATAATATTACATAATATTTCTATATATATCTGATTTATTCTAGTATTATTTTCTATTTTATCAATTTTATTTTTAACCATTATAAATTATAATTTATAATTTAATAAAAAAATATTATTCAAATTTTAATTAATTTAATATTAATATAATCTATTTTTAAAATCCAGCATACATTGGACCTGTGAATGCTTCTACTGCACCCTCAAGTTTTTTACCAACTTCTTTAACTTCATCTACAACTCCAGTTACTACTTTTTCGGTGTCATCTTTAACAGTTGTAAGAGGAGATTGGAAAGTTTCAGCAGGTGGCATTTGGGGGACTGGTTCTCCAGACTCATCGCCAAGAGGAGTTTCATCATCATCTCCCATTACTTCTGATTTGTGTGCTTCAAAGTCTTCTTTATCACAATTATCAAAAGGTTCTTTAGGAACTAGTCCTCCAACAGTTGCAGCAACTGCTGTAAGTAGAAGTAATACAATAGCTAGTGTCATTTGAGGTTTCATTATTATTTATTATATAAAAAGAAAAAATTTATAAAATAATTACAATTAAATAATAATTTTAATTAAATCAAAAATAATTTTAATTAAATGAAAAATAAATTTAATTAAATGAAAAATAATTTTAATTAAATGAAAAATAAATTTAATTAAATGAAAAATTATTTATTTTAATAAACTTAAATTAATATCTATATAAAAAATAAATAATAAATGGCAGATTTAGCAACTGTATTTGGAAATACTGGAGATACTGGAATGAATAATGCAAGACCAGGACCACACAATTCTGGTTCTAATACTGTTCCACATGTTCTTACTAATAATCTTAAAAATGATAATAATCAATACAATCATCCATCAACTCAACCAACTAGTCAACCTAAAAATGATAAAGATGTAGATGAAACAATTAATAAATTAAAAACACATATTGAAAATCAAAAGAAAATTAATACACTAAAAGAAGAATTAAAAAATAGTAAAAATAATGATTCTATAATTGATAAATATATTAAAAAGAAAAAAGATATGCTCAAATTATTTGTAATGGTACTATTAGTTCTATTAGCATTCTGTTTACATGATGTAATTAAAGTATATCTAAATAAATATATTCTATCAAAAGATCTAACAAGTAAAGAAGAATTATATTTAAGACTAGCAATTCCTCTTACTATATATTTTGTTATATGGACTATAAAGGCATTTTCTAAATAATTAAATTATTAGTACATTTCTATTAATTTTAATTAGTTTATAAAATTTAATTAATTCATAAATTTTAATCAAATGTAATTTTTTTAAATATATTAAAATAATATTAATATTTATAATTTATAATGGATTTTCAATTATTTGATACAGTAGTAGATATTATTTTACAAGATTCTATTGATTCTAAAGATTTATTAAGAATATTTAAACTATATGAAAATAATATGATATTTAAAAGATTTAATATTTGTGATACTAAATTTAATATTAAAGATTATTTTGATTTATTAAAAATTAAATATAAATATATTAGTTTTGATATTAGTAATATAGAATATCTATATGATAATAATACAAGTATATATTATAATATAAGTCAGCATAATTCTATTAATTTTTATAATTTTACTAATTTAAAAACTATTAATTTAAATTATTCATATGGTAGATATATTGATGACAAGTCTATTAATAAATTATATAATTTAGAGGAATTAATTTTAAAAACTAATAAATCTATTACTGACAAAGGTATAATTAATTTAAATAAATTAAAAATAATACATCTAAATGATAATACAAATATAACAAATAAATCCTTAATAAATAAAATAGATTTAGAAGAATTAGTTTTAATTCATAATAAAAATATTAATGATGAAGGATTTATTAATATTACAAAATTAAAAAAATTAAATTTAGGATATAATAATAATAGAAAATTAAATTTAGATTTTATTAAAAATAATATTGATTTAAAGAATATTATAATTTATAAAAAGAAGAATATTGCACAAGATATTATTGATATTATAAATTCCATTAATAATTTTACTTATAAAATTAATATATTATAATGCTGTTCTTCTATGAATTTTTTTATTTTTCTTTTGTATATTAGTATTTCTATTATTCCTACTATTATTATTTCTACCTTTATTTATACTATTATTTCTACTTTTATTTCTACTATTATTATCAGATGATGAAGAAGAATCAGATGAATCAGATGAATCAGAAGAATTATCATTATTACTAACTTTTTGTATTCTACTAATAGATTGTGTAGGTTTTTGCATACTACTCAATAATAAATTTAATGTATTATTAAATGTTTGATGTGAGTTAGTAGATTGTATTTTTAATGAATCTAAATCATTTTTAATATCTAATATTAATCTATTTGTTCTTTCTAAATTTTGTTCTAAATTATATATTCTATCCTCTAGATTATTTTGTTCTGATTGATTTTGAAGATAATTATTCATTATATTAAATCTTAATATTATATTTTACTTAATTTAATTATTATTTATATAGTTTTATAAATAAAATGAAGAGAAATAGAGAAAATAGTGGGATAGAAACAAAGCATCAAATTATAATAAATTTACTACTATTATTATTTATTAATATGTTTTTAATAAGAGATAAAATAATTCAAGCATATAATCTTGATTTTGACTTTTTGGATATAAATGATAAATTATTTATTACATATTTTGTTATAACTATTATACTGTGTATAAATTTAGAAACAGAATTTATAAAAATAAAAAGTATGTATCTAATTAACTTTTTATATTTAATCTTAGTAATATTTGTTGTCTTCTATAATATGATTTTTATTAAAACATTTGGGAATACGCGTATTATATTAAATTTTTTTAGAATACTAATAGTATTATCATCTATTGTTATATTTACTATGATGCTAAAAGATAGTATATTAGATAATGAAAATACCATGTTAATTAATATTATTTCACCTAATATTAAAAATGATAAAAATTATGTTAAAAGAAATAATATGGCATTTTCACTATTAATAAATCTAATATTAATATTTTATGTTTTTTATTTTACATTAGTAATACTTAATAATTAATCTTAAAAAAATATTTATTGTAAATTTATTTGCATATAAAGTAGCAAAAATGATAATATATATGATATTTTATAAATTAAGAAAATATTATCTAATCCATTCTCATCTATTTCATTATCTTTTGCAGGTAATACCATTAATACATTTATAATACTTATTAAAATGATATTAAATACTGTAATATACATTAATAATAATATATCATTCATTATACCCTGAAATAATAACTCAAATAAATTTAATGTAAGTTCTTCTTTTTTGCTAGTATTATTATTAACTTCATCAACACCACCTTTTAATAATCTACTTGTAGCATCTCTTGCTAATCCTGTTAATTTACCTTTTTGGTCTCCTAATCTACTTGTTGCATCTCTTGCTAATTCTGTTAATTTACCTTTTTGGTCTCCTAATCTACTTGTTGCATCTCTTGCTAATTCTGTTAATTTACCTTTTTGGTCTCCTAATTTATTTGTTGCATCTCTTGCTAATTCTGTTAATTTACCTTTTTGGTCTTGTAATTTATTAGTAAAATTTTCTTTTGTTTTATTTGCCATATTACTTATAGAATTTCTTAGTGATTTTTTATTAGTTTTAGCATTATTATTAGTGATATTATCAGTAGTATTAGTAGTATAACTAGTATTATTATTAGTAGTAGTATTAGTATTATTATCAGTAGTATTATTATTATTATTGCATTTTTTTGGTTTGAATAATAACTGGTTTATTAAATGATAAATTACTTTAAGAATAATATTAAAAATTGCCCAATAAAAAGATACTATAAATGGAACTACTAATAATTTTTTATATAATAGACTGAATAATTTATCACGAGTTATAGTATGTTTTGTAAATTCTTTTTTAATTGAATTTTTAATATCTTTACTCATACCATTAATAACAATATATGTAAATAATATCATTATTCCTAATTTTATATTTAAGTTAAGCGGTATTGATTTATTATTATCATTATTAGGATTATAGTTTGATGACATATAATTAGTTGGTAAATAATTGGTTGGTAAATAATTAGTTGGTAAATAATTAGTAGGTATATAATTCATTATTAATATAATTTAATATTAAAAAATTTATTTAATATATATAAAATAATGAACGGGCAAACTATTGGATTAATCTATGGACTAATTATAATTCGTATATTCTTACTATATTTATCAACTACAATTTCAAGTAATATGATGACGCAAATATATACTGATAGGGTACTAATAAATGGCGAAGAACCACCTGTACTAACAAATCAATTATATTTATTTGTTGTAATTGATGCTATTTTAAATGTATTCTTATTTGGATTTGCTTGGGCAGTTATTCAATTTTCAAATCAAAATGATCCTAAATTATTAACTTCTTTTATATTACACTATGTACTGTCACTTGCATTATTATTTGTAGTTATGATGATAGTATCTAATTTAATGTATAGTAAAAAATATTTCTTATACCAAGATGATGGATTAAGAGCTATACGAGCATTAAATTCTGCAACTCTCAATATCGGTTCATTCTTATCTCTATTGCCATTATTTTTAATTGGTGATTCAATGGATACTAGCAAGAATGTAAATACTTAAAAATAATTATATTTATATTAGTAATTATGGATAATTCACTTAATTCGAATATTGATAAAATTATTAATATAACAAATTCATTTGATGGCGTAATTTATAGTGAATTTATAAGAAACTATTATATTACCAATAAATTACTAAATATTAAAAATAATGATATAAATAATATCTGTATTATTTTTCATGATTTTAATGTATTAACACATTATATTAGAATATTATCATTAAACTATGAGGTTTATTCAATACCAGGAAGTAGTTTCTCTTATAATTTAATTATTAAATACCTTAATGATAATATTATTCAATTTAAAATTTTAAAGTTAAATATTTGTATTAGCAATAGTATATTTAAGAATTCTATTATAAACAAAAATATATCTAATTTAGATTGTAATTTATTTTCTTTAAATATGAATTCATTACATATATTGAATATGAATATATTTAGATTTCCAAATATTAATTTATCATTTGATAATATTTATAATAGATTTATTAATAAAAAATTTGCATTTTTACAAAGAAATAATATTCATATTATTGAAAATATTGATAGTGCAATAAAATTAGTAAAAGATTCATGGATAATGGATGATATATATTTGAATAGAAGTAGTATAGTATTATTTCTATGGAAAAATAGATATAGCAAAAACTATAGAACTACTTTTATTGATAAAGATTATAATAATTTATTTGAAAATAATAATTGTTGTATTTGTGGTTGTAATTTTAAAGATGATGATGTTGTTATAAACACAAAATGTAATCATAATTTCCATTGGGAATGTAGTAATTGTAAAAATGATAAATGTGGGCTAAAATATTGGTTAGAAAAATGTTCTGATAATTGTCCAATTTGTAGAAAAAGTTATTGTATTTAATAACTAAATTTATTTTTGTTAAATTAATTAAATTGTATAATTAATTAAATTGTAATAATTAAATAAATGGAATATATTGATAAAGATGACTATATATTTAATACACATTCTGATGATAAAGTATTACAAAGAATTCATTTTATATTATTATTTATAACTCTATTTTTTTATTTTAAAATTACAGTCAAACTTTATTCTAAAAAAGATAATGTATCATATTTCATTATATTATTATATGTATTATTTAGTATTATATTCTATTTAACATATTTATCTGTTTCAAATTATCTTGCTATTTATATAAGAAAAAATCTAATTTATAATATTTAATTTGATTTAATTAATTTGATTTAATTAATTTGTTTTATTTGATTTAATTTGTTTTATTTTATAAAAATGGATATATTTGATTCATTTACAATTATATTAATTGCTATATCAATAATTATTTGTTGTATGATATATGGTAAAATTATTCCAGAAGAAATGGTATTATATCTGTGTTTAGGTATATATCTAGGCTATTTAATTGTAGTTAATACATAAAATTTATTTATTTGAAGTAAAGTTTTATTAATTTTTTTTTATTTAATAAATTTATTAATTTATTTTAATATATTAATAATGGCATTAATAGTAGATTTATTATTAATATTTGTAATCCTTATAATATCTGGAGGATTATTTACATCGATGTATTTTAATTATAAACAATTCCAAGATTTTACTAAATTTAAAGAGAAATCAAAAAAGCAAGATAGTAACTTACAGATTCTTTTTAAAAAGGTTAATGAAAATGATAAATACTTAAAGGATCAAACTGATAAACAACAAAAAGTTATAGATCAAAATAAATCACAAATGGCAACTTTGAGTGAATCTATTAAACCAATCTTAAAAAATGAAAAGGATTCTAAATCTGATTCAAAAAGTGATGGTAGTGATAATAAGAAAAATATAGATAGTAATTCTGTTAAAAATAATGTATCCAATAAAATGTTTAAAGATTTTGGTTTAAATACTACAAGTGACAAAACTGATACTGATAAAACTACCACAAGTGACAAAACTGATACTGATAAAACTACCACAAGTGACAAAACTGATACTGATAAAACTACCACAAGTGACAAAACTGATACTGATAAAACAAAAAAAGATACTAAAGATTCAAATGAAGCATTTTCACCTATTCTATCAAAAGTAATGAATTCAGAAGAAATATTAAATAATTTAAAAAATATTATATATTCATATTGATAAATTTTAATAATTATTAATTTTTTTTTATATTTTAATTAATAAAATATGATAGAAATATTATTTATTGTATTAATTATATTATTATCAGTAATAGGTGTAGGATATGCATTATTGAATGTATTAGATTATCATAAAATGTTTACAAAATTTTATAATCAGGATCAAAATAACCAATTACGGAGTTTAACTAAAACTTTTCAAAGCATTAATAATAATGAAAAACAATTTGAGAAAAAAAGTATTGAACAACAAAAAAAAATAAAAGAACATGATAAAAAATTAGAAAATCTAAAAGCAGTAACTGCTAAGAATCAATCAGATGCTTCTGGTAATACCAAATTAATAAATGATAACTATGCAAAAATGAATAATATTTTAGAACATGATGAAACTAAAAATTTAATTAAATTTAAAAGTGCTGATCCTAAAAATTTACTATTATGTGACCAAAATGGTAATAACTGTAGTCAAATAGTAACTAAGCAGTTTATATCTAGATTACCTATTGAAATTCCTAAATTACCTCCTAAACCTGTTCCAAAAATTGATGCAGCAACAATTTCTAAAAATTTAACCGATGATGTCAAAAAACAAATATGTAAAAATGTACCCTCTGAAAATACTCCATCTAAACCAGTATCTACACAAAAAGAAGCATTTGTTGATTTTGGTAATACACTGAAACTAACAAATGATGGAAAACTATGTGGTTATGGTGGTGATATGAAATCATGTAAAACTCTTCTTTTACAACAAGATATTATAGGAGATAAAGCAAATAAAGATATTATTAGTAAATTAAAAGGTCCACAAGGTGTTGCTGGTAAAATGACATTTGCTGACCTAACTGACGAACAAAAAGATACACTTAAAGGAGTAGTTGGACCTGCTGGACCTGCTGGACCTGCTGGACCTGCTGGACCTCTTGGACCTGCTGGACCGGTTGGACCTGCTGGTAAAGGTGACCCAGGTCCACAAGGAAGTCCAGGAGCACCAGGAGCACCAGGTGCAAGAGGTGATAGAGGTCCTGCTGGACCACAAGGACCACCTGGACCAGTACCAAATAAAGTTGTGTGTAAAACAAGAAATGGTGGTTGTGGTTATCCAGTAGGTAATAAACCAAATTACTACTTTGATAGAGTTGCTGGCTATTGTGCAGCAGATGAGTATATGAATGGATATAGATTCAGAAGATGTGGAAGAGGTGGTATGGGACTTTATATGCAAATGAAATGTTGTAAAAAAGAAGTTTAAAATAATTAAAAATAAAGATAAAAAAATTATATTAAAAAAATTTGATTTTTTTTCTGAAAACAATTAAATTAATTAAAATTATTTATTTAGATTATAATTATGGAAAATAATTATAAATTTGTATTTGATGTTGAAACATCTGGATTGCCATTGAAATCCAAAAGTATTAATAAAAAGGAAAAATATAAAATTTTAAAAGATTATGATACTGCAAGGATATTATCATTAAGTTACATTATATTAGATAATGATAACAAGGAAGTTGAAAAGAAAACTTACTTTTTGAAACCAGACAATTTTGAGATATCAGAAGAATCAAAAAAAATACATAAAATTACAGAGGAATATTTACAAATACATGGTGTTAATCATATTAGTTTTTACAATTATATTAATAGGATATTTCACAATTACAAATTTTCTAAAATTATTGCTCATAATATAAATTTTGATATTAATATTCTCAAATCTGAATTATATAGATATAAATATGTTTCTACAATTAAAATTATTGAAAATATAGAATTATTTTGTACGATGTTACAATCTTATGACATTATGAGTTATCACAAATGGCCTAAATTATCCGAGGCATACCAATATTTCTATAATGAAACTACTGAAAATGCACATTCATCAGAATATGATACATTATATTGTTCTAAAATATATATTAAACTTGAAAGTATTATAAAGAAAAGAAAGCAAAAAAATGAAATAAAAAATAAAAATAAGAGGATTAAAGTTTAATTAAATTGAAAAGGTTTAGATTTAGTCGTATTTATATTTTTATTAGTTTTTATAAATCAATAAAAAAGTTTATCTTTCTATTCTTCATTCTACTTTTTTATTGTTTTATGCTTTTACTGCTAATTTTTTACAGTTTTCTTTTTTGTTTTTTTTTCTTTTTATTCTTTTTTTCCCTTTTTTTGTTGCGTGGTTTGTCGTGTGTTTTGAGAGGTAGTTTGTGTTGTGTTTGACTTTTCAAATTCATCCAAAAATTCAAGAATTTCTTCGTTGTTCATATCTTGAATCTTTGAAATCTTCTCTTTATCAACACCCATACGTCCTAATGTTTCAATTGCTTTTGCCATCGTAGCATTGAAATCTTGTTCAGTTGCATTTATCAAGCCTTTCTTATGTTCCTTGATGTATGATTCGTCAATTGTGAAATACTGACCGAAACAAATTGGAGAGTCTTGTTCGTGACTGCTGTTGAAACAATTGTTGCTTGCCATTACTAGCATCGTAGAGTCTTCATTGATTGACATAACTTGACACCAAAAACTCTCTGTAGACTCACCTATGTATTCTTCCCTTTTGTGACAGAAGGCATTCATAGAAAAAGTTGAAATCTTCACCATATCGTTCACCATAATATCGAAGTCTGCTGGTTCGATATACCTAACAAACTTCATAGTGTCGTACTATGGGTTTCTTGTATATAAGAAATATGATTACTATATTTTCAAATTTTTATTTTGTATGCTAAAGTAAATATTTGAAGATTTACTTTGTAAATAAGTAAGTATACTAAATATAAGTTAGACCTAGTAAATGTACTACTTCGAAATCTATTACCTTATAATCTATTAATTCATACTTATACTTAGTAACAATAATGTTTTTTTATTGTCTAAAACCTAGTAATAATTTATTAACATTATCAAAATTTTTTGCAGTCAATCTATCTAATTTCTTTTGTGTTTCAATTCTTTTAAGTTCTTTATATTTTTCTTTCTTTTGTCTTCGTGCTTCTAGTAGCATATCTTCTTCTGACATCTGATATGATATTCTACTTCTACTTGATTGTAAAGAACCTATGTCATTATAATTCTCTCTAGGTCTTACCATACTATGATCAATAAGTTTTTCAGTTGTATGTGCAATTTTATAATCTGTCGCATCTAAATTATCAGTAAATGTTGTAAAATCTTTTACTTTATCAACACCTAATTCTGTATATCTAAGTGTTTTAATGGATGATGGCAGTGCTTCAGGTTCTTTATACACAATCATTTTTTTATTATATTTATTTACTGGTTTAGACTCAAAAGCAGTATTAAATCCTTTCATACTATTAACTGTTTTTTTTATATCAATATCTTCTCTTGCATCATCACGGTCTAACATAAGTTTTCCATAACCTCTATCATAAGGATCTGAAATTTTATGATCATCAAATACTTGATTAAATACTTCTGAAAATTCACCATTATAACTTTGTTGATGTCTATGTTTATGTTGCTCTCTATAATCTTGTGAATTATTATTGGAGTTATACTGTCTTTGATATTGTTGATTTTGCCTACTATTCTGAGGTTGCCTGCTATTCTGAGATTGCCTGCTATTATGGGGTTGCCTACTATTATGGGATTGCCTACGATTTTGATTATTTCTAATATTTGTGAATTTAGTATTTTGCCTTTGTTCATTATTTTGTTTTTCAGTAAATTCTTTAAAACCAGATTTTAAATCATAAAATTGTTTATCAATTTGCTTTAATTTATATTCTTCATATAACTTTTTATAACATAATGTAACAAGTGTAAATAATTCTTCACTTCCACCTTTATCTGGATGTGTTTTCTTAGCAACTCTTTTATATTTATCTTTTAATTCTTCAATAGTAAAATTCTTATGAATTCCTAATATATCATAAGGGTTTATATTGTCCATTTTTAATATATTTAATTTATATTTATTTAAATATTATAACATATTAACATTTAATATGGATTTTTATAAAATCCTAAATGTTAATAAAGATTCAACACAGGATGAAATAAAATCAGCATATAGAAAATTAGCATTCAAATATCATCCAGATAGAAATATGGATAATATTAAAGAAAATGAAAATAAATTTAAAGATATTACAGAAGCATATGCTGTATTATCTGATTCTAAAAAAAGAAAAGATTATGATTTATTTGGTAATACAGATTTTAATAATATTAATTTGGATAATATGAATGATATTATTAATAATATGTTTAATTTTACAGATAATGATATTAATGATATGATGAATGAATTTAATATGCCTATGAATATGCCTGATTTCAGTAATATTAAACCAAAAATTTTTGTAAATGTTCAACAAATGCCTCAATCTTCATCTAACTTGAAAAATATTAATAATCCAAATATAGATTTATTAAATAATATAAATTCTTTATTGGATAATTTTTCATTTGATAAAGTTTTCCAAAATAATCCAAATAATCCAAATAATCCAAATAATGCAAATAATCCAAATAATGCAAAAGAGGAATTTTATAATATTGAAATAAAAGTTCAATTAAATGATATTATAAATTCAAAGAAAAAACAAATTAAATATAAAATTAATGATTTATGCCCAGATTGTAATAATCCTAAAAATATAATAAAATGTTTAACATGTAATGGAACTAATAAAAATTGTTATTCATGTGGAGGTAAAGGTATTTATAATATAAATAAAAATTGTAGTAAATGTACAGATGGTATATTAAGTAAAGATAATGAAATAAATATTATGATTCCAAAAGGAGTACCAAATAATCATACTTTTATTATTAAAAATAAAGGTTCATTTAATAAAATAACAAAGAGATATAATCATATAAAATTAAAATGTATTTATGACTTGCAAAAAAATATACAAATTCATGGCAGTAATATATTTTTAAATGTCAATATAACACTTAAAGAACTATTATGTGGTTTTAGTAAAGAAATTAAATTTGGTTCAAGTAAAATTAATATAAATATGGATAAATATTTTAATCCAAATGATACATTAACATATAAAAATATGGGGATTCCAATTTATAAGAAAGAAGATACAATAGGTGATTTAGTTATTAAATTTAATATATTATATCCATCATCAGATACTAAACTTCATAAATATAAGTCTATATTTAATAAAATATTAAAATAGTAAATGATATAAAAATATTATTAAAATTATTTTAATAGTTTATATTAATAATATGGGTGGAGGTTTAATGCAACTTATTTTAAATGGAACACAAGATATGTGTATAACAGGAAATCCACAAATTACTTATTTTAAAGCAGTACATAGAAGACATACAAATTTTGCTATAGAATCAATTAAACAAACATTTAATGGAAATCCGACAATACCATCACAACAAAATACAAATAGTTCTAATTTTACAATATCAAGAACAGGTGATTTAATCCATAGAATGTATTTAGAATATCATAATGATATTAGTGGAAACTTAAATTTAGAACAATCTACTAGCACATATAGATTTAATAGTGGAGTAAATAATATGAGTTCAAGAATGATTAAAGATGTTTCAATTCAAATTGGAGATCAACAAATTGATAAACACTATGGAGAATGGTTGGAAATATTTGCAGAATTAACTGAACCAAATCCAACTGGTTCAAGTTTAAGTGAAATAACAAATAATATACCAGAAAATGATATTAAATCAATAAGTTGTGGTACTAATCATACAGCAATATTATTAAATACTAATAAAGTTGTAACATTTGGTGATAATTCTGAAGGACAATTAGGTATTAATAAAGATTCAAATAGTTATAATGGTGTTAATTCAGAAGAACTTATACCTGTTGATGTTAGTGGTGGTGGTAGTTATAATCAAAATAATGCAATTGCAGTATCCTGTGGAGATTCTCATACAGCAATATTATTAAATACTGGTAAAGTTGTTAAATTTGGTGATAATTTTGAAGAACAATTAGGTGACAATACTAATGAAGATAGAAAAATACCAGTTGATGTTAGTGGTAGTGGTAGTTATACCCAGAATAATGCAATTGCAGTATCCTGTGGAAATTCTCATACAGCAATATTATTAAATTCTGGTAAAGTTGTTACATTTGGTAATAATTCTAGTGGACAATTAGGTGACAATACTGATGTAAATAGAAAAATACCAGTTGATGTTAGTAGTGGTAATAGTTATACCCAGGATAATGCAATTGCTGTTTCTTGTGGAAAACAACATACAGTAATATTATTAAATTCTGGTAAAGTTGTAACATTTGGTGATAATTTTCAAGGACAATTAGGTATTAATAAAAATTCAGATAGTTATAATGGTGGTGAACCAAAAGAACTTATACCTGTTGATGTTACTGGTGGCGATAGTTATACTCAAGATAATGCAATTGCTGTTTCTTGTGGAGGTGAACATACTGCAATATTATTAAATACTGGTAAAGTTGTAACATTTGGTAAAAATGCTAATGGACAATTAGGTGATAATACTGAAGGTCAAGATAATAAAAGACAAATACCAGTTGATGTTAGTGGTGGTGGTAGTTATACCCAAGATAATGCTATTGCAGTTTCTTGTGGAGGCGAACATACTGCAATATTATTAAATACTGGTAAAGTTGTTACATTTGGTAATAATTCTAGTGGACAATTAGGTGACAATACTAATGAAGATAGAAAAATACCAGTTGATGTTAGTGGTAGTGGTAGTTATACCCAGGATAATGCAATTGCAGTATCCTGTGGAGATAGTCATACATCAATATTATTAAATACTGGTAAAGTTGTTACATTTGGTAATAATTCTAGTGGACAATTAGGTGACAATACTGATGTAGATAGACAAATACCAGTTGATGTTAGTGGTGGTGGTAGTTATGACCCAGATCATCCTGATACTTCTGGTGGTAGAACATTATTCAATACATTAGATTTTGTAAGTGATTCATATCCTACATCAGGCACACTTTTTCAAAAAATGTCAAAGATGGGAGGTACTAAAAATTCTAGTTATCTTAATAGAGATCAAACATTTGTTCCATTAAGATTCTGGTTTAATAGAAATATTGGTCTAGCATTACCGTTAATAGCATTACAAAATCATGAAGTAAAATTATTATTAACTTTAAATGGTCAAGATATCTGTCATATAAATTCTGGTACAAATATTTCACTGTGGGTTGATTATATTTTTCTTGACAAAGATGAAAGAAGAAGATTTGCTAGAACATCACATCAATACTTAATTGAGCAGTTACAAAGAAATGAAATAAAAAAAAAAACCGAAAATATATTAAATTTTAATTATCCTGTTAAAGAATTGATATGGAAACAAGGTGAAAATAATATTACTGATACTAATTGGACACTTAATTTTAATGGAAAAGATAGATTTATTAAAAGACCAACAAAATATTTTACAAGAACACAAGTATGGCAACATCATACAGGATATGGAGGAGTTACAATTCCTGATTCAATTGCAGTTTACTCCTTTTCAATTAAACCTGAAAGTCATCAACCAACAGGAGTATGTAATTTTACTAGGATTGATGAAGTAAAATTATTATCAGATTTAGAACTTACAAATGAAGGTACAATATATGCTGTAAATTATAATATATTAAAAATTATGTCAGGAATGGCTGGTGTTTCATACATTAATTAATTATAATTATTAAAATAATTATTAAAATAATTATATTATTCTAAATAATAGATGACTAATAGACAACTAATAGACAACTAACCAAAAGAGTTTTCACCAGAATATAGTATTTATAATATATATATATATATATTAAATAATGGCAGGTGGATTACTGCAATTAGTTGCATATGGAGTTCAAGATATTTATTTAACAGGAAATCCTCAAATTACTTACTTTAAAGCAGTACATAGAAGACATACAAATTTTGCAATGGAATCAATTAATCAAACTGCTATAGGAAATCCTACTATAGCAAATGGAACAAATACAAATACTATTGATTATACAATATCAAGAACAGGTGATTTAATTTATAAGATGTACTTAGAATATCATAATGATATTACAGGAAACTTAGATTTAGATAAATCTACTAGCACATATAGATTTAATAGTGGAGTAAATAATATGAGTTCAAGAATGATTAAAGATGCAATAATTGAAATAGGTGATAAACAAATTGATAAACACTATGGAGAATGGTTGGAAATATTTGCAGAATTAACTGAACCAAATCCAACTGGTTCAAGTTTAAGTGAAATAACAAATAATATACCAGAAAATGACATAAAATCAATAAGTTGTGGTGCTAATCATACAGCAATATTAACAAAAGATGGTAAAGTTTTAACTTTTGGTAATAATAAACAAGGTGAATTAGGTATTAATAGTATTATACAACAACATTTACCAATGGAAATATCTGGGAATCATGATAATATTATAGCAGTTTCTTGTGGTGGTGAACATACAGCAATATTAAATAATGATGGTACTGTTTTTACTTTTGGTAGTAATATACAAGGTCAATTAGGTATTAATAGTATTATAGAACAACATTTACCAATGGAAATATCTGGGAATCATACTGATATTATTGCAGTTTCTTGTGGAGAATTACATACAGCAATATTAAAAAGTAATGGTACTGTTTTAACTTTTGGTAGACATAATGAAGGTCAATTAGGTCAAGGAAATATAAATAATAATATACGTACTCCAATAGAAATATCTGGGAATCATACTGATATTATTGCTGTTTCTTGTGGAGGACTACATACAGCAATATTAAAAAGTAATGGTACTGTTTTTACTTTTGGTTATAATTATTATGGTCAATTAGGTATTAATAGTACTAGTAATGCACTTACTCCAATGGAAATATCTGGGAATCATACTGATATTATTGCTGTTTCTTGTGGAGGACTACATACAGCAATATTAAAAAGTAATGGTACTGTTTTTACTTTTGGTCGCAATTCATATGGTAAATTAGGTCTAGGAGTTAGAAATACTGATGAACGGGTGCCAATACCAATACCTAATCATACTGATATTATTGCAGTTTCTTGTGGTGGTAAGCATACAGCAATATTAAAAAGTAATGGTACTGTTTTTACTTTTGGTAAATATGATGAGGGTCAATTAGGTCGTATTGTAGATAATAATAATCCTAATAATAAAGAACCACACGAAATAACTACATCAGACCAAAATATTAATAGTAATTATAATCGTGATATTAGAACATTATTCAATACATTAAAATTTGTTAGTGATTCATATCCTACATCAGGCACACTTTTTCAAAAAATGTCAAAAATGGGAGGTGCTAAAAATTCTAGTTATCTTAATAGAGAACAAACATTTGTTCCTTTGCAATTCTGGTTTAATAGAAATCCTGGATTAGCATTACCTCTAATTGCATTACAATATCATGAAGTTAAATTATTATTAACTTTAACTGGCCAAGATACATGTTTCATAAATTCAGGTACAGATATATCACTTTGGGTTGATTATATATATCTTGATACTGATGAAAGGAGGAGATTTGCACAAACATCGCATGAATATTTAATTGAACAGTTACAGAAAAATGATTTAACTACAAACAAAACAAATACACTGATTTTTAATCACCCAATAAAAGAATTAGTATGGTATCAAGGAGGAAATACAATAACAGATACTAATTGGCAATTAATTTTAAATGGGCAAAGAAGATTTAATAAAAGGCCAACTAAATATTTTACAAGAACACAAGTTTGGCAACATCACTCAGGATATGGAGGAATAATAAATCCAGATTCAATTGCAGTTTACTCATTTGCAATTAAACCAGAAAAGCACCAACCTTCAGGAACTTGTAATTTTTCAAGAATTAATAATGTAGAATTAGTATCAGATTTAGAACTTACAAGGACAGGAACTATTTATGCAGTAAATTATAATGTTCTGAGAATTATGTCAGGAATGGGTGGTTTAGCTTACTCCAACTAAAAATAATACTAACATACTAACCAAAAGAGTTTTCACCAGAATATTGTATATACAAGAAACCATCAGGGTCTTTCTGATTTTCATATAATACACTAATTAACATACTAGTAGGTGGCATAATATCATTACAAAATAAGAATATTGCTGATTCTTGTTTAAGTTTAATTCTTCTTCTAATTACAAATATTAATTGTCCAACTGTTAAATCTTTTGGAACTAAATATTTATTCTTATCTATATCAAAATCACATTTTCTATGTTTTTCTATAATGATTGGAAATCTATCAGGATATTTTTCCAATATTCTTTGAGATTCTTTAACTCTTCTATCAAATGTATGTTTATTCTTAAAATTGTTCATTTTATTAAATAAATTTTATTTTTATTTATTTTAAATTTAAATTTTAAATTATAATATTTTAAAAAATAAATGCCACAAAATAAAAATAAACTCAAAAATAAAGCAACTAATAAAAATGGTAATAAGAATCATAATAAAAATAAAGTTAAAAAAACTAATAACAAAAATAAACTAAAAGGTGGATGAGGAGCATCTCCAAATAATACAAGGAGATAATTAAATTATAAATTCTAATATTATTCGTAACAATTAAGATTGATTACAAAATATGAAGTATTATATTGAAATTCTTATTGAAAGATATAGTACTGATATAATATTAGAATTTATAAACGTTCTGTAAATTGAATATCAGAATCTGGTGAGTTTCTAACAGCATGTGTTAGTAAAGGATAAGAATTATATATATTAAATTTATGTCTAATTAAAATACTAGGTATAAAGTGATCAACTGCTGGTATATTTTTATTCCATAACTGTGGATTTTCAAAATATTCAATTAATAAACTTGCTAATTTTTTACTGATTATATAAGAAAATCCACCTCTATCATGATCTATTGGTATCCATGGTGGATATAAATGTTTTACAATAACATCATTTATTTTAATACAATTTTTCATATAATAATCAGGCCAAAATCTTCCTCCAATATATAAAATATCATATTTCTCTGGCGCATTTTCTAAAACTTTATTAAATTTATTCATAAAATCTTTACAAAATATTGGGTCATCTTCCATAATTAATGCGTATTCTATATCATTTTTAACCATATCTCTCCAAATATTTAAATGACTTATAAAACATCCTTTTTCTCCTTCTTTCATTTGTGAATATTCTGATAATATTTTATATTCATCTAAACCATATTCATTATTATTTGGATGCAAACCATCAAATCCTTTAAATACTTGTATTTCTTCAAATTTGAATGGTGAAGTTTTTTTAAATTTTTTAAGACGGTCTTTTCGTCTTTTTAGATTTATAATATATTTATGCATATTTATAAATTTATAAAAAATTATTTTTAAATAATTAATCTAAAATATTCATTCTAAAAGTATTTAATAAATTTTTATTAATTTTATTATTTTTTAATAAAATCAAATAGTTATTTATATATTTTATAAAATTTTTATTTTTAATTGATTTAATTAAATTTTCATTAAATGTTAAAACCTTATTTTTTTCATTTAAATAAATATTATTTTTATCTAAATTTATTAAATTGAAATTAAACATTTCTCCAAAAAGTTTGAAGTTATTAAAAATTGCTGATTTTAATATAAAATAAGATACAGTATTAGTAGTTTCATTAACATTAATAGGGTATTCTAATTTATTAATATTTTGATTATATAAAATTTTTGCAGATTGTAATAATGAAAAATTAAATTGCTCATTCATTAATTTATTAAAATCTTGATTATTTAATTTTGAATAATAATATGTATATAAAATTGTTGCAAAAGTTTCAGTATATGCTTCCGAAATATCTAGTTGCATTTTTGTTTTAATAAATTCATTAATCAAATGATTTTTTATTTTAAAATTATGAAATCTATATAAATGTATTAATTCATGAATAATTACTTTATGTAATTCTTCTTGTCTATAAATTACACTATAATCATCATTTTTTTCAGCAAAAAATGTTGTAAAACCTGAATTAATATTATTTGGAACTAATTGATTTTTTTTATTTATCTTGATAAACTTTCTTAAATTACAATAATAAATATCTAGTCGTATATTATTTCTGTAATTATTTAATTTACTAAAAGTTGTAATACTAAAGTTAATAATTTTAATTAAATCATTAATTTTTTTTTTTGAAATTTTATTAAAATATAAATTTAATAAAACTTTTGTATTTAAAACTTTTGTATTTAAAACTTTTGTATTTTTTATATCAAATGTAATTTGTTTAAATTTTTTTAATTTTTTTATATTTTGTTTTATTTTATCTGTTAAGAAATGATTTGTTTCAATTGAATTATTTATATTTTCATCAATAATTTTTAAGTTTTCTATTTTTGAATTATTAAAATCAATAAAAATATTATCTAGATTTTTAATTAAATCATTTGGAATTTTAATTTTATTAAATTTAAAATAATCTAAATTATAATCCATTTTAATTTAATTAAATTTAATTATTTTTCTTTTTATTAAATTCTTTTAATTCAATATTTTTAATATCAGTAAAACCTTTATATTTAACAAATATGAGATATTTTCCTAAATAAATTTTTTTTTGAGTCATAAGATAAAGATTATAATATAATGTGTGTAATTTTAATAAAACAGAATTAAAATCTGTAAATATAAAATAATTGTTTTCATATTTAACATTATTTGGTAATATCATTAATTTATATTTAATATCTTGTTCATTATCTAAGATACAATCTCTATGAATTCTAAAGTTATACTTATTTTCATTATATATTGTATTATTATACAATGAATAATAGTGGTACCTATATGATAATTTATTAATCATATAATCATATACTTGATTATCCAATGTAATCATTATAAAAAAAATGAGTATCTCTAAATATTAATATTATATATTTTTTATATCAAAATTTTTTTAATTAAACAATTCAACATATGTAGTTTTAACTTCAGTATCAACCATTATGTCAATATTATTATCTTTTAATTTCATACAATATGAAAAAGAATCTGTTAATAAGTTTACATCTTTTTCAGTATATTGTTCAAACCAAGGATATTCAATTTTTTCAGCAACTCCTTTTTTAAAACACATTAGACCAATATCTGCAAATTCTGTCTTGAAATATTTATCATTTACTTTTTCAATACCTTCTAAATCATTTTGTTTCAAGAAGTTCATTGTACCATTCTGAATATAGAATTCATAATTGAAATCTTTAACAAGATTTGTTGTATCATTTGTATCTTTATAAGTATAAACCCCAGTAGTAACATCGTAAGGAGAATCAATTAATTTCTTAATATAATCAAATGTAAATGATATGTTAGGGTCTAACCAAATTAAACTATGATAATTTACACGACCTTGAAATGGTTTTTGATTAGGATTATTAGAAAGTAAGTTAGCACCTAAACATTTATTACGATTAATAAAAATATTCTTATCATATTCTTGACATAAAACTGGTCTATACCCATTTACAATACATTGTAATACTAGCTCACTCCAACAGAGGAAGAAACGTCTTGGAAATAAATTACCAGGAACACAGAATATAATTATTTTTGGTTCTGGTTTTGATGCTTCTTGAGTAGGATTAATATTAAGTTTTTCAATATTAGGATTTGTATCGGGAGTTATTTTAGATGGTTCTTTAAATACAGTATTATTATCAGACATATTTATATGCTTAAAAAGTAATAATTATTTATTTTTAAATAATTTAGATTATAAAATAATTTATCCAAAAATTATTTTATTTAAATTATTTTTATAATTTTCTTCATTATATTTATTATTTATTAATTCTATTTCATAATCAATATCTTGATATTTTTTTATATTTTTAATATAATTATTTTCAATTAACAATTTTAAATTATTTGTATTATTTGTATTATTTGTATTATTATAATAAGAATATTTATCAAAATTATTAATTACTTCAACTGTTACTGTTGACATCTATTATAAATTAATAAAATATATTAATTTATTAATTTTTATTATTTTCATAATTTATTTACCAGTTGATCCAAAACCTTCTTCACCTCTATCTGTAGTAACTAAACTATCAACAAGTTTAATATCTGATAATTCTATTTTTTCTAAAATTAATTGTGCAATTCTATCTTTTTTGCTAATAATATAAGTCTCATTTGTTAAATTATGTAACATTATTTTTACTGGACCAGTATAATCCCTATCAATTACACCAGCATTCACTAATAATCCTTTTTTAGACAACCCACTTCTTGGTGCAATTCTACCATATGTTCCTTCAGGAACTGTAAAGGATAAACCAGTATCAAACAATTTTGTTTGTCCTGGTTCAATATTTCCATCTTCAATTGTATGCAAGTCATATCCAGCAGATTCCTCTGTACTTCTTACTGGTAGTTGTGCATCTTCATGATTAAATTTTATAAGTAATATATTCTGCATAATTAATTATAATGTATGATATAAATAATTTTAAATAATTTAATAATTTAACAATTTATTAATTTACAATTTAATAATTTAACAATTATATATAAAAATATTTACATATAATTTTCAAATTTTTATAAATATTTATTAAATTTAAGTTTTTATAAATTTGAATATAATTAAATTTTAGTATAGAATAACATATATGCGTTATTTAAATTAAAATCTTTCTCTTCAATATCTCTAATACTCAAATCATCTATTATAGTCCATATTTTATCTTCATTATTTTTTCTAACTAATGAAACATAATGACCTCCATATATGTTTCCTAAATGAATCCCAACAGATTGTAGCTTATAATTATATTCTTTATCCTGTATAACACAATCAGTTAAATCTAAATTAAATGGTATATCAACTATAGAATTATTTTTACTCATACGATTATTATTTTTATCATAAAAAAATCTTTTAAGTGATATAATTAAAACTTGTGGTAAATCCCAATATTTAATAATTTTATCACTTTCATTAGAGGCACCACATTCATCACATTTCCACTTATTTTCATCATCAATATTTAATTTATCTTTTCCTAAATAATTAATAAAACAAGTTTTCAAATCAACTTCATTTTTTGGTATTTCTAAATCAATAACACAAGATGATTCATGATTATGGTGTATATAACTACAATTACCACAAACTATTTGTGATATTGAATGATTATATAATAATTCATTTAATTCAGAATATTCATTTTTATTTAATTGAATCCATTTTTCATTACAAACATATTTTAATTTATCATATTCTGTTTTAAAATTAATATCTTGTTTATTTTTTAATAATTCTGTATAGTTATCAACTTTTATTTCTTCATTAATTTTATTCAATATTAATAATAATATTTCATGTATGTCATTTTGTGTATTTATATCAATAAAATCAAATTTAATTTTTAAAGTTTTTAAAAATCTTAATGGATTTAATGAATTTCCATCTACCCACATACTTCTAAATATTGATTCTAATTCTTTAACTAAATAATAATTATTTTTATCATCTAAACTATCTGCAGATTTTAATCTATCCATATAATCATTTGATAAAATAAAATTCCTAAATGGTTCACATGATAATAAACACTGTATAATAGTATTAATATAACATGTTGCTCCTATATTTTGTAATCCAGTTCTTTTATTAAATTCATTTTTTTTATTAATATAATTATCTATTTCCATTTTAATAAAAATATTAATAAAAATTTTAAATAATAATCTAGTTAAATCTAATTAAGTTATATTTTATTATTTTTGTACTTCTGGCACCCAATAAGTATATTTCCTATCTGGTGTTTTTTCATATTTAACATCATAACCATTTTTATCTTTTTTTCTTTCATAAACTTGTAATGTTTTCAAATCTCTACCTTCATTCTTTAGCATTATATTACATATCTTGATTATTGAATTATATAAATCTTTAATTTCTTTATCACTAAATTTATCAATTGTTTTATTTGGATTTATCTTAGCATCATATAGGATTTCTGATTTTAAATAATTACCTATTCCCGAACAAAGATAATTTTGTTTAATTAGAATAGCGCATATTTCTTTTCTTGTAAGATTCTTATTTGATACAATATCCCAATTTTCTTTAAATTTAGCAAATGTAAAATCCTTATCATAAACATCAATTGAAAATGTATTCAAATAGTTTGTAAATTTATCAATATTATTAAAGAAATAAAAGAATGTTCCAAAACCTGCATTGTCATAAAAGAATAACATTTCTTCGTCTTTAAATTCTAATCTAGCAAATTTTTGCTTTTTCTTTAAATCATAATTTGAAACTAATGATTTATTATCATCTTTACGGTAACTACCATCAAGACCAAAACTATTACATACCCACCATTCATTACCTTCATCATCATCAGATTTAAAATGCAATATTAATATTTTACCTTTCCTAGTAACTTCAATAAGTTTAATTGGTAAGCTCTGTTTGAATTTTTTAAATAAAGAGGGGTCTTTATCATAATGCTTACCTTTTAAGAAAACATATGAAGTTAAAGTATTCCCTAAATATAATTTATTAATATTTTTTTCAATAGTAGCAACTTCAGGTGCTTCCGGCATATTTATATAAAATAATAATTATATTATAATTTCAAATTTTTTTTCGGTTTGATTTAATTAAAATTAATTTATTTAAATATAAAATAAAAATATTATCATATAATTTTTAAATGAATAATAATAAATCTAGTAATATGAGATTTAATCAAATGAATTTCTATTTAGTAATGGCAAATGTTTTTTCATTCTTTGTAGATGTATATGATATTATTTGTAATTTATTAAAATCAATAAGAGAATTTCTAATTAGTATTTATTTAAATAATACAATTTATAAGATACAATATATTGATAATTTTAATGATGATGAATATAATATAACTAATGTTTATAATTTATTAATTAATCCATATGAATTATTTAGAGTTATATTTTTTAATAATAATAATAATAATGAGATTAGTTTAAACTTTGATAATATATTATATAAATTGGAAAATATAATATATGGAAATGATGGATTTCTATTTATTAAATATTATGAAAATAATCATAATAAAACAATAATAATAAATTTAAATTTATTCAAAGATAAAAAATATATAATTAATAATAATAAATTATTAATTAATAATATAATTCTAGATTTTATTAAAGGAAATATAAATACTAATAAAATTGTACATGTTGCTTTAGATGATAAAGATATAACAGATGTAGTAGAGTTTTTTAGCAATTCATTAAAAGATAATAATTTAACAGTATTTGAATTTATTAAATTATTAAATGTAGATTATTTTATTGAATTTAATAAAGATTCTAAATTTATTATTACAGATATTTATTTAGATGAAAAAGAATATAAATTATTAGACTATATTAATTTATGAAATAATAAATATTAAATAATAAACAATATAAAGAAATAATAAATATATTTAATTATTCTATAAATGAATAATGTTTTGAATATAAATGATAATTCATTATTTAATAAATTAAATAGTAATTATAAATTATATTTCCATGATCCAAATTCTTATAATTGGAATGAAGATTCCTATTTATTATTATGTCAAATAGCATTTATAGAAGAATTTTGGGCAATTAATTCATTAATAGAAAGCAAAATTAATTTAGGAATGTTTTTTTTAATGAAAGAAAACATTTTTCCTTTATGGGATTCAAAAGATAATATAAATGGAGGTTCATTTTCATTTAAAATATTAAAAACAGAAGTTGTTAATTATTGGAATCAAATATGTTCTTTATTATTATCTGAAAATTTCATAAAAAAAGATAATAATTTAATTATTAATTATTTAAATGGTATATCAATAAGTCCAAAGAAAAATTTTTGTATAATTAAAATTTGGTTAAAAGAAAATAATATATTAAATGAAAATAATATATTAGATTATTTTAATGTTCCAGATAAATATAATGGTGATATTATATTTAAAAAACATAGTGTACAGTAATTTGACATTTAATTAATTATTTATTAATTATTCTTTTATTTCATCATATTGTGGACTTAGACATAATTTAATTTCACCTAAACTAGCAACAGTATATTTAATAATTAATGGATAGTCATTTTTTAGATACAATTCTATATTATTAGATAGATTTGTACATTTTGTAAATAATACTAAATATTTGAGATTAAAATTACCTTGTATAATTTCACTAGCATCATCACTATTAATTTGAATATTTTCATTATCACTTAATACTGTTTCTTGTGTGCAAAAGTCACCTTTACAAGTTAAAATAAATTTATTATTAAGATTTTTGATTTCAACAAAATCTGCTAGATTATTCATATCCCTTGTAATTTTTTGGAAATCATTTGAAGGTAATGTAATTACTGAATTAAATACAACTTCAGGAATTTCAAAGTGATTATTATGTAAATCAAGTAAATTAATTTTATATGTTGTTTTAGTATTTTTTTCAACATTTTCAATTTTAATTCCTAGATGATTTAAGTCATTCTCATACATAAATAATGTTAATATATCACTATTATTAATTGTCTTAATAATTTTATAAAGATTTAACATATTGACACCAATAGATGTAGGATTTTCACAATTATACATTTCAAATTTATCTGCATTTAATTTTAGATGAACTAATATAATATGGGAAGTATCCATTGTAACAATTTTAATACCATCTTTATTAATATCAATTACTGTATCATTTAGTATTTCTTTTAATGCCTCTACTAATATTTTAATAGATGATGATTGGATTGTTTTAATCTCAAATAATAAATTTGACATTTTTTAATAAAATTTATAATTATTTTTTAAATATTTTATTAAAATCAAAATTTAAAAATATTTTATTTTTATTAAATAAATGACTGAACACAAGAATTTATTTAATGATTTAGATACAATACAAAGCACTGAAATTAATGATTATATGTTAGATCCTTCTAGATATTATAATGAAAATCAGTGTAGAGTTGAATTTGGTTTAGTTGGTGGAAATAATGTGAGTCAAGTTCAAAGTAATTTAGTAGATTTAGAAAATGATTTATATGGTTTAACAAGAACTGCCAGTAGATGCCCTGAATACAAATATATTCCACAAGAAGGTAATATTCAAAAACCTATTAATTATATTAAACCTGTTAAAAATCCAGAATTAAATTTAAAGAAAAAACATCTTAAAGCATGTAATTTCTTTAATTATCAAGAAATACCAAAAGAACCTCCATTAGTATTAGATGAATGTCAATAATATTAATAATTCAATAATATTAATAATTCAATAATATTAATAATATTTAATTTAAAAATAAATTATTTTATATATTATTTTATATATTATAATAAATAAAATGAGTTTTACTAGAAATAAATATGATGTTAATGAATATATGAGAGATATACAAGCATCTATTGGACCAGGAAATTATGAAGTAAATAATCCAAGAAAAGGTTGTGGAGAATGTTTTGCACCTGTATTAGTTAATGTTCAAAGAGGTGATAGTGAATGTCCTAATTTAATAGATACTGATAGTGAGTTAATGGGATTAAATGTTAAAAATACTAAATGTCCTGAGAGAAAATACTTACCATCTAATAAAAACTTTTGTGATTTAGAACATTATCAAGATTGCCCTGTATTTACTGGTGAGAATACTAGATTGAGTAATCCACCTTGTACATTAAGAGGTACTGGTTGGAATAGATGGGAATGGTTATGTCAAAACCCACAAGATAAAGCACTTGTTCCATTTGAAATTGAAATTGATTCTAGATTAGTAACTAAAGATAATCATAGACCATGCATACCACACCCATTAAATCCCTCTGCTTCTTTACCACATACAACACATAATAATCCAGATGTGGTAATGTATAATGACCCATTACAAAATGGAAATGTAAAAAAACATGAACCATTTTCTAGTCAACCATGGAGAAAATGCAATGACATCTCAAATTACTAATTTAATTACTAACTTAATTACTAACTTAATTATTAATTTATTTAACTTATTAAAAAAATATATTAAATAATTAAAATGAGTGATAAGAAAAAATTTGTTATTTCTAAAACAGAAAAAGGTATTAAGGGGAAAAAAGCATTAGAAGAAAAGATATTTCATAATAAAGATAGTTACTCTGCAGCAAAAAAAGCAGCAACTGCTATTTTTAGAAATCTTCCAAAAAATAAAAAAACAGTAATGTTTGCTATTAAAAATAAAAAAACTGGGAAAGAATTACCTTATACAGCAACTAAGGAAACTAAAAATACAACTGTTACAATTAATGGAAATGAGATTGTATTCAAAACATCTGTTATTGTAAAATCTGCTGATATGAAAGATATAATGTAGTAATTTTATAAAGTTTAATTAAATATTTAATATTATTTTAATGTTTAATATTATTTTTTTTTATTATTTCTATTAATAAATAAATAATGGAAGCATATGTATTAACTTTACTTGGAGTAACTGGTTATATGTTAAGTTTAAACAATAAAAATAATAAACAAGATAATATTAAAAATACTATTAGTAAAAATGAGAAACCATCAATGAATAATTTATATTCTAGCAATTATGTTACTGAAACATTACAAGATGATATGAAAAAGAATAATAAATTATACAAAAAAAGTTTAGATTCTGAAAATACTAATGTTATTCCTATTAATAAAAAAGAAGTAGAAACTGATAGAACTGTATATAGTAGATTAGCAGATATACCTATGGATAATAATGAATTTAAACATAATAATATGGTTCCTTTTTTTGGAGGTAAATTAACTCAAAATGTAGATAGTAGTAGAACACAAGAAAAATTAGATACATTTACAGGAACTGGTAATTTCTGGAAACCAAAACAAGAAGTAGAAAATTTTGCTAATATTACTAAAGATAATATATATGGTAATCAAAATGATAGTGATTTTTTTCAAAGCAGAGAAGTTAAATCTAAATATGTAACTAACTATTTACCATTTGAACAAGAAACTGTTGGTCCTGGTCTAAACCAAGGTTATACATCTAAACCTTCAGGTGGTTTACAGCAGATGAATAAGAGAGAATTTGAATTACCTAAAACAGTAGATGAATTAAGAGTCAAGTGTAATCCCAAAGAAACATATGAAGGTAGAACTGTAGATGGTATGAAAGGTAATTTACCTGCTGATATTGGTGAGGTTTGTAAAAATAGAGTTGATACATTTTATGAACAAACCGAAGATATGTATCTTAAGGCTGGTAATTCTGCAAATGATAAAGCAACACAGCGTCCATGTGTTGATATGAAAGTAACTAATAGAGCAACAACAGGGTTGAAAACAGAAGAAGGTAATGTTACATCTATGGTTAAGTCACTTACTGCACCTTTACTTGATATTATGAAAGTTAATAAAAAAGAATATACTGTAATGCATGGAAGACCACAAGGAAATCTACAAAGTACTGCTCCACCAAAATTAACTATTTATGATCCTAATGATGTTGCTAGAACAACTATAAAAGAAACAACAATTCATGATACAACTATTAATAATTTAACTGGTAATAAAAGAATAATAACATATGATCCTGATGATGTTGCAAAGACAACTATGAAAGAAACTACAGAAGATAATGATAGAGATGGTAATGTTGGTAATGTTCAAGGTGCAGATGCTTATAGAACAACTAATACAGAAGCAAAAGAAACTGATAGACAATTTACATCAGATAATCAATATTATGGTATTGGCGACAGTGATGTCAAAAAAGAAATGTCTTATGATGATATGTATAATGCCACAATTGATGAAGTTAAAGATATATTATTTAAAAATAGAAAACCAACAAAAACTAGTGTCAAAATATATAATGAAATTGATAATATGAATGTAAATCATAAAAATATGGCATGTAATGATATATCTGAAAGAGAAACTTATAATTATGGTAGAATTTCAAATACTATTCCAACTAAAGAAACAGAGGGACAATTAACTCATGATAAATTTACATATAATAATGATAATAGAATTAATCCAGATATACTATCTCCTCTTAAAAACAATCCATATGCTAAACCACTAAATGTATTTTAATTAATTTAGTTTTATTAATTTAAATTAATTAATTTAGTTATATTATAGCATTTCATATTTGTGTTTATTAATAATTTTTAAAAATAATATTTATTATTAAAATGAATAATAATTTAAATATTATGATACAATCAAAAGATGAATATATTAATAAATTTGTTTCATTAACTTTAAAACATTTTATTGATGGATTCAAAAGTATTTATGAAAATGTCAAGAATAAAAATAAAGAATCCAAATATATACTTAAAGAGTTACAAAGTGAAATCAGATTAATACCACAATGGTCACAAAATATTTTAGATAAGGAATATAATAGAATTAAAGCTATATCTAAATGTGAATATTTTGATAATTTAATTGAAGCAATATTTGTAAGTTATTCTCAAATGCTAATATTGGTAAATAATAAAAATAAAAACTTTAAAGTAAAAGTTCCAACTTCTTCTTATGTTATACATAAATGTTATATTTCATTAGCAAGAATATTATGGAAAAATCCCCACTTATTATATCATCGTTATGATAATAAAAAACAAAGAGAGAATTATTTGCAATTAGAAAAATTATTCAATAGTTGTATTCATGATACTATAAGAGATTTACTACCATATAAAGAGTTAGTAAGTAATTATTTGGAAAATAAAGATTTATTCAATAATGACCATTTATTATCAGATTATGATACTGATTCTAATAATAGTAGTGATGAAGAAATAATTGATGATTTTGAACAACATAATCAAGATAATATAAGTAATAAAGATAATTTAGTAAATTTAAGTGAAGATTTTATTGATGATTTTGTGAAAATAACAAATGATGATTTACAAGAAAATAAAGAAGAAAATGAAGAAGAAAATGAAGAAGAAAATGAAGAAGAAAATGAAGAGTTAATGAATAATGTCACAGATAATGTCACAGATAATGTAACTGATAGTTTTAATGGATTAACTATAAATAATAAAAATGATGATGATTTTGAAGGAAAAGTAGAAGATGTTGTAGAGGGTGAAGATTCAGATGAAGTAATTGTTGATAAAGTAAATGATATTTCTGATGCAATTAGTAATCATAATAAATTAATTTTAGATGACCAGAATATTACTAATGAAAATAAAGAAGTTCCTGATAATACTAATGATAAAGTTCAAGATGTAAAGAATGTTATTTCCAATACTATTCAAGAAGTAGAAGAAGTCGGAGATGAAGTTAGTGATGAAGTAGGTGGTAAAGTAATCAACATTATTAATGAAACATCAGAAAAATTACATGAAGATATTAATAATGAAATCAAAAATGATAAAGAAGAAATTAAAAATGATAAAGAAGAAATTAAAAATGATATAGATGAATTTAAAAATGATGTAGATGAGATTAAAGTTATAGATATAAATACTAAGGGTAAATCAAAAATAATTCCAGATATAGAAGAAACAATTAATGATTCAATTAAAACAGAAAAAGATATTACTAAAACAACTGAAGATGTTAAAGAAATAATACAAGACATTAATAATATAAAAGTTAATCCAAATATTAATAATATTGAAAAATTAAAAAATGATGCGGTTGAAACATTTGATAATTCAAAAGAATTAATTAATGATTCAGAAAATGTAATTAACGATGTTAAAGAAGTTATTAATGATGTTAAAAAAGCTATAAATAATGATGTACAAAATATTGAAGATGATAAAGAAACTGAAAAAGAAACAGAAAAAGAAACTGATAAAGAAACTGAAAAAGAAACTGAAAATAATAATATAGATAAATCAAATGAAACAGAAAATAATAATAATATAGATAAATCAAATGAAAATAGTTTATTAATTGAGAAAAATGATATTAAAGAAAAAACTAATAATTACGAAAATAAACAAAAAAAAAAGAAAAAGAAAATTAGTACAAATGAAAAAATAGAAAAATATTTAGGATTAAATATTAATAAAAAAGATATTAAACATAACAAGAATAAACTAAGAAAAGTACTTCTATACAAAGATAAATGATAATTTAAATTTAGTAATTTAACTATTATAATATTGTTTTAATTTCTCTAAATTTTCTACTTGTTTTGCTCTTATAAGTCTTAAATCAGTAATTTGATTATTTAGATTACTAATTTTATCATCAACATTTTTTAATTGCCCTTTAACACTATTAATATCTTTTAAATTTTGTTCTGAATCACTTTTAATTTTTTGAATCTTATTATATTGGTCACTTGTTGTAATTCCTTCTACGCTATTATCAATTAAACCAGGTTGTGGTTGTATATTAAATTCCGAATATTTTTCAGTATTGGTATTATTAGTATCATTAAAATGACAAGGATTTTCTTTATCAAACCAACAGTGAGGCATTACAGCATGTTTAGGTATATGATGTTTTTTATGATGTTTTTTATGATGTTTAGGTTTAGTATTGATAAATGATAAGTAAATAACTAATATAAGAAGTAATATAATTATTAATTCTTTCATTTTATTAATAAAAATATTTTATTAATTAATAAACTTTTTTAATTTAATGATATTTGTAACATTCATCACATTGTCTATATTTTAATTGATTTTGATTAAAATGATACTTTGTAAATAATATGTATGAATTATCATTAACAGTACAACCTCCCATAAAACATTTTTCACTTAAACTACATGTTCCTTTATTATTTTTACCTTTTTTAAAATGATAAGATATACATTTACTATCACTATTACACTTTTTAGCACAATCTATAACACTAATATTTGGGATAGTACTACTCATATCATCAGAGAATTTACATTTTTTTTTCATAAAAATATTATATTTTGTTAATGGATAATTATCTATTTTTGCATTTTTCTTAATATATGTATCAAAATTATTATTTTTAATCATATTTATATCATAACATGAACCACTTAATCTACATTCATCTGTTTTATCATTATGACTAAATGATAAACAATCTGTATTATTTTCACAGGATTTTGCACAACTAGCAATTGAGGAAAAACTTGTTCCAATAAAATTTCTATTGACACATGCTTTTTTTGGTATTTTATTAAAACTTCTAGTAGGATCAATGTCAATAGCACATTGTTTTAATATTTTGTTTTGGTATTCTTTATCCTTTTTAAAATCTACTTGTGATTTAATTAAATTTTTATTTAAATTAATAATTGAATTTTTAACTGGTCCTTTAATATCAAGTTTAATCTTATTATTTGTATCTTGTATTCTATGCATCTTATCATATTGTTGACTATCTATTAATGCTTGATTAAAAGGTTCTTTAATTAAATTCTTACAATTTTTATTTAAACTACATATTATTACTACTATTAAAAATAAAATTAGAAATAGTTTATATATCATATCTATTAAATTTAATAGATATTTTTATAAAAATTAATAATAAATTATTATTTTTTAAATTAAAGTATATACTTTTAATGATTATATTTGCTTTCCATTAGAATCAAAAACTCCTATTTCCCATCTTTGAGCTGGAGAACCAGAACAATTCCAACCCCATATATTATTACCATTTCTATGTCTATTTCTTGAATTATCCATACAGATATTATTAAATGGACTTTTTATTTGTTTTGTTATAGAATCATAATACCATTTTTGATTATTATTATTTAGACACCTAAATTGTTGTATATTTCTTCCTCGTCTTGGACTGCCATCAATATCTAAACAATATCCACCATTAATTGTCCTAATTGATTTCTGTGGTTCATAATACCAAAATCTTTGATTTCTATTATTTTGATTACATTGCCATATATATATATTTCTTTTATTACCTGCACTTCCAGTCATATCCATACAGTAATTTGTACCTGATAATTTTACCATTTTATTCTTAGATGATGCATTAATATCACTAAATGTATAATGCGGAACTGGACATTTCTCACACTGTCTATATTGTGCTTGCTTAGAATTAAAATGATATTTTGTAAATAAATTATATGACTTATCATCTGCAGTACAACCTCCCATATAACATTTTTGACTTAAATAACAATCACCATTGTAACCTGTTCCTTTCTTCAAATGATAACTAATACATTTATCATCTTCATTACATTTCTTAGCACAATCTATTACAGATATATTTTTAATTGGTTTCACCATATCAGTTGGGAATTTACATTTTTTATTCAAATACATATTAAATTTTGTTAAAGGATAATCATCTAATTTAATATTTTGTTTCACATATGTATCATAGTTCTCATCTGTTTTACTATTTAAATTATAGCATGATGCAGATAATCTACAATTACCTTTTTTATTATCATAACTGAATGATAAACAATCTTTATTCTTTTTACAATTTTCTGCACATCTACCTATTGATGTAGAACTTTCACCTAGTATATGTCTATTTTCACAAGATTTTTTAGGAATCTTATCATATCCAACTGTTGGATTAACACTTGCTTCACATTGCTTTAAAATTTCATCGTCTTTCTTTTTATCTTTCTCATATTCAACCTCAGTAGCACGTATTTTAATATTTAAATCTGTTATTTTATTATCTATATTGGTATTTATTTCTTGATTTAAATTATCATTATATTTTGTTAAATCATTTAATTTATTATTCTGATCAGCATCAACTACATCGATACTATTTGAATCATCAAATGATTCAATATTAGATTTATAACAATATATTAATACAAGTATTAATAATATTAATAAAATAATCTTATACATTATATCTATTAAATTATAATTATATTTTATTCATATGCATTCTTAATTTTTTATTTAATGAATCAACAGTTTTATTATAATTATTTTGTACATTTATTAAATTACTATTTAAATCAGTTATATTATTTTTTGTATCTTGATTTTTCTTTTCAAAATTATCTATTTCATTATATAATAATTCATTTGTATAATTAATATATTTTTCATTTATTTTAGGAACTAATAGAGAATTGCCTAATATTAATAAAATTAATAAAATCATAATTATATGTTTAATATTCATTTAATATTAAATTATAATATTTTTTATAATATTATTAGTTTAAAATTAATATAAATTGTCTTAAAATATATTATAAAAAAATGGAAGTACTACATAATAATAAAATAATGTTTGCATTTTTAGTAGCATCTATTATATCATATGCTTATTATAAATATGATAATGTAGATACTGAAGAAAAAAAGAATAAAGATAATATTATATATATCTTTGTTGGTGTATTCTTTTTGATATATATCTCTTTGTATATGACTGAAGATAATATTGATAATGTTTTTGAACATATTGAACATGGAGACCCAGATTTTTAATAATTTAATAAATTGATTAATTGGTAATTTAATAAATTTAATAAATTTAATAAATTTTATAAATTTAATAAATATTTAATTAATATAAAATGGTAAATAATTATAAATTAAATGAAAATTTAAGATTATATATAGTAATAGTATTAATATTTTCAATTGTTTTTGTAAATGAAATAGATTTGTTTAAATCTAAAATTGTCTACTATTTTATGTGTTTAATATTTTTAATGAATCTAATGTTATTAAATAATAATCCAGGAATAATATTATTATATTCCGCATTATTTATTTATGTATGGTATATGCATAATTCTAACTAATTATTATGCGTATTTTGCCTATAAAATAAAATATTTTAAGATTTTAATTATGAAACTTGAATTACAGAAATTTGATATTACTAGAGTTAAAAATGATAATGTTGTAGTTTTAATTGGTAAAAGAAATACAGGTAAATCTTTTTTAGTTAAAGATTTACTATATTATCACACTGATCTTCCAATTGGTACAGTTATTTCAGGTACTGAAAGTGCTAATAGATTTTATGGCGATTTTGTGCCTAGTGCATTTATTCATGATGAAGTATCTGGAGAATTAATCGAAAATGTAATCACTAGACAAAAACTTGTTATTAAAAAACTTAATAAAGAAAATAAAACATATGGTTCTAGTAGAATAGATCCTAAAGCATTTTTAATACTTGATGATTGCTTATATGATAGTAGTTGGGCGAAAGATAAAAATATTAGAGCAATATTTATGAATGGAAGACATCTTAAAATATTTTTTATTATAACTATGCAATATCCACTTGGGATTCCTCCTAATCTTAGAACAAATATCGATTATGTTTTTATACTCCGTGAAAATATTGTTGGAAATAGAAAGAGAATCTATGATAATTATGCTGGAATGTTTCCAAGTTTTGAAGTATTTTGTCAAGTAATGGATCAATGTACTGAAAATTATGAATGCCTTGTTATTGATAATACTTCCAACAGTAATAGATTAGAAGATTGTGTATATTGGTATAAAGGAGATAAACATGGTCAATATCAATTAGGTTCTAGTCAGTTTTGGGTTAATAATTCTCTTGATGATGAGGAAGATGATGATGATGAAGATTATAATCCTGAGCAATTTAAAATGAAAAAGAATTCTACTAGAATAAATGTTAGAAAAAATAATTAATATAGGATAATTAATATTATAGAATAATTAACTTTATATATCTAATTTACTATAATTAGATGTTGAACACTAACAGCAATTAATAATATTATAGATAACCAAATATACATTAGAACATTTAACATAAAATTTTCTTTATATTCATAACTCCAATCAAATCTTAATTTACTAACAAATAAGAAAAATGTAACAGATGAAACCAAGAAAGCCAATGTTAAATCTCTATATTTCCATTTAGTGAGTATATCATACATATCACATAATTTAATTAGGAATCTTAAAATTGTGAGACCTATAATAGAATCTATGACAGTTAAAACTATAAATTTTAAAAAGTATTTATCCATAAATGATTTTAGTAAAAAGTGAAGTCTTACCTTATAATCGTTATATGGTATTTTTCCATAATAATTTTTTTGTCCTTTATACATCTTAACAAATAATTTTTCTTTTGCAAATAATATATCTAGAATATATGCAATTATATTAGCTATCATATATACTGATAATAATGTACTCTTATGTATTTCCATTCCATAATATTTATTAAATATTATATTTAGAATATTACCTATTACTATTGATATAATAGATGTTAAATCTCCTTTTGATTCCTGTGTTTTATAATGTGAATTTATAAATTTAATCAAATTCATTTTATATAATATAAATTTAAAAAATAAATTTATAAAAAAAAAGATTAAGATTTGATAATAGTTATTCATCTGGTTCTTCTTCTTGTAATATATTTTGTTCTGTATTTTTAGATTTTTTATTAGAACTTGGTTTTTTTATTTTATTTGCTTTATTTAATTCTTCATCAGTAAATTTTTTAAATGATCTTTGATTTGCACTCCATTCACTTTGATCTTCATCAAATAAATTACTAAATTTTGAACTAAATTGATTTGAAAATATTTGTTCATCATAATAAGAACGAGGTATAAAACGATATTCTACTTTTACTTCTTTCTTTAGACTATTAATTTTTTCTTCATAAATTCCATGCATTACAAATAATATACCAGCAAATAAAGTTAATAAAATTAATAATTTCATTATATATTTTAATATATTTAGATATTATTAATTTTATTTTATTCTTGTTGTTTTTTCATCCATGGATCATCAGATTCAAATACTTTATTATCTACTGTTGTATCAGCATTTACATTTTCAGTAACAGTTTGATCTTCACCTAAACCTGAACTAGTTACTAGATTTGCTTTTTCTTCTTCTGTCAATCCATCATTACTATTTATAATTAGATTTTGGTCATTATCTTCTAGAGTCAAATTCTTTAAAGCATCTAATTCTGCTTTATTTTTTTGTTTTTCCATTAACTCATTCTTTCTTTCATCAAATACCATATCCTTATAAGATTGATTTTCTCTATATTTCTTCATTAGTGTATTTAATTGGTCTTCTCCATAATGCTGATCTTGAATATCATTTGGTGATGGGTCCCATGGACACCAGCAACCAACTTGTGCGATGTAAATATTATGTTTACTATCCTTTCTTTTTAGAACTTCTGAACGAACTTGTGCTTCTCTTAGAGTATCATAACTTCCTCTTACTTTAAGTCCCCTAACATTTGTTTGAAAATCAACTTCCTGATTAAATTCATTATTAAGTTCATCATTTTTTTCATCTAAGAAATAGCGGTATTCTTCTTGCATATGCTTCTTATTAAATAAAAATCTATATCTATCCATAATAGTTTGGAATCCATCTTCATCATCTGGATATTTTAGTTTAAGATTTTCGAATAATTCTGTTACTTCATTACAAAAATTCTCTGTAAACTTTGAAAAAGTAAATACTTCCTTCTTATCTAATACTTTTTCTGGTGAAAGAAATGATAGACAAACAAAATTTTGTCCTCTAATTTGTTCATCTTCTTCTAGATAATCCATTTCACTAACTGGAACAACATTTTTACTATCTGTCATTTTTATATATTAATTTAATTTACAAATATTTTTAAATAAGTTTTTAAATTATTTTAGATTTAATTAAAATTTATTTTTTCATTTAATTTATTATTTTTAGATTTAATTAAAATTTATTTTTTTATTTAATTTATTATTTTTAGATTTAATTAAAATTTATTTTTTTTATTTTTTATAAAAAATATTTTTTCTTTATATATATTATAAAAAATAATGACTGGTCAATTTGATATGAAAGAAGTTGCTTCCAGAATGATGAAATATTTTGTAGAGGGTCTTGTTGTTGCTGTTGCAGCATTCTTACTCCCTGGTAAAAATACTAAAGTAGTTGATGTTGTATGCATTGGTCTTGTTGCTGCTGCTACATTCAGCCTTCTTGACCTTGCTGCCCCATCTGTCAGTTCATCTGCCAGAACTGGTGCTGGTCTTGGTGTTGGTGCCAATCTTGTTGGTTTCCCTCACATGAGCTAAATTATTAAATTTATGAAATTTAATAAAATAAAAATTAATAAAAATTAATAAAAATTTATATTTGTAGAATTCTTTTTTTTTAATTAATTAAAATTTAATTAATTTATATAGATGATTTTATAGATGATTATATAGATGATTATATAAATGATTATAT